ATTGCTTGATTGATGTTTAGAATTACATATTCCGGTTCTTTAAATTGAGAGAAATCGGGACGCTCATATGGATTATTTGCATCTCGAACCATTCGATTGATGATGATTTCGGATTGGACAGAACGGCATCGGATATCTGCATCGAGAAGCAATTCAAGGAAGTCCTGGGCGAGTTCATGCATATTTTCATATTTTAATGCACGCGTATCCAGAAGATCCATGATGGCATGAAGATTATCCGCCATACCATTATTCTTTGTTTCTACAGATGCAAATCTCTCTTCCATTTCGGATGAAATGATATCAAATGGAATTTCAAAGTATTTTTTACCCGTTGTTTTATCCTCAACCAAGTCAAAATATTTCATTGCGGAAGATTCAATAAACGTAGATTCTTGCCCTTCCAAGTCGATTTGATCATATGTCTTATTGGTATGATTATAAACATAGATTGGGAACAATACGTTAGACCCGAATGTATTATGATCCATTGTATCATTTTTATTGACCGGAACAAGATTCTGTTCTTCAATGCGAATGGAAAGCTTCCCTTTCACATCAATTCCATCTTCGCCATTGATGTAAATATCACCGGATAGATATTTAAAATATTTTGAGAATGTTTCACCGAACGTCAATGGGTTTGCCTTGGTGAATAGCAGATGCTTTGTCGATAGAATGCCCTGGCCAACCGGTTCCGAGAATACCTCGGTATTATATATTGCCATACCCGGCATATTTGATACAAGATGTGCATCATTTCCGTAACATACGTGACAGCATTCATTTCCAAGAGCACAAGTTGCCACATGACGAACCCATACATGTTTCCCGATGAGATGTTTATGGGTATGATACTTAATCAATTGAACAGGTTCTCCGAGTGTTTCCGTTCCCCATTTATTCTCCAATGCATGGAGGAATTTCCCGTCTTTCACATAATATTTGATCATGTGTTTGGTTCCGCAATCATATACACTATTTGAAAGTTTCAGTGTACGTGCCAAAATGATGAGATTACGTGCCAGATATCCAGCATCACCCATGAATGATTTATTTGCAATGGCGGACAATCGAGATCCCGTTGCAGCAATATAATAGGTTGCCGGATCTGTATATCCTGTGGAGAACCCATTTCCCTTCATCGTATATGGGATAACGTTTCCGGAAATATCTGGAATCTGTCCATAAGAGATAAACATTTCTTGTACCTGTTTATCCTTAATATGGTTTCCTGCTTTGGATATATACCAGATGGGATTCTTCGTCTTTGCAAATTCTGTAATCAGTTCACGATTCTTTTGTGCAAGGAATTGTTCCACCTCAGATGTTTGCATGGTATCTGGGACAACGAGATTATTCAATTCGCGAATCTTTTCAGAATTCTTGTAGTCATTTAAGAATACGGATTCGAGCGTCATAACACATGCTTGATCAAGTGCAGCAAACTCAATGGAGATTTGCTGGTATCGTTCAATGAGTGTTTTGAATAATTTTGAATAATCACTATATGGGATACCGTAGTCAATCAATACCTGAAGTACCTTGGATTCTAATCCCAATCGTGTACGCTGATTCACCATCTGCTCTAACATGAAACTACGATCGAGAACCTTGATTTCAGTTGAATAGAGTTTCTGCACGTCATTTAGAATGACAAGAGGTCTCCATGCGTTGAGGTTGATCAACATCTTTTGTGGGGAGAGCGCATATACCTTTTCGTCTTCCGGATAAAATTTAAATTTGATACGAAAATCTTTACACATCGGCTTCTTATAAATTGCACATGTCAATATGTAAATCTTATCATAGAGATCATCGAACGCATCGAATGTTTTGAAATTTGAAATAATTATATTTGACGGAAATTGTTTTTCGCATTCTTCCATTGTGTTTATAACGGGGATTGCATATTGCATCAAGGCGCCCTCCAGTGAATAAATGATAAAATTAGTCTTACGTTGAAAATATATAATGAAAAAATATGATTGATTTTATGATTAAATAATGGAAGGGACGAATCCCTTCCATATTTTGTATCAAAATTATGAAATATTATGGTATTATCACTGACATGGCCCGCCTTCGCCTTCGCCGCCATGACAGTCACTACCGGTACAATCAGCACAATCATTACAGTAGTCGGCGCATTGAACAGCATCGCAATTCTGACACGATAGCTGGCATGTAATTTGACATGCAAGCTGGCAATTGGCTTGACAGTGGTCATTCTCGTTATTCCATAAATATTCGAATTTTGATATAAATTCATTTATGGATCGAATATACTCGATGAGTTTTGCTTGATATTTTACTAAAATTTTTGTATTGGTTTCAGGATTGTTAATATCGATATCCGCAAATAGTTTTTTAACGTTATCGATCAATTCGCTATATTCTTTTGCCGCAACAGGATCATCTATTTCAATCTTTAGTTGGTCTGTTATTTGATCTTTCCCATTTTTATCGAATCGATATTTCCGTTCAGACATTGGAATTGGTGTTTGGGGTTGAATCATTCTATAATTTTGGGCAGTATAGAACTGATTCCTATTAGGACCGTGTTTTATATATGGTCTACCAATATTCATTCGCTGCGCGGGCAAAATATTTTTAGGAACGATGACTGGATTCCGCAGCGTATCATATGTATTTTTATATTCGACATATAACGTATTGAACGCTTCATACAAATTTTCGATATTATGAATAACAATTGGTCCATTTGATTCAGCCATAGACGGGAATGTAATTTCCGCTGTTCCATGCTTTACGGATTCACTCATACCAATTCCCCTACCTTTACATAGTTTATGAAGTCTCGCATATAGTTCATAATTCCGGTCATATGTATTTTAAATGTAGTCTCCAATTCACACATAAGAATTTTATTATTTTTCAGTCTTATGATATCATCCTGGATATCCTTGATATCCGTTAAAATATTTTTATTGGAAAATACATCCCCGGAAAATATTTCATCCATTTTATATTTAACCAGAAGATTCTCTTTTAATTTTTTCAACATCGGATGTTTTAGATCCTTGATCTTCATAATCACATCATGGATGTATAGCGTATTCATTGCATGGATTTTTGCTATGGCGCAATCATTCATGTGCGGAATCTTCATATCATTCGTCATCCTATGATTCTGTGCTGCACATGCCATTCTACATACATATTTTCCAACACAACCATCACAACGATCCAAATCATACTTCACCTTTATGACATCATGATATGAATTCGGATGTGTATATATCCCCTCATGTATATTTCCTAGTGGTTCAATATCATCAAAGTATGGCATTTGGTGACATGGGTATATATCACCATTTGTATCAACGGTACACCTTCTAATAGTATCAATCTGACAATTCGATGCCGTAATATGCCCTTCTGACATGAGTGCGGTTATAAGATCGCTTACGTTTTTAATATGCGCTTCATCATCTTGCAGTCCTTCGGAATTTATATAATCGATATAGAATTCCATAATCTTTCGATTCTGTTCTGCATATGCGGATAGTTCTTCCTCCGACCATTCTGTGTCTCGAACTGTCATTGGAGCCAATCGATGAATGCCTAAGTCCCAAATGAATTTAAATGAATCGAATAACCGTGAACACGTGTCTGGGGTTACGGTAAGTCTTGCTTTGATGCATTTGGACGGTAACCCAGAATTTATTAATTTTATGAGATTTTTATACACCTGATCGAACGAATTGCTTCGATTCCAGTCGTGGACATCTTTTGTTCCATCGATCGATATCAGCAGATAGAAATTATACTTCACAATATCTTCGAGCATATCATCCGTCAATAATACCAGATTGGTAGTAGCACCAATGCTTGACATCGGATAATTTTTCTCATCAATATATCGCAACATTTTATGGATGACATCCCAATTCAGAAATGGTTCTCCGCCGAAAAGACTAATAGAGAACGGGTTCCCTTTCCGGGACAATGCAACTTCATCAATTATTTTTTTCGCAGTATCAAAACTCATCAACGTTCCGTTCTTATCGTGCTCGAAACAATATCTGCAGGCCAACTGACATTGGTTTGATATATTTAATGTGACTGATCTGCAATCATAAATATCGTGAAATTGTCCAATGATCTTTCTATCCGTATTCATCATATTCCTCCTAGTGACACTGATGTTTATGGAATAAACCAAATCCATGATTTATCAACAAACGGGTCTCGATCGACCGGTTTTGCATACTTCAAGAATACTTGATAAATATCACATTCGGATACATCATCAAATCTTCTCGATACATGATTAACGACGCATCGATTGAAAAATTGGCATTCCGGACATGTGTGTTTTCCACCATCCTTCGATTTAAATATATCAAATATGGATGCAAAATATTTCAATACATCAACCGCATTATCGAAATAGCGGACGGTATCGTCTTCCAACATATTGTATACATTTACGTCGCCAATTAAAAATTTGCCATCGGGAAGTAATGCGGTCGTATATACATGACGTAGATATTCATTTTCTCCCATAAAACATGCATTGCTCAGGATGCGATCATGTTCCTTTGATTTTCGTTTATAAATTGAAATCATCTGATTTAATTTTGGAATCGTATCAATCAGTGATTGTTTATATTTATTCAAATAATCCAAATCTTCTCGACGGAATTTTCCATGGAACATTTCAACATCGATATGAGTGATGTTTGCGCTATATGCATCAATCACTTGTGTTGTGTAGAATAGCTCCTTGACATAGGACGTTCCCATTCCAAAATGAATCGGATGGTTTGGATGCAGATTATTCTCTTCAACGATTCGAACCCAGTCATCAAATTTATCTTTCCCGGCTTCACAAATATGAATGATGTTATCCATCGACGATGTCATGATGAGGTCCGATGCTTTGTCAATATCTGAGAATTTCTTATAGTATGATAAATTGGTTGCAATGGCGATCACATCGGTATATTTTCGACAGATGTAGAGAAGTTTGTTTATGTATGATACCGGGAGCATTAGAGGTTCTCCACCCAATAGAAAAACTTTTAATATCGCATCTTTATATGTCTCCGCTACTTGGTGTAATGATTCATCGAGCAATGATAAATCCAATAGCCCCGGACATTTGGTCTCATTCATGTAACAATATTGACATCCTTTATTACACACCAATGACGGGTATATATCAAAATTGATCAAATCTCTTGTCATAAAATCCCATCCTCATATCGAATGTTTGTGAATATTTGATATAGTTTACACTGATGATATTCTGGAATCGGAATATCTCGATGAATGGAGGTGCATTTGAAGAAATATGGACAATCAACACATCCGATCCCATGATCTTTTGCTCGTATTAATTCATGATTGATCAATGATATGGCTTCTTCATATGTATCAAAAAATGGCATTTCATCCACTTCCATTACATTGTATATGTTTGGGGATGATATTGTAAATTTTAAATCGGGTGTCAATATGAGAAGATCCACAGATTCTGCATCATGATGCGGACTAATCGGGGGTGGAGGATTGTACATCGATGTACCAAACGTTCTACGAATTTGTTGGAATGTTTCATGGATTCGTTCGATGTTATCGATTAAAAAATCTTTATATGCAATAACATCATCAACCCGATCCATCTCCATTTTCCCATGAAGAAATTCAACTTCAATCGAATCAATATATTCCGTATTCTGCATATAGATATTCCATACTTTTGCAAATTGCGCATCCGATTGTGCAAGAAGAATATATGTGAGATATACATTCGAATGCAACATCGATAATTTATACTGCAACTCATTCATATCCATGTCGAGCAATTGTTTATGGCATGTAATCGTTACACCGATCTCTTTTGGAATATCACGCAACGTTTCCGGTTTGCATAAATTTGTCGCAATATATGATCGAACGCCCTCATGTCCCAATACCATAGCACACATTTCATTGATGTATGATTTTGGCAATAATGTTGGCTCACCTCCAAGGATTGAAACGATTCGACCGCGTTTCGCATCCGATGGAAGGGTATATAATATTTTATCAATTTTCTCAATACTTGGTAGTGATGTATTTGTATAATATTTCCATAGAGGCATTGAATAACAATAGGAGCAATTGTAATTGCATGCCATCGATGGACAGATTTCGATGTTATGATTTAATAGTTTCATCCATATACCAACTTTCGCATTGCATTTGGATATCCGTCGCAATGAGAATTTAATTTCATTGATGTGAAACAGCAACCAAGAAATTCGCAATCGCGACAATGTTCATTTTGCATGAATGTTTGTAAATGGAACTTGATATCCTCCAAACATTCATCAATTGTATCAAATTTTTCCGTTGCCCATATATGACTAAATCTTCCATTGGGCAATAAAATCAGTGTATAATCAATGATATGATCAAATAGCCGATTGACATTATGTCGATCCTCAAATGATAATGGTACGAGATTTCCAGTCAATCGGAATTTGGTATTCGTTTTACATAAATCGACAATTTGTTCCATTTGCTCTTCTGATGGGGAATGTAACCCCGAATCGTCAAATGGTATGACCGGGAATAAATGAATATTTTTTACATTTCCAAATGTAGAGATCTTTTGCAATTGTGGGATCCCGATGATATCGAATAATTCTTTCGATATCATCGTATTAATCTGGACATCTCGTCTACAATTAATAATATTTTTTAATGTTTGCATATGATTTTCCCGATAATGAAAATCATAACTAACCGTCAATTTCACAAAATCCGGAAGATTTAGGAATGTATTTAAATCATTGGAACCGTTCGTAATTACCTCGATACTAGATCCATTTTTGGATAACGCACCAATGATTTCTGACATATACGGCTTTGGTAATAGACTGACTTCTCCACCGAGGACAACGCAATTTTTGAAAAGGTTTGGATATTGTCGTATCAAATCGTTGAGTTGATCGATGCGTAGTACATTCGATATATTTGGTAATAAATGACGATTCATACAGAAACTGCAATTCGTGTTGCATTGAAATGATGCATATACAATCACATATTCACCAACTTCCGCAATATATTTTCAATTGAAACAATATCAATCAAAAATATTATATTTTAGGAGGAGAACTATTCTCCTCCTAAAAATCTCAATACCAATCATAGATGACTTCGATTAATATACTTAAATGTTTCCTTTGGGAAAGAACATCCGGTCTCATCAAACGGAATGGATCGGCAACCACCGTTGCAATATGTAAAATAGGAACAGCTCATGCATTCTTTTCGTGGAAGAGCAACTTCCTTCGAATTGACATAATTTGCAATGGATGATTGGATTTCATCCATTGGTTGATATATGTTTCCAATTGATATACGCCCAGCAGTATCCGGACATCCGGATATTGTTCCATCCGGATTCATGGTAAACATTCGTTTGCAACAATCCAAACAGCGTGTCTGTGCATAGTTTCGATGGTACAATGCAACCAGCTGATAGTGGTTCAAGACCATAAATTGTTCCCGACCAATATGATGGCTTTCCATATACTGATAAAGTTTTAATAACCATTGGTCGACATCCGCATGTTTTGGGATGATATTTTTGATCTGGCACCCTTTTCCTGTATATGTAATATATTCAAAATTTACCGTTGCTACAGGAAGTCGCGACATAAAGCGTACAAATTTCTCTGGGGATATTTTCATCATATGATCGGTCAAGCAGATTGTCATTTGTATTGGAATATCCAACTGATTGAATCGTTTCATATTGTGAATCCATCGATTCAGATTTCGCATATTCCCAAACCGAATACCGATATCGAATGATGTTGTAATGACCCGACATGATTTCAAAAATTCAATATGTCGTGGCGATAATGGAATTGTCATATTGGATGTAATCCGAAACGTTTTCATATGTTTCGATAGTTCAATCAAATCTTCAATATCTCTTATGAAGGGTTCCCCTCCATGAAATACATAAAACGTATCAGGATATGCTTCATCCCATCGATCCACAAATGAGATCATATCGTTCAATGGGACTGGATTACATTTTGTTTCGTTATAACAATGAGTGCAACTGATGTTGCACTCATCTGTCATCTTCAAATACAATACCATAGCGTTTTTCACTCTTTTGGTTCTTTATAAACATTTAATAACAATCCATATGGATTCAATTCATTCAAAAACAGTTGATATGCATTTTGATTTTCAATGTATGCAAATTTATTGAAAATATTATATGCATGCGCCGTTAGTGATTTATCTCCTGCAATCCGCGCAACCAATTCCCAGAACAATGGTTCATCCCGTAAGGATACCCAATTCATCCCAATATAATCCGGAGCATCGTCTGTTACCGTTGGTTCAATATCATTCATCAACTGAATCATATTGTAATGGAAGCTTTTTATGACAACATGCAACTCGTTTGCATATTCCGGTGATACAACTCCATCGTTGTTCAATATTGAATTGATAATGATCGAATTCAATCGAGGAATTGATATTTCGCGGTTGACCCGTAAGTATGCATGTAACAATTCTTGATCGACAACATCGTCAATCAAATTACAGCGAACATTTGCATTGAAAAGATAAGTTAAAAACTCTTCCCCTTTCAAGGAAGAGTTTCCATATGATATATCATATACCTTATCAATCGATTTTGTAAAATGTTCTACAAGCTCATCATCTGTAAATGGTACCGTCGTCTCAATCGTACTCATTTCCATCCTCCTGAACTATGATTACAATTACAATGGCAAGCCCAATTTACGATCGTCTTATTGATCATGGGAAGCTTCTTCCATTGATCATAAAGATCGTCTAAGACTTCCGTAACTTTTTTATCCGTAAGCTGTGTCCCAGAATCAACATGAATGGGCGTTAGCACTGCATCATCCATAACTACGCCAGTATAATTATTGATAATCTTTCCACCCGAACCATATGAAGAATCTCCAATCAGCTCACCATCACCGTTCCGATATGTGAGATACCGAATGTAATAACTTCTGAATTTGATAAATACGGCGCAAAGCTGAATCATTGCAGCATTAAACTCATCTGCTGTAATCAATTGCTCTGAATTTGCAGTTAGAATTTCCTGGGGAACCGGATTCTGTTTATTTGGGAGAGCAAACGTACTATGTCCGTCTATCTGAGTTACCGTTGAATCTTCAACAAGTTCAATGAACTCAGCAATTTTGAGCTTAATCGTTTCCGTAATAAGTTTACGGTTTGAAATATCTTCCCTTGCGTTAATCCCGGACATTTGATAATTCCTCCAATCACATTATTTCCATACAGCACTGCATGCAACCCAACCTTTATCCGTATAGATATAATGAAGTGTTGTTGCTGGTTCAATCCACAATTCTTTGTTGATTTTCGGATTATCTGGAGCAGTATCACCAATCGTAATACGAATACCATTCACCGTGTCAGAATTACCACCATTTGCTGGAAGAGAAGATGGCTTATTCAATAGATGGTTATAGTCGCCGGAATATGCAACCTGTGCAAGTCCGGTAATCATTGATGCCGGATGCGTTGCTGGGTGAACATATTTATTCGCATACCATTCAATCGAATCCAACTTTGCACGATACTCATTTGAGAAATCGTTGTGTGAGAACCCGGGCTCTCCGTCCTTTGCAATTGGGAGTTTAATCTTCCCAGAACGGATGTCTGCAACATCTTGGACGCACTGATCCCACTTATCTTTGTCAATCTTACTGATATGAAATTTAATTAATCCCATGATCGATATCTCCTTTTTACCATAAAATGATATTATGATAATGGTTGAAAAGGGCCTTTGAATAAGAAGTTGTTAAAAAAGTCCAAAAATAAAGAGGAGGGATCATCCCTCCTCTTCGTATTTAATTATCACTAAATATCGCCAAGGTACAATTCTCGAGTGCAGAAATATCCAATCGAATAGATCCATCAACACGATTAATTGTCATCTCCGTAGGATCGAATCCTTTCATCAGGTATGAAAGTTCTTTCAACGGAAGTGCAATCTGATTCAACTCATCTCCATCGAAGTCTGCATTAAGCTTAGTATTCACATCGTTCGCAAGACGATGCAGTTCTTATAAGAACGTCCCTACCTTTCAGTAGGATAATAGACTATATTTTCATCATAATAATATTATTATGATGCACTTCGTTTCCCGTTCCCTTGTTACCTTGAAAGTAACAACCCGTCATTTGCTTACGGGGGTACTCCTGTTGCCAGGATAGTCGTTGAGGCTGATACGATTAGAACGCTTTATTCGTTCTATTAAAGATAAACATGCAAAATAGTCAGTATATTATAAAATCGTATCTTGCCTGCGGATTGACGATATATCTTTCACCTTTTTACGATACCCTGAGTGATTAATTCAGGCCACCACCATATTACTATGATGATTTCGTAGTGAAAGCTTTACGCATCCATCTAGTATAGACAGATCCAGCTTACGTAGCTGACGTCCCCGCATATATGAAGTGATGGGCCACGCTTAGTTAACCCGGAAGTATGGCTGATGGGAGAGATAATGTTAAGTCATCAGGATCATTTTTTACACGACGGATTTTCATTTTTAGAATGGATCCATACGTGATTGTCTCGGTAGTCATATATGATCGCTACTCATATACCGTTCTCTTATGAACTGCTGCATGTCTCCATGCAGAAAAGGCTAGATCATCCACCATACTCTGTTACCAAGTATGGATATGTTTCCCGCTTCCATTTAATGGATTTACTCTAGACTACTATCATCTAGACACCAACCGCTTGGCTGTACTCTACTCACTGTTCCTCCATAAGTCTTTCTCCTATGGCAGCTTTGGATAGCCGTGGAACTTTATAGAAATATCCACTCTTCATAATATGTGCATATTTCTATCTTAGATGCGGATCATCCAATCTCAAATGATTTTACCATCCGTAAGGCATTATCCTTACTGCTGCACGGTCTGTCACCAGCCGCCGCGGTTATTTGAGCTCTAAGGAGTTTCCCGCAATTCAAGAAGTTTTATAATCCCGCAATATGTTCAGGATTCCGATTGATGACGATTGGTATTTCTTCTTCCGAAATAATTTGTTCAATGATATGATATACATCCTCATTGAATTTAAAATTCTGCTCGATATAATTGAATGCTTTTGTACTACTCCATCCTCGTTCTCTCACAAGTCGTTTGACAATGAGCCCAGAGTATGCTTTCGCAAATGTTTTATATGGAACATCCACCTCATCCAATTTCAACGTTGGGTCGAGTATGATGACAGAGCGAGCAGAATAGTTGAAACACCCGCCAAGAATATTTGACCGAATCCATCCATGCTTTCCATCAATGATTTGGAAATTTAATTTCCAAATTTCATTGGCACGCAATTGGCATTGATATAAATACAATGGTATTTCAATGGGTGGAGCAGTTTTCAGATTCATGCTCATATTTACCAATGGATTGATTTGTCGGTCGATGGAGTTGAAGTAATAGGATTCCATCGTAATGGATGTAGGTCTTAGTGTCGTACTATATACCGGAAGCTTTGAGCAGAAAACAATATCCTTTTCTTTGATCAATCGTTCGATGAGATCTGCTTTCTGTTTCCGCTTGGATAGGTAGTACGTCATGATTTCTTCGAAGTTATGATAGAATTCATCAATGCCGATATTATGATACATCAATTGATTCTTTTTTACTTCGATGACGTTATTGTATCGCCGCATGACACCATTCGATGTAATCATGTTATCAGACGCAATAATGTTCTCCAATACTTTCTTTGACAATGCAGATTGCAACCGATGAAAGTGTAATGGATTAATGATGTGATATGGGTATAAATTAATCCATCCCGTATAAAGCATATCAACATCTTTGTATTCAATTTTCGTTCCACACTTTGGGCAAATTTCGCCCTCCCATTGCGATCCAACATATTGACCACATGAGCACCGGAATCGTTCTACATACGCATTGGCATCTTCATATTGCGTCCCGTAACGAGGAGAACGAGGACCGTCCAAATTACGAACGGTCTTATCGATATCCGAATACGGCAATTCCGATATGAGAAATCCTCGTCCGTTGATAAGGTCGTATGAACATTCTGCATCAAAATTCATTCGTTCAAATTTAATTCGCACGAATTATCCCTCCTTTTAGAATCATCTTGTATACCCCTTATCAATATTGCATCGGAATCGATACGGTTCTTGTTTCTCCCGTATTCATATGACTTACCGTATATTCATCCGTGCGGCTGCGACCACCTCCGCCACTGATCGCTTTACCACGCTTTACCTCCATGAGTAACCATTCTCTTGCATCAATCCCATATGGTTTTAGAAGATTCCTCTGTTCACGTGTTAGCTTCGACCCACGTTTCATGAATTGCACACTCCCATATTTTCTGTAGAGATATTACGATTTGCCATAATCAAGAAGGTTAGAAGCTCATCAATCAATTCTCGTTTATTGATCTGAATTTCTTCACCAAAAAGATTTGGCTCCTCGTATAACACAAATTTATATTTTGCATTGACGAATGTAATGAGGAATTTCTTAATGGCATCCTCATTGATGTCAATAACGTTGGAATAGAATTTTTCGACCAATAATTTATAATCCGGATGCTCGGAAAGGTACTTGGTATCTTTTACATACATTTTATCTCCGATGGGAGACTCTTCAATATTTGCCGTCAAGATTAATGTGAGTAGACTATCCAGAATCGTATCCTTCGTTACACTATATCTCCGCATAATATCTTTACGCATAATCAGAAGCAATTTATACATATCGATATTGCGTAGCAGTGCAAACTCCTGGGAAGATTCCATGTATGGGAAGAAATAAATTTCAATCAACTGTTGTTGCAGTTTTCCAACATTAAGATTTCTCCGATAATAGTTGATTTCTTCCGCGGTAATATCCTTCTCGTAATCTTTATAAATCTTTTCAATATTCCGATGGATATCCATGGATGATAAGATGACATACTCCTCATTGAGTTTCATCTTGGAGGTACGATATCGATCATTCTTTACGTTACCATCGACATCCGGCGTCATATCCAATTCGATCAGGTTTCGACGAAATGCGGATAACACGAAGATGGATATGTGCATATTAACGATACTGCACATAAATGACATGATACGTTCCCGTGGTTTATTTTTCGCCGCATCCCATGTTGCTGGTAATTGGAATTTGATGAAATTGTCAATGATGATATTTCTCTTGATGATATTATTGATCACGATCGTTAAATCTTTTCCATCAACTTCCTGTTGTCCAAAGATAACACTATGGAAATTCTTTGCCGATGCTGTTTTATTTGCAACATATGCATAGATCTTATTATATACTTTAAAATCGAAATCGAATAGATCGAATGCCCCAATGTAGAAATCATAAAACTTCGTAATATCTTTCTTTAAATCAATACCACGCATCACCATGAAATGGTTGCATACAAACGATACAATCTTAATACAGAATGCAATCTTTAACATGGCTTTGACATGCACGTTTAAAAATTCCAATGATTTCTTCTTCTTTTGTAAAATTGAGAGCATCTCTGGATCTTTTAACGTACGACTATTCTCTGCCTCAATATCGTCTGTATAATTTTCTTCCACGCATCGAATGATTTTGTCTTTCATTGATTCTGTGAAGATGGTCTGATATACGAGATCACGGAATGCATTGAAGTTGACGGCAGTATAGGATGTTAGATCTTTATCGATGAGACATTTGATCTTGAATAATGATGCGATAAGCTCTCCGTCTGTATCATACATCGCTTCAAAGAAATTTAATTCCTCACAAAGTTTTGGGAGATTGGAGGAATATGATAGTTTGGTCACCTTCCATTCATTCAGTGCCGAGATATTTGGATTGTTTAAATTCAATTCCTTATCGAAATCAATGATCATTGTTTTCGTAAAGCACCGAAACTTGATATCGTCCGGATACAGCTTCCACTTGATCCAATAGGATTCCTTCCCATTCGGGAACGAATGTTTTTTATATGGCCATCGTTTCGGTTTCGCCTCCGAATCTGTTGGTTGATATGCTGCATTTAATTGAAGCATTGATCCAAATCCTCCTCTAATCCTATACATAGTCTACAGCTAATGCATCAAATGACCGTAGGATATTATTCATATTGATGCACGATAGAATTCCGATCCTTAGAAACGGATGCGTTCGTTGCAACTCTAATAAATCATACCGAAACTTCGTCCCCTTCTTGTTATATCCGTAATCCGATGCCAGTAAAACGTGTGAGTAGGATCCCAATAAATAATCGCAGATTTCCTTCACATATTCTATATTCGAGAATATATAGGTAAAATTATTGATATGCGTCTGATCCACCAATTCCTTGAGAGAACCGGAGACAAATTCAATGTTCATCTTTTTGAATCGATGCCGCATATCTTGAATGATATGATCATCTGGAATTTTATGATAAATTTTTACAGGAATCTGCATATGCTGTGACACATATACATCAAGCATTGATGCAATATTTAACTCGGGAGAGAGATGATAGAGTGATGCGTCCTTCGATAATATCTCATATACGAGCTGGTCTGCCAATTCTTCATCCAATTTATTTTGATAATCTAGTGATTTTAGAATATTTGGATGCGGTCGATTGATATACCACTCGATGAGACTTCGTTGTGTGAATTCAGCCAATGTCTTAATGGGTAGCCCAAATGAAATATCATTTCGTATCATTTTGATCAGGGCGAACAATTGGATTGGTTTTATGGTATCCTCATATTGAATAACAATCCCGGCACCTCCTGCAAAGAATGCATTTGTATCAAAGACTTTTCCGTCTGTTATCATTCGTATCATTCTCCTATAAAAAAGATGAGAGGAGAAATCCTCTCATCCTTTGTATTCGTTCAATCTGAGATATTTAGCTCACTGTAATTCTGCTGCTTTGCCTGCCAAGAATTGTTCTGGTTGTTATTCCAATTCTTGTTACCATTGTTATTATTCTTCCAATTGTTGTTCCGATTATTTCCCTTCCAATTATTGTTTCCCTTATACTGAGATCCCGTATTGAAACCGCCGGAATTATTCTGATGATTTGCATCATTTCCACCAATGGACTTTACATAATCCTCCGTGAGTTTATCCAGATGACGATCTGCATTGATTCCTGTCAGATATCCGGAAAGCGTCTGATGGAAGATACCGAGTCCGGCGTCAATATAAGACTGGGTACCATTCTTTGAATAGGAAAGTTTTGCAAACTTGAATCCAAGCGTCTTTCCTTCTTTGCTTACCGTTAGATAGGTCTCCATGGAATTGTTTTCCATTTTCCGCTCAAAGAGGAGATTTCCGCCATTGATCGGAATGTTGGTTGATACGGCGGATGTATCATTTGCATTATTGAGAATATTTCCCGCAATGCTATACAGTGCATATGCTGCTGCATAATCAATGGATGTTGTAATCGCATTGGCACTATCGTACTGGTTCATCCCATTTGCAGATTTCTGTTTGAATGGTGCAAATTTTAGTGAAAGATTGAGATTGTAAAATGAGATGTTGAGATATGATTGATCGCAATAGAGATTGCGAATCTGTGTGGATGTTTGTGTCTTAGCCATTATTCTCTCTCCTTATGGTATTCATACAATGTGATGACATCATCGGCGATGTCTGCCAATAGATCGGTGTTCTGATAGAACCGTGGAGAATATCGAATGAGGAAATTCCCAGAAATAATATTCTCTTCAAATAGATTATAGATGGTATCCGCCGTCGTTTTGTCGGTTGATTTTCGAATAAAGTCTTCGATCATACCATCCATCGTCAGTGAATGATCCATGTCATCCAGAATATTATATGCTGCGGCAACCAAATTGTTCGTATCCACATCCGATTTCTTCATCAACAGCAATGCACGTTCAGTAAAATAATTTTTGAAATTCTTCCGTGCGTCCAGAATGAAGAATTTGTAAAGAATGGATAGTGTATCATATACACTTTTACCATATGGATTTGTTTCTAGGAAGTTGAGTGATATCGATAATCTCCGCTGGAATAGTGTTCCAATCATATCGATGAAATAGCTATATACGATATCCAGGTATTCCATTTGCTCTTCCAAAAGATCCCCATCTTCTTCAATAATCTCATCGATACTTTCCTTCAATTGCCGGAAGAAAATTTCAACGTAATTTGTACGATCTGAAGCGTCAATCTGAATGTAATCGGAAAATTGATTGTTTAACTCTTCGAAAATGTCTTCCAATGGATAATCGCCACGGAATGCATTTTCTTTTGCAATATCCATTCGTTGAATATAATCTGGGTCTTGATAAATGTTGGGAGGACTTGAATAGTCCTGCACAACATCATCCTTTCTTTCATTTTTATCCATCGGAATATTCTCCTTTGCTTCAACATCTGTAATATATCTTATATTGTTCTCAATTTAGAAAGATATTAATGCACTCGTTCGTTTTCCTTTCCCACTCGGCGTATTAATTGAGATTGCCTCAATACGTAATGCACTCATGATGGAATTGAAGGATGCCATGATGTCTGAGATGAGGATCTTGTAATCAATAATCGAAATCATCCATTCTGGTAATTTTTTCAATTCTGCTGGTATGGAAATGTATTTTACGCCAGCATTTCGTAATTGGAAATTATCGGAATGGAATACTTCTCGTTTGAGTGTATCATAAACTTCTTTATGATCTTTGATGATTTCGAGATCTTCTTCACACATGATAACTGTCTTGACGAGTTTGATGCGATCCAACGAATAAATCTTTTTATCTGGATAAAGAATGTTCCAAATAAGTCCTCCCTTGTATCCCTGAATCTTCCACGCACCACTAATCATCATCTTCATTTTTGAATCATAATAATCTTTGTATGCAGACTCTGCTTTGAATTGTTGCGGTTTCAAATATCGTGTGCCGCCATGCATAAGATCATCATAAATCTCTTTTTCAAAATTTCGAACGTCTTGCATCATGTGATGAAGGTCAATCTCATCACATGCCAAAATATTATTCTTCAAAATATTGGTAAATCGTTTTTTCACATCTTCCGTGACACCCGATTTGATGAAGTCCAAACCTTTCATTTCCAGCTTGAACGGAAGCATGATGTTTCCTTCGCGCAGTGCGATGGATGCACAATACCGCTTCTTCTTCGCCATCAGGAAGAGGAGTCTAAACATAAACTCATTCTTCATTGTCAACTCAGCACGTGCTGCGTCATCCATATGTCGAACAATTCCATAGTAATCCAGAATCTTCAATACGCAGATATCGATAAGATATGCACAAATGGAAACACAGATCATGTCATTATACAATCTCTTTCTTCCAAATGATTCATTGTGAAAAATATCATCAAGTACTGCAGTAACGAAGAGGTTGGAGTTGATGACATTGGAATCTGTATCAACCAAGAGAACGGTATTTCGTTTATGATTATTCAACTTGGCGATACTGTCGGGTGTGAGATATTCTACGAAGCAATATTTTGTTGCATATGCACGCAACTGTTCCATTTCCTTTTTGATCGAATCGGGAACCTGATATGGATTCATAAACATCTCATCCGCAACCCATTTATTGTATTCGCGAACATCTTTGAACTTTCCATCAAATTTGGATGGGATGTCAGATTCTGATGCTTCATAATTTGGAAGCTTTGTTAAAATCTTTTGCAGCAACTTCTTGATGGGTTCATGGGTAATCATAAACTCATTGAGGTTATTCGCATAATATAAGAATACCCTCTGATCCTCAGATAAGTTTGAAATGTATCGATTTAATACGTCATCATCCCCGATAAAGTATTGGTAAAAGTGTTTCTTGATCCGCAATGTACATTCTTCGACGGATGGGATTCGTACCCATTTCTCAATCTTAACATCCTTCTTGGTTTCGAAAATGCGTTCCATCCAATCATAACACTCATTGATGTTGAAGAATTTTTGATTATCTCCAAGATATCCTTCAAACAACGCTGCCATGGTTGTGATGATGCTTTGCGCCATTAGTGTTGTTGCAGCTGGGGAATATTTTGTATAGAATGCTGCCGTCGGGGTTCCACTTCCACCATACTCCGCATTCATAATCACTTTCTTATTCCCCTGAACAAGATCACCCTTCTTATACTCATAACTACCAGGCGCATATCCAAACATCTTTTTCTTCACAGCTTTACGATCTTTCTTAAGACCACGCAACATGTTTGATGTCGGAGAGCGAAGTGTAGATGGTTGCATATAAAATGTTCCATTCCCAGATACGACTGGTTGTTTATTATCGATATAATTTGTCAGTTTGGATAATGTTGTCTGACCTTTTGCTTTTGTCACGTTATTATCCATATAAATGGATGGGTCTTTCATAAACTCATCATATTTACTTTTAACGAATTTTTCAATATCTTTTTTGGATGCCTCTGGATGAATACGAGCCAAAACGGATACTGCCTGATCAATATATTTATTTTTAATTCCCATGATTTTGAAATCCTCTCACGCAGAAATTATTTTTGTAAAAATATATAATTCACCGTACCTATACGGTGAAACAGGGCAGACAATTATATAATTCCGGAATTAAAATATACTACTTATCGAAAGGAGAACTTTGTTATGGCTAAACCGGTTTTCAAGCTGTGCGTTCCTGATTTTGAGGAGAGTAAGAAGTGGATTCCTGTCACGGTTGCTGACGATCCCATTACGAGCACAAGCCAGGGTACAGCTGAGATTACTTTCCCTGCCAATACAACGGCAGTGGATAAGGTTTACACGATGGAAATCTATGTGGATGATGTGAAGCAGAACATCACGATGCCAACCGTTACGGTTAAGGCTTCGACGAGTCCTACGCCTCCCCCATTCACACTTCCTGAGGGTTCCGTAACAGCAAGCGCATCTGAGCTTCCTGCTGCAGGCGGTTCCGTCACGATGACGGTTAACGTTGGCGCTGGCGTTACTCCCTGATAATTGAACTTAGTTCATATTGTCGAGAATATAGGAGGGGCGAACGCCCTTCCTATATTTTTTTTACACAAATGATATATTATTTCTGTAATAGGTTTAATGTCTTAAGGAGGAATATGATATGCCAGCAGTTAGTGCAATGGAGAATTTTATTTCGAATATTCGGCAATATCGTCAGGGAGTTCAGAATCTCTTTGACAAAATTCTCACGTATAAGTATGAGATCTCTGTAGAAAATCCATATGATAGCCATGCTGCCGCTCCGATGGCAGAGTGGTTAACTGATGTTGAAGGTGGTATTGAAATCTACTTCAACTATTTGGAGTGGTTCCGCGAACCGTCATCGAATGGAGTGAATAATCGCTTCGTTCTTCGACTCGATCGCAGGAACTACAATTATGATGCATTTACCTACGATATTGCGCTTCTGGAAATGCGGAATGGTCATACGAATCATGCATTCAATGAAGAGTATGGGCCTCTCATCGAGAACATCGATTGCTTCTATGCGTTCAATATGTTCATGAATCTGATTCGTATGTGGGAGGATGGACTGGTTAACGGCATCGATGTATATCGGTTCCATGATCGCAAACTGATTGCGGAAGAAGAATGGATGCGCTCATATAACCAGACAATTGCTGTACTGGATGAATGGAAGAAAGGTAATGCTGGCTCTAATTGATAAATCGTGTTTTTATCAATTAGAAAAGGAGGGAAATCCCCTCCTTTATTTTTATAAAAAATATGGAGGGATTCAATCCCTCCATCATTTAATATACTCATGAACATATCCATCATTTGTGGTATAGAAAATTTCTCGAATTCCGCACTCTTTAATTTTTTGCATACATGCGTTACACGGACGACACATTCGTATGGTACCATCTTTACTCTCTCGATAGATATACATCTTTGCACGAGATAGATCTATATGCTGGCACTTCAATAACGAATTCATTTCTGCGTGAAGAAAATGTTTACATTTACCATCATCATCAAACCGTAGCACATTTAATTTTGCTTGATCTGGATGCGATTTGGTTTGATTCATTCCGGTTGCAACAATTCTATTTCCGATAACGATAATTGCCCCAATTCGAATACGTCGAACGGTTGATTCCAGTGAAGTTTCTCGCGCAATCTGAAGAAATCTTCGCTGTCGTTTTGTCAACATATTTGATGTTCACCAGCCTTCATATAGTAAGATATGCAAATATAATATATCTGTGTGAAATGGATATATATTATATTTGTATGGGGAATTTGTTTCTATTTGTTAGGAGGAAGTAAAATGTCGTATAAAAGAAATATGTTTGTAGAAAATCTTGACAATATTCTTCAAGATGTAAATGAGGTTTTCATTCTGGATCGCAGTGGGTGTATCGTTGAGTTACAGTACGATGGAGAATACTACAGTGCTATGGCACGTGTGTATTATTTCAAGAAGTATCCAGAAGAATGGAAATTCTGGTTTGATACCGTTAGTCCGGCAGCATCGGTTGCAGAGATCCGAGATGACATTCTTGGGGAGCCATGTGATATATCATATGTATCCAGTTCTCCGATCAAGCTGGCAATCATTCAGCTTTTGGCAAATCGGAAAGATTTGCGCGATATTATTATAGAGGCCGATGGACAAATTGTCATCGAATAAGGAGTGGATTGTAATGGTTCCATTACGAAAAGATTATCTGAAGCAGTATTTAAAAGCAGTTTCACTACTGGCTATCATAGTAGTTATACCTGTATGCACATTGAGTCTTGGATTGGATCTCATTCATGAGGGATATATACTCCTCGGAGGAATATCGTTGACAGTATTCACTATTGCTACATTGTGGATTGGATATCAGGCGATATTCATGATGGATTATATGCAAGAATTGGAGGATGACGATGATTGATCCAGTATGGACTCCGCCGGTAAGTCGACGGTTTGACCCTGAAGAAGCAGTGCTGTGCACTGACCCAAGGTACTATAGAGCAATGGTTGAAGCTGAAGAAAGAGAAAAGGAACGAGAACAAACGCAATCTCAGCAGAATCCGTCCAAGGATGCTTGTTCGGAAAAATCAAAAGCTGTAACAGATATCCATGACATAGATGCGCTGGAAATAATGATGGAGAGTGTTGCTCGCCGCGTTTATCGGGAATGCCGGAAAGAAGATTTGATGAGAGAGACCGCATATCTCCTTAATATGAAGGGGTGATCTAATGGATAATCGTTTGGCGTTCTTTGACGAACTGTATGCACGGATCCTCAGTCATGATAGATCCACTGTTATCACCCATACATATTCAATCGATCAAGATGTGTGGATGAAGACAGAATCGAATATCATCCTGCCCACCTTCTTTACAGAAGATGGAAAGAAAATACCGACGCGTCTGATCGATCCGCTTAAGATTGAGGAGACGATTTATACCGAGCCATTCAAAGAACCGAAGAAGGACGTTATCATTGCAACGATCCCTCAACTGTTCACGAGGCTCATAGACGCATGGTATCGACGCGTTGTTAAAATTCATCTTATCGTCGGAGAAGAAGAATTTGTTGCGAATGACAACTTCATGCAGGATATCAGACGCATCATGAGAAGTGCTCTTTGTTTCTCTATGGAGAATTATGGGAGCATTCGTCTGAATGATATGCTGAAAGAAAATGGATATACATACAGGGAGAGATTGTAATGCGAGAAATGTTCAAAAATGATCTCGAAGGGCTCATTACGAACGGATGGATATCAGAAATCGACATTGCATCTATTTCATATGCTGGAGTTGATGAACTCAATAAGACTCTCAAGTGTATGGTGATCGGAGATGCACCACTCCGTTGGATGTCATTTCAGCTGAAGAGATTCATGTATCCCGGTGTATCTCCATATTATCACACGATCAATGATGAAGAGGACGATATTCGATCGTCGATCGTTATCCATGATACCGCGGGTGATGTTATGGCAACGATTTTGAAATTCATTGAATTTGAAACCGCTGGTCCCGGTCATCAAAAATTTCACTTCTTTGTGGATCGTGAGAAAGTAACGTTTAAATTTTAATTGAAAGGGGGATAATTCATATGAGCTCGGCACAATATCTTGAATGTCCTGCAGACATCATACACCTTCTTCATCGCGATGATTATGAACGATCTAATGTCACCGTATACGTTGAGAAAGGTTTCTATTACGATGATCTGAGGTCAAAACCATTCATCCTCACATTTATTCCACTTGGGTTCGATAAATATATTCGAATCCATCGTGACTTCGATGACTATTCAGTACACCCATCCGCGGGTCGAAGCCTCGAGGATGCGGACATTCGTGAACTGGAAACAGTCGAAGTACCAATTGTTGATTTCGATGATGTGTTCCGAGAAATCGTATTTCTGATGGACGAGCAAGCAAATCATCCACAGGATGAACAAACTCAAATCATCATCGACGGACAAACATATCTAGCATCCGATCAATACATTCATGATTATCTTTACATCCGAGATGTATGGAAGATTGATCGTACTGGCGTCAAAGTATGATAAGCTAATTTAAAAAAGAAGGGGGATTACTCCCTCCTTTCTTTTTTATTCCCTATATGAATGATATATTATAACAATAGGAGGGATGATAAAGATAAAGAAAGAATTAGATTCATTCTGTTATTGTTAAAATTTGATTTGTGTCTTAGAGGAGGAATTGGAGTATGCCCTCAGAAAAATACAAACAGGAAGCATTTGATATTCTGGAAAAGATGAACGATGATGAACTTGAAGAAGTTCTTCTGAAAATTGGTTCAATTCGCCAATGGAGAAATAATTCAGAAGACAATACACCAAAGCGTCGTCAGATGAAAACATTCGACAATTTCATTCCATGTTTCAATGAGATTATGAATCACGGAAATGGAAAGTTTACTATCATCAAAAAGATGAATGTAGGGTCGAATAAGAATTATACGAGAGTTGCATATCATGCTACGGTGGAAAATCCAAACACGCACAACGTTGTAGATACTGTGGAATATCATACAGATGGTGTAGATTCTGATATGGTTGGAATAACTCGAAGATATACATTCGACGAGTTTACGCGGGAAATATTTGATAAAGATTTTCTGTATAATGGAACTATGTTGGAATTACACGGTGGTGGAATTGTTTATTATGGAGGAATCGATTTCATTCAGAGTATCAAGGAAGCTGTAATTAAATCGGTTCTGATTTCGGGGTTAGCGCTCAATGGATATACAATGGCGAAGTAAGTGAAAATATGGGCGTTGTATTGGGAGGCTTAGAAAATAACATGGCGGAAACGAAATATATCCAATCAGTAGATTCGTTGCGACAGTTGATTCGTGACACAAAGCAGAAGTTGACAATTCAATGGTTTAAATATGAGGAATATGAATCTCGTCCACAGAAACGCGTATACGAACGTAACCAGGTTTCTCATGGTTGCTGGAATATTGTATCGCCAAAATGTATGATCTCAGATGCATATATTGACGATGAAGATGTTTGCGGATTTATTCTGCTACTCTGTTGTCAAGAAGGTGATGCAACATGCGATATTCAGATAGGGAGTGATGATTGTTCTGCAGATGTATTTTGCATCAAAGAAGATGATTTCCCTGAATTCATAGGTTATGTATTGGCGTCGATAAGGAAATATTCAAAGACATAGGAGGTTTACATGATGATCATTCCAAGTGAAGATAAAAATAGTCCATTGCCAATTATGGTGACGAAGGATGTTATTCGTCTTGGGTATCTTCAAAATTTTGAAGATTGTCAATTCGATCGAAAAAGGACATACACATTCTACGAGTATACTGAAAAGATCATTCAATTCTTGAAAAAAGAATCGAATCGGAAAATATATCTCGGGCTTGGTCTAAAATATATTGCGACAATGATGGTACAGCTTGAGTTACTCCTTGGGGATCGATTGAATACGAGTGGCTACGATGTTATTCATAACGATGAACGATACGGTATTCGCCACGTCGGATATAGATATATCGTCATATTCCGATATCCGTCCAATTTAAGAAAGAATTTAGTGTTCACATATCTCGAATATACAGAATATGGTACGCTGAATACGTTACAGTTATCCACCCGTGATAGGGAGAAGTTGCCATCGTCGACCCATCTTGAAAAAGGTGGTTTATCTCGTGAATTTGGAGATCTAGAACTCTGTGAAAAAATTTATAAAATTATTTCAGAGAAAATAAATTACGATATTGGGTCTCCTCTTCAATATTCTATTCCAAGCGAGTTTTGTGGGTTGATTGATGCAAATGATATCAACGCTGCACTTGGTACGTATATCGATGATATGAAGAAGTTACTTCCAATCACCGTTAAAGATCGTATCCTCGAAAGCCCGTACGATTTCCAAAGTGCATATGAAATACTGAGCGAGCGTTCACCATTGGCCATGTATGGGCGTACCAAATATATGGAATCGTTCAGTAAAGTTCATAGCATATATTCGACAAGTCCAGCAATGCTGATTAAGCTTGCAGACCTATATGTGCTGTGCATCATCGTTGATGGTGAATATTTCAAGAGATACCTACCATCAAGCTTTCGGGCAATTATGGCGGGAAATAATCCGTTTGTGACAACAATTGAAAAATTCCGCAGGTTCCTATATGGATTACCGATGATCATTAAGATCATCTCTCATCGACACCCATTTTGGTTCACCTTTTCCATCATTGCCCTCTGCGAAGGTCGCTCTTCTGCAGAAGAAGCGATATGCTACCGTGAGGAGAAAGAACGTAAATTGATTATGGGTGATCGAAAATTTGGAGAGAACTTAAACGCTTAATTCATTCAATGAATGAATAGAAGGGGAACATTCCCCTTCTATTTTTTATATTTTATTAAAAAAATTATATATTATTTTTATATGAGGGAGATAGAAATATCTCATCACTGGATCTGATATTTAGGAGGAATATAGGATGTCACAGAAATTTATTGATCAGGCATTGGATCGGAATAATGATTTCAGAGAGCTTTCAAAGCGAATGAACATCATTATGGAGCGATATCTTGATTATCGTGGGTATACCGTTGAAACGCCAGAGCTATTTGTAAATTGGCTTCGAGGAAACGATAGTGTATACATACGATATCTCGATTCAGAAGAAGAATTGCGTATCGACATTGAAAAACAATTCGGCCAATCAGATCGCGATCCGCGTCGATTTATGGGACTTGAATGCGAAGAGGTTACACTCTCATTTTCGCTGGTTCGTCGCGCAAACGGATTCGTATGCAGTCCTGCATACTATCCGGCAGTCGTATTTCATACGCATGGTGATGATGTTGCGGATTATCTGTGCTATTTCGCAGAACTTCAAGAGGAGGGGAAGATTCGGATGGATATCATTAGTCAAGGCGTTACGAATCTCAACGATGAACACTTGAAGGAGCATCTCGGTATAGCGAAGGAAGGTTAAAATATCTCATGTCGAATGAACTGGATAGTATCGTCATACGCACAATGGACGATGTGTATGATCACATCAAAAATGGTGAGAATGTGATGATCATCAACGACCATCCAGCTAAAAATGGACTCCTGACAAAAAAGGTCCAGTATATCCATTTTCATAAGGATGAATTTCTCCGTATTGTGAGTATCGATACAGAGAAAGGATGGCATCCTGGAACGGGTAGGATCTATGATCCGAGTAGGACGGAAGACTTTCGGCACAAAGTATCAATTCCGGTCTACAAACTTCATGAAGTTTGTAGAGATGTCATTGAGTCTGCGCGGAAAGGTGCAACAATTCTCATCGGTAGAGACATCGTATCATTTCAGCTTTGATCTGGAATAAAATAGAAAGGGGTAGATGCCCCTTTTTATTTTATCGTATCTTCTCCATAGTTATTGATATATTATAATCATAGAGAAGTATAATGAATATCTATATAGGAGGAAACTATCATGTTGGAGATTATTGGGTTTATTCTTGTGATTGCAATCCTTGCATCATACGTATTCGGGATCATTGGGTGGGCAGTCAACAACAAGTGGTTCTGGTTCTCAGACAAATTCCCTGCACTGAGAAAGAAGCGGTTTTCGTTGCCGCTTCACTTCTTCGTATACCCGTTCGTTATTGCGATGATGATCGCCATCATCACGCCAAACAATACCACACCGTCACATAATGAGGCGGAGGCTCCGGCGGCAACATCCGTGGAACCGACGATTATTGGCGAAGTTTTCGGCAAGGATCAGCCGATGCCTGAGCTGGACCCGAACAACAACCACAACTACATCAATACACCGGAGGGATTCGTACCTAATGTATCCGCAGAAGAAGGAAAACAGATTGCGATCGACTTCCTGAATTCCGTGTGGAAAGATGTTCCGTCCGATTCCCAGACTCCTGATCTGATTGATCGCGGAAATGGTCGCCTCTATCAGCAGGATGGACGCCTGTATCATGTCTTCACCGTAAAGAATACAAAGCTCAAGGAGAAGACATTTGCAGTTGATGTTGCGACGGGGAAGATGTATTATTGCGTTGAGGATAAGCTCCTCGGTCTTGATCGTTGGTTGCAGTATCTCAATGATGTGCAGAAGCGCGATGCTGCAATGGCAAAGGCTGAGAAGGAGCAGTGGAGTGGGATTAAGGTTCTCAGTGCGACATCACGGATGGAGTATGGACTTCTCAGTGGCGATGCAATCCTGATGAACACGACCAATGAATCGAAGACGGTTGAGGTGCAGGTTGAAGGATATGATGATGCTGGAATCCTCTGCGGTAAGTTTGGGAAAACAATCTCCATTCCTGCCGGCCAGAAGTATCACATCGATGTCACACTCCCGAATCCTTGCACACAGTATTCGATTGTTGGTTGCAAAGAGTAATTAATTACTCATAAAAAAAGAAAAGAGGGATTGCTCCCTCTTTTCTTTTTATAACATTTTATCATTTTTGATTTTCGTCTTATGGTAAAGATCTTTAAAATATTCCTTTACGACTTGAAATGTTGATTTGTTTTTTCTCTCTACCAACTCATCCGATAGATGATTGAGATGATTCAGACGAGCGATTGAATCATCGGAAATTATATTTGATTCATCGATCTTCTGTTGAATCTTTTCTTTCATGGATATATTATGATTCCGATAGATTTCCACGACTTGAGGAACCCCAAATTGTTTTGTGAGTCGATCAATAAATTGTTTATCCATTTTCAATGTCATCTCCTTTTGATGTATAACTAAATACGATATCATCTTTATCATATATGACAATATCAAATGGTAAATTGATGATGCGCATGAATCGTGAAAATATTTGTGCTGATACTGATTTATCACTGAAGATGGTTGTCATCATATTATTGATCGTATAAGCAGATTCCGTATGAATATTGAAATCGGACTTCTTATAATTCTTCATCTTAATGATGAGATTGATCATCTTCTTAAATGGATCCCATGACTTTTTCAGAATATCATCATATTCTTTTTGATGTGCATCATCGACTGGTATATGGAATTCATACCGTTTGTCAATACTATGGTATGTCAGAAGTGGTTTGTCTGAATTCGTATCATAACAATTCACTTCATAATCCATATGAAATATTTGATTCATCCAAATCATAAATTTTTTCTCACGCATAAATGCAATTTTATGTAGGGATTGATAAAGATTTGAAATTTCTTCTACTGTTAATTTCGGATGACTCATGATGGATAAGTCGAGTAGATTGTATTTCTTATGTAGAAGAATTCCTTTGATGCATTGAGAATAAATGTTATCGGAATCAGATATTTCCGGTTCAAGGACGCCGCCATACAACACGGCTTGAGAACGATACTCCATATCCTCTTTATCTTGTTCCGAGATCGAAGATGCCATATCATTCACATCCGTGGATATGACATCCGATTCGTATTTTTTGTATGATCTTACGGAATCGAAGAATCGTTTTCCATTATAGATCGGGAAATGATAAGAATCTGCTCCAACAACCTGTGTTGTTGTATTATAACAATAGACCCGTTTTGATTTTGGATCAATGTATAACTTCCCCTCTATCATATGATCGGAGAACAATCCTTCGACTGGATACGTATTATTTTTGCATACGACAATGGAATCCATTGAATCTCAGTCTCCTTATGATTGATGGAGATAATTTTGGTATAATTGCAATGCCAATGCATGAATATCCAACGCATTAAATGTATATGCTAGTGTACGGATATCATCGATTGGTAACAGCACAATACTTCCTTCTCCATTGAACATTAATCGCATTCCTTCATAATATGTATCATCCTGTGTAATAACGGTTGGATCCATTATTACACTACTTCGACCACATAAGAAAGAACGGTGTACTTTTTTTGCTTCCGTCTCATTTAACTCCAAACGACTTCCGCGATAGGAATATAATTTCGGAATCTCAAAATCTTTTAAGATTCCATTCAAATTATACAGAAAAATTGGAAACGTAGCCTTTGTTAGCGTTAAATGATCGGATGGGTTCCACTCTTGTTGCGTTTGAAATGATCCATCTTCTGTAAATCGGAGGATGGATAATTGAATGAATGGATTTAAATTCAGATCCATGAAAATATTTTCATTGACATGATTGATCCGAAACAAAGGATATTTATCTCGTTCCGTATCCAATACAACACTAAAATCAATTGCCAATTTACTATGAATACGGAGCAGGTTATATTTTATACGTGCTTTCATTCTTTCTCCCCCGATTCATCTTTCAGATAATCTTCATTAAATTTTCGGAAAGACAATCGAGGATCTTCTTCAACAATGATTTGGAGTGGATTGGAAGTAACACCAGAAATTTTCAACTTTCCTTCTCCTGCTTTAAATAACGCATCCAATACAGAATTATATTCATTCTCATCCTTGCAATTGAATGTAATCTCAACATAATCATCGCCCAATGGATACTTTTTCAGATATTGTGAGATTTTATAATGCATCTCATTCTCATACAATGAATCATCAAAATAGAATGATTTCATTTTATTATATGGAGAGAGATCCATACTCTGTCCCGGATCAGAGGAAGATCCAGCAGATACGTCGATGAATCCAATCATAGATGGATGTAATGTACGTTGACGAATTGGAATGCGCCGTGTATTCTTTCCACCCAACGATTGTGGGCCCTTCTTTGTGACTTTGAATGCATTCATGAATGTCATATCCGAATTGCTTTCTGCAAATCGTAATACACCAGATGCATACAATTTCATGATGAAAATATCTGGACTGAACCGAAAGAGTTTCAAATATTCCTGAAGACCGGCTTTGTCACCCATGGATACAATCTTATTGATGCGCTCAGAAAGTTCCTGCGTAATAAAGGAAGCAATATATTCATTACAACGAAGACGTTTATTCTCCATCGCAAGATTATCCTTTTCCCAAAGCTTGTAATAATTTTGTAGAATATAGCGCAAAAGATAACGAATATTCTGTTTGTCATATTCATTTACCTTCATCTCTTCGCGATTTGTATCGTCAAGTAGACGGTTGAAGAAGATATGTTGGTACTGTCCGCGCTTTACGGTATTATTTCCTCCTGTATGAATCATCCAGGTATCATAATCATCGATATCATCATACTTCATCTTCGTTTCTTTAAAGATGGAGATCAAACATCCGGTCATCGATTTCACATAAATTTCATGATCAAACATGTATTTATCGACCGATACAACAATGTTTGACTTTTTTCCGCAGGGGAAGTAGTAACGGCTTTCATCCCGTTTATAGTTCCCATTTTCTTCCACAGAAATGAAACGATCAACTTCAAGAAACATCAATGTCTTTGTAATACCATATTCGGAATAAATGTAGAGACAATTGATTGCATTCTTGAAAATCTGGATGGTATGTGTTGGAATGGTGTGAACCTCACCATCAATATCTTCAAAATCTCCATTTTCGATACGAACGCAAATTGGCATAAGAGACTTTGTTGTGACTGCATTGAAGGATGGATACAACATCTTATCCACCATCTGATAGATGAGATAATACTTCTTTCCCTTAATTGTGTAGAATCCTTTATCGTCCTGGATTGGAATGATGATTGGCTTCTTAATTTGCCGAACTTCAAATTCACCTTTCTTATTCATTCCTTTGAGTTCGATATCGATATACATGACAGAACATCTGGACTCCGCCATACTTTTGATGGCTTTGTTTTTATTCTTATTTCTGCGAATGATGTAATTATTCTGGTCGTAATCCGCTTCTCCTTTGGGATCATATTCATATCCCAGAATCTTGATTGCAGGAAGAATTTCCAATGATTTGAATGCTTGATAAATATATTCTTCGATTGGTTTATCAAATGCTTTATTCAATATATCAAGATTGAGATTATCTTCGTATTTATTTCCCATCTTGTGTAGAAATTTTCGCATAACGTCCTCCTAAAATTACATGAAATATTGCAGAAAAAATATATAACCCAATTCATTTTATAATCATATTGTAAGAAGTTTTTCATAAAAAATAAGGAGAGATTGCACCCTCCTTACCATTCATCAAAATCATCATCGCTATCAGAATCAATTATTGATTGAAGATTTAATTTATATGAAGGATATTTATACTCTCTACTCTCGGCATATTGCCGATAGAATTCAGTATGCCCATCCAACATCTCAACAAGAGTAACAATGCCTTCATCCATAAGATTCTCTAACGACCACGGACAATTCTTCGGTATTATTACACTATTGGATTCAAGAGAACTGTTCTCATCAATGGCAAGATTATATGCATATACCCCATTGTTATATATCTCTTGCATGCGACTTTTAATTGAATTGATTATATTCGTTTTACGTTTTTTCTCTCCCCATCGAAGAGACGAATATAATGATTTCTTCTGTTTCTTGACAGATATTACCCATCCTCTTGCATCTCTCCTTATGTAATGATAATTATCGCAATACGCAAGTTTGAGGAGATGCTCAATCATTTGCTCGATACGGGACCCCAATTTCTGTGAATCGGATTCGACAGATTCCATATACAATTCATCCATTTCCGTTTTCGCCAAATTGAGTTCACCGCGTCGAACCAAATCCGCGATTTGTCCGACACGCTCCGCAATTGATTGAAGACGAAGGAGCAGCTCATTCATTTCCATTTGTTCATTTTTATCCATAATAATCACTTCTTTCAATATCAATATTATTATAAAAATAATATATAATGGAAGGGGATTTCTCCCCTTCCGTTTTTTATCAATTCGGGAATTTTTCCATATATTCAATGGTTACTTCACAGCGGGGTTTGATGGAATAATACAACCCCGCATTCACATGAATGACCAAACAGTCGTCTTCCAGTAATCCGCCGATTTGGAGCATATCCAAAATGGTTTTCTGGAAGTTATCAACATCACCCGTTCGTTTCCATGGTCTCAAATATCCCATCTCTGCTAAAACCTTATCACGAATGGAAAATGAGGATGGTGTTTTCTCGTAAAATGATATTTTAAATTTACATGGGGTTGTAATCTTTTTCATCGGATTCTTTTTTAAATAATCGATGGCCCACTCGCCATTCTCTTTTGCACGCGGGACATACATACGCACAAATCCCATTCGTGTATTTGCACGTGGGCGAGCAGATGGTTTGAAAATTTTATACATGGTAAAAGAAATGGATTTCCATCGAATTCGTTTGATTCGTTTGACTTCCTTCTCAATGGAATTTTTTACACGAACATTTGTCGATCGTTTTCCCAATATGTGAGCAATACGACCAATGATGGTATTCGGAATATGCCCAAACAACTGATGGTATATTTTATTCTCTTTTTCAACCGGTTTCAATGGTACCACACCTTCTATATTTTCATTTCACTCATGCAACCTATGTTGGTAATAAATTTATCTAATGTAGGTATTTATAGGAGGCTGTTTAAATTATGGAATTTATGAAATATTCCAATGAGCATCAGGTAAATATTATCCCGAAAGATGGATATGAAGAACTTGTCCATGATGTATTCAATACAATTGCAGAAAATATGGCAAAGTCTCTTGGTCCTCTCGGTAGCTCTAGTATGATTATTGACGGGATGAGTACAGAGGCTACAAAAGACGGATTTGCTATTCTAAAAAATATTCGGTTCCATAATCGATATAAGAGGCTTGTATACAACCTCATCAAAGCACCGTGCACACGTCTCAACAATAGTGTCGGAGATGGTACGACAACGGCAATCGTATTTGCAAATAATCTCTTTCAGACGTATGAGCAGTATAAGAGTCCACTCAAATCACTTTATCGTCTTCCTCGTGAATTTACCAAAGCATGGGATGAATGTGTGGCTGAAATCATTGATGGAATCCGAAAGAGTGCAACATTCATTGAGCCCGGCGATATCAATTCCATCTACCGAATTGCATATGTAACATCCAATGGTGATGATGAGGTTAGTCGTAATATTGCAGATATCTATAAAAAGACACAGACTGCATCGATCCGTCAGAAAGATTCGCCGACCAACAAATCCTATGTCCAACCGATTACAGGATTCGAATTCAAAGCAAATCTCATTGATGAAGCATATGCAAAGTCCGAAGATCTATCGGTGAAAGAATCGGATATCAACATCCTTATTTTCGACCATAAGGTTGAAAGTGAAGTATTTGAGAAATTCCTGGTTCCAATGAATGAGTATTGTCGTGCTAATAATCGGAAGCTTCTTGTACTTGCACCTTACTATGATGCGCTGGTTGCAAATACGACGATGAAACAGTACGTCAATCATGAATATCATGCACATGGGATCATCAATCTTATCTTTGCACAATATGAGATTGGTAAACTGAAAGAATGGGATCTCAAGGATCTTGCAACAATTCTTCGTTGCGATATCATTACGCAGGAGAATGTTGATAAACTTCTTTCCGTTGCAACGAATGGTGATATCGATAAAGAGATGGATCCAGAAATTACGGAAGAATCTGAATTCCGTAACATGATTGGGCATTGCAGAGACTCTATCCTGTCGTGTACCAACGGTTCAATCTTCCAACAGGATTCGTCTATTTTCGAAGATCGTCGATATCAGGAAGTATTGGCTGCAGCAAAGGTTGAACTGAATCGGCTTCGTTCAGAAACAGATATTGAGCGTCAGTCCTATTCATTCAAAATTTCAGAATCAAATGCGCGTATCGCTCAGCTTGAGATGAAAAATTACATCTATTATGTCGGAGCAAACTCTGCTCTACAGAAGAGAATTCTCTGGGATAGTATCGAAGATGTTATCAAGTGCGTATCCAGTGCAATCAAGCACGGTATCGTTCCTGGATGTCAGTTGTCGATTGTGCGCTCTGCAGCTGAATGTATGGATCGTACCGAAGATCCTCTGAAGAAGATAATCTATTCTTTGATTATGCATGCAACAACATCAACCTATGTCGATGTCCTTGTTGGACCGAATAATGATGGTATTCTGAACACCATGGATGAATGGCGGCTGTTGGAAGATAAAAATAAAATTGAAGAGGTTATCCAGAAAGGCTCTGTACGACTTTCCGAAATTGTACAGAAATCCATTGAATTGTTTAAGACATACGATCTTGAATCAATGGAGATCAATGACAATGTTTTCACTTCTGCCGAGACAGACGAACTTGTCCTACTTGCAGCAAGTGAACTCGTCAAGATTCTTATTTCTAATAACCAGTGCATCTTCCTCGATGCTGAGGTAAATGAATCTCATCAAGAACAGATTGAAATGTAAAAAATGAGGAGGGGAACAATCCCCTCCCTTATTTTTTATCACGTATGATCTTTTACCATTTCTTCTTCCAATTGTTTTTGTTTATCTATCTCCGACTGCAACATTTGCGATATGAGTTGTGATGTAATCATACTTCCTACAAATATGCCGACACCATATGCCACATTTGCAACAATGGCAATACAAAGCATACTTATGAACACCACCAGTATATTATATGGGTATGGGACAAATGCAATGACAGAAGTGATCGTTACACATATGACAATGAATAACTTAACATTTGTTAAAATACGCGGCATTTCCATAAATATCCTCCTTATGGGCGATAGCATTGTATCGCTGCAATTTCTTCCTTATTCACAATTTTATTCATGAACGCATTGAAATTCGTAATGCTATAATCATTCAGATTGAAATTAAATCCACGTACTGAAAGTATGAGAAAATGGTATACTGGCCAATTGAATTTTTTGATAAATTTGGTACGTATGTTTTGGTACGATTCGCATGCTTCATATGATTCATTCTGTTCATTGATATGGGCATGCGCTTCGATCAGTTTTTGAAATTGATTGCACATACTTTCTGTTATATGTTTCACCGGATATTCAATCCAATATCGTCGTGCTAATTGAACGATCGATCTTCCAATATCGTAAAGATCATGAACGGTGAACATTGGGTCAATCGATTTTAGAATTGGATCAACATGTATTCGTATCCATTGTACTGTATTATGGTGTCTCAGACCATTCAGATCAATCGTCCATACATCATTTTGATGACGGATCTCCAGTTGATCTGTATAGAAATTATAAATGAACATAATTCCGCGATTCACGGAATAATCGTTGGTGAACAGAGACTCGGTTGACGACATCATGATTCCTCCTTAGTAATATAAACTCCTATATCAGAATAATATATCATCCACACCACAAATAGGAAGAGGGATTTCTCCCTCTTCCTATTCTTATATTATTTCACAAATTATTCTCGTTCTGTGTAGTCGAGGCTAATCCATCCCCAACCATTACACATTTTACCCCACTTAGATGCACCAGGGCCATCTGCTTCATCGCAAATACCATAGAGTCCCTGATCCATAATGGAGGAATTAATTCCAAAATTGGTACCAGGACCAGAACGCACATTCAGAAGTGTTGCAACAACACGAACGTTGTATGGATCAAATTCCGTTGAAGATTCAGGCTCTCCATAATATTTATTATAGAATTCCATGCCATAACCAGCACGGCGAATCTCAACTTCTTCGCTCTGGTCTGCAGGACGTTCAAACTCATGGAGAATATAATCGGATGCTTCTCGCACAGACTGTGATGCATTTAGTGTTGCAATGTCAATGGATTCCTGTAGTTCCTTCCAAAGATATGCAAGCTGCATTCCCATATCCCCGATGGATGCGCAGGATGCTTTTGCAAAATCCAGAAGTCGTTCCTTACGGCTCCAATACGTCCATTGGGCAAGACCATAACCTGCCTCATCATGTACGAAATTATCATAACTTCCATCATCTACAGCTTTGGTATATTCATCGTCATTCATTTCGAGAGACTTTTCAAAACTATTCTGTAGATTATTTGGAATCAGACCGGATTCTGCATAGATGTTGCCCATCAGACCACAAAGTGCATATGGATTCAATCCCACATCCGTAAAGAATTCATGGAACTGATCTGCATTTGATTTCTGATTGGATGCCTTTGGTTTATAAGAAGGATTCCCCAATCTCCTATTTACTTCATCAGAAATATACTGATATTTGCTCAGAAGATAAGGACCTGGACAGCATGTCGGGTAACAATATTGGTGAGGAATCAGATTCTGTTGATCTGGATCATCTAACAGAAGTTCTTTATCTGCCTTCCAATTCAATGCACCGATACCATTGCGTTGACAAATATCGACACAAAGATCAATGGTTCTCTCCAAAGCTGTATCAGAAACATGCCACTCTGGTGCCCCACCATCATTTGCAACTTCGATCGTCACCACTTGATTATCGATCACTCGACTTGCACAACACCATGCACGATCATCTTCATCAACATATTGACCAATGCGACCACTTCCGTCTACACAATAATGTGCAGATGCTTGTGTGTTCGGGTTTGCAAATACTTGACCACAAGTCTCAATTGTAAGGTTCCCGGCACAGTGGTGAATCGAAATTCCGACAATCTCTCGATTTCTCGGAGATGTACAATTTGGTGAAAACTTGGTATACTCAACCAACGGACTGTTGCTCATCGTCGTCCTTCTCCTTTCTATCCTTAAGCTCCTGCTCAAATTCCTCTACCTCTTTACTTTTTTTATTCTTGTAAAGATCTTCTGGATTAATCATTATATATCACCCCTTATATGATTCATAAATCCATATCGTCATTCGGATTATAGACTTGTGCTTCACGATCGTTATGATAAAGCCATCGACAGGAAACCTCTTCATAAATGAGTAACCAATGATTGAAGGTGAAATTGATGGAATTATATGAAGGAGATCTTGTCAAAATACGTGTCGGTTCCCGTGATATCGATAATGGTAGAGTAATGACACGAATGATGCCATATTCCGAATATGGAACGTTGCGCGCTCGTGTTCAATTGATTGATGAGTTTGATACCAGAGGGAAATATGGTCTTCCACGAATTGTGGAACGTATTAAACTTGTGAATGAGAAAGATGAAGTTGTTTGGCAAGGATTAAGATCTTCGATTGCAGGAAATATTATTCGTGCACATGCAGAAGAAACGAATTACGAAAAAATTCCTATCGTAAATAAAGTAGATAATACAATAGCCACAGTAAGTAACGGGGAATTTACCGTATCAACATCGGCGTTTGGATCCAAGAAACCATATTTGGAAGAAATATCATCGGAATCGAATGTGTTAAATCCAAATGGGATCGAATATAAACACAATGCGATTGGATATGAAGTGGATAATGGTACGATTGATAAATATCGTCGCAATGGAACGAAGATTACATCCCCATTCCCAGATAATGGGAATTTGAAAATAACACGATGGAGAGGGGTTTGACCATGGCAGAGGAGAATGACGTACTCCCGCGGTCCGTAAATAAAATACCGACCTATATTGCGGATGTTGAAACCGCTGCAAGTGATATTGATAAACGTGCTCGTCTTCTGTCAGAGGATATTGAAAACATACAGAATGAAGTATCCTTTCCAGATTTAGCAGTACAATCTGATGCTTCTCGTATGTTGGCAGCACGATATGATTATCAAATTAGAATTGATGATGACCGATATAAAATTGCAGACTCCAAACCGTTGGAAGAACAGCTGCAAGAAGCACGTGCATCATTAGGTATTCCCGTGCATGGAAATAATGATATTGCGCGTGCAATGAAATATTATATGTATAATCGCTTTCATGGAGCAGACTCAAATCTTGCATTTAGTAAAGCATTTACTTATGTATTTTTCACACGCCCCGATTTGAATCTGTTGAATTGTAATGGAACGGCAAATGTGAATACATTGGCACATCCAGAATCGGCAATTATGTATCGACGAAATCCATGGATTTTCAAACTGCTAACGGACTGTACACGATGTGGAGATAGTAACAATTTTAACATGCTTCTATCCAACCAATGCAAATCATTTAGTTTAAATGATAGCCAGCTTGACACAACAGAAAGTGGTGCAAGTTGGGATGGATATCGTATGAGCTATGGTACCCTGTTCAACAGTAGAGCAGCGGGAGAATTCACTTGTACATTCACAGAACTGCAAGATTATTCCGTACTCAATCTCATTCGGATGTGGATGTTGTATATTCATAATGCTCGTCTTGGGCAATGGAAACCATCCTACAATCTGATGAGTCAAACGGATACTTGTTCTGTCGCAGCAAATCCATCACAGAACACCAGTCATGTTTTTACAAAAACATTGGATTATGCGGCATCCGCATATGTATTTAAATGTGGACCTGATGGTTCTGATATTCTGTATTGGACCAAATATGGTGGAATTATTCCTGTAAGCGGTGGAGAAAATGCATTGTCGTGGAATGGTGAGATTGATGATCGACCCAATATTTCCATCACATTCAAATATATGTATAAAGTTCCGTGTAGTGGATTTTCATTGGTGGAATTTAACGAAAAAGGTGCTCGGCTCAAAGGTCGTGGAAATCTACAAGCGGTAGACCCATTCAATGAAAATTATGCGCATAGTGATCGACCTTATACGACAACACCATTTGTTGAAATGTATCTACCACACAATTATGGAAACATTGCAAACGGTGTTGGTGTTGGCGGATCTGCGGCAAAAACACAATTGCGCTTACGTTTCTTGAATACGGACATCAACGGAGCATTCACGGAAAAAGCGATGTTCTCCGCAAAAAGATAGGAGGGAATCCAATTGTTACAAAAAATTGGAGAAGAAGATATTTATGTCAAAAATTATTCCAGTAATTTTAACATAAAGGAATTCATTCGAGGCGTGTTGGTCCCAAGAGCATTTCCTGGTCTTGGAATGAATACACTAAATACGGGTCTCCTCGGTATTACGAGTGAAATGGTATCAACTGCCATTGAGGATTCATTTGGTACAGCATCTCTTATGATGAATGAAGCATTCATTACGCGTGCACAATTGCCTTCTTCCATCTATAGTCATGCATCATTATTTCAGTTGGGATTTAATTTTGCATCACCCAGTCGTTGTAATATTCTTCTTCAGTTGTATTTGGAAGATGTTATTACGAAATCAGAACCGATTGGAAATGGATCGACGAAACGGTATATCTTGGATAAGGATACTGTCGTTGTGATCAATAACAGCATGTATCGTTTGGATCATGATATCCATATCGATCATAAATATATTGATGGACAATTATCCGTTACCTGTGCGTATGCAGAAGATTCGAATCCGCTGGCAACAACATCCGGTACATACATCAAGCATCAAATTACGTCATCAGGATGGATGATGCTGTATTGCAATATGGGATGTTATGAACGCAATAAATCCGTTTATCAAATCACGGATAATCTTGTCACCATAAACTCTGCACTGAAAGTATCATGGACCAATCAGTTGGCAGAAATTAGTGCTACGTATATCTCCCCATCTGGAGAGCGACAGAATATGATGTTGCTACCCAATTATACGGCAGCGCGTTCCGTTCCATATGCATGGTATCAGTTTACCGGTGACAATAGTTTGGAATTATCATTCGACAATAGTCTCGAATACTTCCAGCCATCCTTCAACAGTCGTGTTGAAATTACGACATATACCTGCAATGGCGCAAGTGATAATTTTACAGTATACAACAACCGTCTTCCGCTCACCGTACGCACCAACGGTGGGACATACGAATACAATGCAGGAACGCGAATTGGCGCATTGTGTTATTCAGAATCACGTTATGGAAGAAACAAAGGAACGATTGAAGATTTACGAAATGAAATCATCAATCGATACAATTCTGGACGAGCACTAAATACGGATTACGATCTTCTTTCATGGTTCCGTCAAAATGCGGCAGTCAATGGGGTTTATAGTAAATTCCTAAAACGGCGGGACGATATCTCTGGTCGGATGTTTAGTCAATTCATTTCGATTTCCGACGATAATGGAAACGTAATCCCAACGAATACATTGAACATCCAAGTCGATAAATCGGATTGTGATTTCATCAATGACAATACCGAGTATATCATTCGTCCTGGACATATTTGGCAATATGTCGGAGATCGTCGTGATACGATTACATTCTTAAAAAATATTGACAATAAACCATCCATGGTGACGGATGAGAATATTCCTCCTCATGAATATGGATTTGTCAACCCATTCTATATTCGGATCAATGAGAAGACCAACATCTCTACCTCGTATAACACCATGGTCTCTCATACGACATATCCGGAAATGATTTATCTTAACCCAAATACATTCTTTAATTTCCAACTATCAACGATGTCGATTGAACATGATCTATCCAAAGACTATGCAGATCGATATCGTGTTCAGGTAACATGTATTCCGGTGACGACAACAAATATTCCGGTAACATATATTGAGGGAATCGGAGATAAATTTCCAAAGAAAAAGAATAACCTCCGTCTTGTATTGGCATTCAAATCAAAGAATACTGGATATACCGGTTATATTGAAATGGAGCCGACGGAAATTATCAATCAATCTGCGGTTGTATTTGAAACATCATTTGCGGTGTTGGATAACATGCCGGAAAATGATATCGTCAATATTGACATGCGGACAGATCCAGAGTTCAAATCATTAATTCATCATGGACCACAGGCTGGTCACATTCTTATCGATACAAGAAACACTGAATTTGGCATCTATGTATTGATGAAGGATCTGTATAATACCGCCGTAGATAAACTGTATGATGATGATTCTTTTACGGGATACATTACTGCAAATATTTTCAAAAACGATGCATCCGACTTTTCCATTTATGAAATCATGAATATGATGCGTTCGTATTTAACATTTACTCCAACACAAATTGGAGCCACATTGATTCCAGTAATGGGAATTTCTGCAACAACAGATGATGATTCCATGAGTGTGTTTGTGGATCGATTCCGTGAGCAGTATAAAAATATGGAACCCATTCTATCCCATCTGGAAGGAAATAGTTATCTGGATTTCAAACTATTTAACACATATGGAAGATCCAATAATTATTTCATAGGACCAGAGCATGATGGAGATGTATTGGAAAATTCCAACATTCGATTGGATAATGTTCAATTGAAATTGAAACTGGTTATTTCGGTTTTCAATCGATCGATTTTCTCATCAACGGTATCATCCATCAAGAACATCATTCAGAGTTATATTTCAACAATCAATGACTCTTCAGTGAATAATATTCATGCATCCGATATCATATATCACATCAAAGAGAATGAACCGAATGTGCGATACATTCGATTTGTTGGATTCAATAATTATGATGCGAATAAACAATCCATTTTCCGGAAATATGATCCCTCCAGCAAAGTGGAAAACATTCAAACATACGTACCAGAGCTGGTGCGTATCAACGATAGTGATATCACGATTGTGGAAGAAGTGTGATCGTTATGATTATCGGCGCAGTAAACGTAAGTGGTGTAGAAGGAGATTACATTTGCAAAAATGTAGAAGCGGAATTCTTTACCGATGTTGGCGATTTTTGTATTTGGTCAAATGGATTAATGCCAAATATTCCATTTGGGGCAAAGGCAGTAACACCATCTAATATCGATAAGAATATCTTCCTAAATGCATCGGAATTATCCTTCCCATCCCAAATCAATACACAGAATTTCAAAACGGCAAAATATGTTGGTCGTGCTCCATTGGAATATTACGGAGACGCAACTGAAATTGGTCGTGAATTTCTTCTTCATGTTGGCAATGAGATTGCAAAGTATAACAATGAAGAATTGGTCTTTGGTACACAGGATGCAATGAGTAGTTACAACAAGAATGCATCGGATATGGAAGCAAAACCAAAGACGCGTCAAACACAACAATCAGAATGATATTTGAAAAAATAAAGGAGGGGAGTAATCCCCTCCTTTATTTTATGTGATGGGAAGATATGATAAATGATATATTATCTATATAGGAAGGAGTGTTGGTGATGACAGAATATGAAAAAGAATTCAATGATTGTTTATTACGGATGAGTGGAATTATTCACGGGTTACAAAATATCGTCCAATTTATGGAACAGGGCAATATGCAAATGGCACATGCAGAATTGAATCAATTGGCAACTGAATCTGTAGATTCTGAAGCAAAAATTGTATCCAGTAGATTGGAACGAATGATTGAGCATATTCTGAAACTTGCATATTGTTCCAATCAAAATGATCTCAATCGCGATGCCCGTCAATGGAAAATATCAATCGATAAACAACGGAATGAAGTATATACTCTATTACAGTGGTATGAAAATAAAAGGGAGACCAATATCATAGTACGGGTCATGGATATGATCCCATCGATTTATCGAGGAGGAGTAAGACGATACATGTATGCATCCGACGACAATCCATCTTTATTTATAAATAAAGATCTCATTCCAACCGAATGTCCGTGGACATTGGAAGAATTAATGGATGATACGATTGTCAGTTTGGTTGAAAAATTACCAAACCAAACCGGATTTTACCAATTGTTTGTTGAAGAGAATTATCCATGGAAATTAAATTGTAATTAAAATAATAGAAGGGGATTTCTCCCCTTCTATATTTTTTATAAAAAATAATGCATCAAGGTCGGTTGGGATATGTAATATGTTGATCATCCGGATGTTTGTTTTTATCATATTCCATGTAATTAATGAGATATTGTAGAATGCAAATAATGTCACCATTTCGCACATGATATGGTTTGTAGAAATCATACCCAAGAGGACGCATGTATGAAACATCATCAACGGTAAGATTTGTATCTTTGCAATGCAATACAACGGCGATGATGGAAACATCTTCTCCATCTTTCTGACCGACATTCTTAACAACCTTCGTATATCCAGATTTTGCCCATTCTTCCAATGCTTTATGATTGATGAGAATACTTCCCGTCTTTTCATCAATATTGAATACGCCACCCGTTACGGTGCTGTAATAAACATTATATGGTACCGGGTCGCAATCGGTAAAGATCACATTCACATTATCATTTGATTTGACTTTGATGCAAATCTTTGTATCCGGTATGTTGGAATATGGGCTCTTCTTTTTCAGTCGTTCTTTCCATTCACGGATGATACGGTCTGTTGTAATTTGATCAATGTCGTGAAGAATTTTAAATGATTCTCGTTCTTCTTCACGATTGGATGGATGTGGAGTTTTATATCCATGCGCGGTTGGTGGACGTTCTGGACCAGGGAGAGGTTGTTTTGTATCTGACGTAACAGAACCAATGCATGAATTTGTACATGCCTGCATACATGAGTTGTCGCAGTTTGCAAAACAATTCTGACTGCACTTTGTATCACACCAGTGTCCACAATTATTTGCACACAGCGAACAATTGTTCGTGCACTTCACACTACATTCGCCAATACACATACCAACACAGCTCGTACAGAGAGAACTGCATCCACTGCATGCTTCCGTACAGGATTTCACACAATTCAAATTACATGAATGCTGACAATGCGCACTACATGTAATATTACATGCTGCTTCACATCCGGTACTGCACAGGCTTGAACACGCACCACAGGCCATGTCACAACCGTTTACGCAGGACGTACAATGACTTGCACATTGTTCGGAACACTGAGCGGTACAGGATGCCGACATACAGGTCATGCGGCAATTTGCATCACATGCATTCGTTCCTTCAGAGCCACACATTGCAGTACAGCTATTTGCAATGCAATTTTTATCGCATCCGTGCATACAGGAAGCAACACATCCATTTTGACATGCCGTCTTTGCTCCAGAGGCAGAAGTGCAAACATTTTCACATGAGGTACACTGATCCTTACAGCCAGACATACATCCCTGCATACATCCAGAACCGCATGATGTCGAACATTCCCACTCACAATTATCCTTGCAGGATTGAATGCAAGAATTCCAACACCCGGAAGAGCATGAACCAACGCATGTTCCACGACAGATACCAACACAGTTGACGGTACAACCGGAGGAACACCCACGACCAATTCCGGTTTTGAAATCTCCCTTATTTTCAGAAGGATTATCTACACATCCACCGAAACAGCTCGTGGAACAAGAATGCATACACGATGTGAAACACATGCCCATACATCCGTTATCCCAACACGTTGTCTTCTTATTGGGGTAGAATTGGCAACTGAATGAACATTGGGTGCACGCATAGGGAGCTCCGACTTTCATCTCATTGTATGCAGGCGTACCATCTTTACCACCGCGTGCCGTAATGGATAGTGTTGTTGCTCCCGCCTTTACACATGCCATACCCGCATTGTTTTCACATTTTGATTGGCATGAGGTATAACATAATGAGCTACAGCCTGTACACACATTTCCACAGGTTGCCGTGCAATTATTACCGCATCTCCCAAAACATGTTGTCGAACACGACTCACTGCACTGGTTATCGCACGTTAAATAGCATAGTCCGGAACATGCATTGTTGCATGATGATGGTACTCCTTGATATGCAACACGTCCCTGATAGGATTCTCCCTGTTGTGGATTCCGCGGCGTCATTCCGAAACGAGAAGATGGTTTTCCACCTTCCATTCGTCCAACCGGAATTTTATTTCGATTATTATCGAAATCGTATCCGGTACGATCTGCTTTTGCAGATACATTCGGATTTAGTCCGTGGTAATTTCCATTCCCAGGTTCGGCACCATAATCGTCATAATAATTCGTTTCCGATGGAATTCCCTCTTCGCCATCATATTCTCCGGAGAGCATATAATATTTATCCCCGATTTTTTCATAGGGGATTTTCTTATTGGGGTTTGGTTCTGTCCATGTTTTTCCATCTTTTGTAACGGTAATACGATCCGGTGCATTTGGATCTACCCGATATGGTTTATTGGTTGGCTCATTCAATCGATCGGATTCGATTTCATCAACAAATTTATGCACATTCGACAAATCTCGGAACGCTAAAAATTCCTGCTCATCTTGCCCATAGAAAAGATTGATGTCCCGTATTTTAGATAATCCAACCAAAAAGTTTTTAATTTCATCCAGATCAAATCGTGCTGCCGAGGTTGTCGGTGTTTGACCGTCTGGATTTTGACCAGCAGGATTTTCTCCCTGCTTTGGGTATGTAATATTTCTCGTCGGTTCGATACTTCCAACCGATGGATTGTTGATCGTATATGTCTGATCTGTTACTGGGATTGAAGTTTTATCGTGGGGAATAGAATCCGGAGATCGTTTGTCATCACCAACTTTTGGTTGTGATAATGGTCCCCACCACTTATACGACCCTCTCCGTAACATTTCTTTATTGATACGATTTTTTAGTTCCGTTAATTCTGAATTGGAGTAAACGTCTTTGTTCAAGATGATTCACCACCTTTATTATGGTATTCCATCTTTGCGATGATTGCCATAATTTCAAGATACTTCAAAAATTCATATTCATCTTCCGAGATGATTTTCAATACTCGATTCTCGGGTAATTTACATTGACGCACATCAATATCCCAATCAGGGTGTTTGATGATAAGATTGTTAAAGTAATACCAATTTGCCAATGCTTCTGCATACTTCATGACGCAATGGAATGTTGTTTTCCGATCGGCTGTTCCAATGATCTGATGACCAACAGCCAAACATCCACCGCAGTTACTACTAATTGGACATTCGAAACATAAATCTGTCATACCAGAACGACGTGTCATTCGATCTAATTTATGTAATACTTTTGAACCAGATGCTCTTGTATGAGGACCCGTGGAAACATCCCCAATTTGAAGGCTTTCTACATCGTCGGTAACTGAAGATGGCATATACCTCAAGCATGGATAAAATTCTCCATTTGCCCGTAATGCCAACATTTTTCCAGATCCACCGCAATTCAAGGCGGCCAGAGCACCATTGATTATGATTGTATGCTCTTCAGGATCGTCTGGTAGTATGGGTACTAGGGTAGGACAATAAACATCATATTCTTCATCATCTTCGATGCTGTTGAGCCTTACCCAATAAAGGTTTAGGCGTTCATCATATTTATATCTATGATGATTATTTCGATTTCGAGTTTTAAAGTATACTTCATACCGATCTCGAACATTAACGGTCCTTCCTTCAATTACCATTGTTCCTGCACGTTTATTGAGATAGCATGTCGGGTATTCACCAATGGATCGAAGAATTAACATTAAATCTGATGCAAGATGAGGAGATACCGTATTTACCTTTCGATACCCATCATACATTTCACACCCATCTGTATCCAGATATCCATAAAGAACTTTTATAAGATATTCTTTTGACAATCGTAAAATTCGATTGGAAAAATGTTTTCGATGTGCACCGTGTCCAATGGTTTGACATATTTCATAGAATTGTTGATTCAGAGGGGAACTGCATCGAGATATTGAATACCTTTTCGAAGTTCTTGATTCTCCTACTGTAAACTTCAATCCAGAACGGCATAGCAGATTATAATAGTATTTATCTTCATCATATCCTGGAGTGATTGTAATTCTTTCTTTATGTGTATACCCATCCGCAATATATACCCCTATCAGATAACAAAGGTCCTCGGTCATCCATTTCTCATTTACACCTTTTGAAAAATCAATTAAGGGTAATGCGACACGATCATTTACACGTAATTCTGAAATCGGATAGAATACTGGTTCTGAATAATGAAGAGTATTCTTCCATCCTATGTAAAGAAATTTCTTTGCAAAAACTTTATGATCTTTCGTTAGATGGGTTTCAAACAATCCGGTTGCTTTAATTTTACAATTATCCTTCGAATGTTTTTTCACCATTCGAACAACCCGATGTTTTGATCCGGATGCTGTATAAAGAATATCTCCGACCTTTACATCTTCAATATTTTTATGACCGTTCGGTGTGGCAACTTGTGTTCCAGCTTTGAAGCACGATGTATTGTCGTTACGAGGATTTCCAACGGATTCTGGGCGTTCATTGAAGATGGAAATATAAATATCCTCTAAATCATTTTCCAGGATGTAGTTGGATAATTCTTTCAATTGTTCATATTCGATCGCAGCATGTTTTGTTGTCCATCCAGGTTCAAATACGCAATTCAGATTGATAATCTTCATTCCATTTTCCATGAATGATTTTACCGATTCGAATAGATATTTGATGTTTCCAGGAGCTAATGTCATCTTACTATTTTTATCTGGAACATAGTGCGATGTATAATGTTGTAGTGCCATCATATCAATGTCATAGGAACCTTCTCCATTTGGTTGAATGCGACATGCATCATGTAATTTTTTATTCCCATCAATTGAAATATTGAATGAAATATTATGCGAATATTCTTTGAAAAACGATTGGACATTTGGATTGAAATACTGTAACCCATTCGAGCAGATCGATAATCGATGCATGGTAAACCATGGGTGATTCAATTCATAACATTGTTCCAGGAAATATTCATAAATCTGACGCGTTAAATCAATCTCCAATAATGGTTCTCCACCAATGAATTCAAGAATGATGGCGGGAGAATTATGTTGATTGATATAGTCGTATTTATCATGAAGAAGATCGTCTACAAATTTCTTCGCAATGTCGAGTGTCATCTTCATTGGAGATTTATTGATCTGATAACAATTATGAACAGCCAAATTGTTTGCAACATATGTATGCGATTCTGTCTCAAAATTATATACAGTCATTTCCTTCTGTATATAAGATTTCATAAATGTATTCGTAAAAATAAAATCCAGACGATGTGGATCAAAAATACAGATGTGTGTTTTCGGCTGAAGATCTTTTGCTTTGACCCATCCTTCGGAAGTAAGAATTGGATGTTCTCCGGTAATATAAATCGAATCATCCATCATCACAGATGTAATTTTGTAAATGTCATTGGTTTGTCGTTTGAATAATTTCGTAACCTTTGTCGGATGATCTATTAGGTTCCCATTTTCAGGAAATCCACGAACCATATCCCCTATCTGAATATCTTCGATATTTTTATATGAGAAATCATCCATTAGAATTTTAGTATCCCCGGGTACGCAATATGTGCATGATAGGGAACAATTCTCCGATGTTTGAAATGTAAACGAGTGGACGAAAATGTCTTGGTCTGCGCCCTCTCCTTGAACACTCTGCTTTTCCTTTTCAAATAATTCCGGATATGCTTTTGCAATTCCATCGTTGTATGAATCGGAATAGAATCGGAAATACTCATTTGGATATAGATTGAATATTTTATCCTTGGATAATATCCGATCAACATAATTGAGATAGTCAATATTGTTTGATATAATATTGATATTGAATGTAATATAGGAAGAGTCCATTTTGACATCTTCCGCTAAAACATCAATCAAATTGTCTTTTGAAAATTCGTCACAGTGAATGTATTCATCCATAAATACCCGCATGGCAATACCGAATACATTTCGTAATTCCAATGCTTTCTTTGTAAATTCTTCTTGTAACAATGGTAAGGACGAAAGGTCCTTACCATGCTGAATCATGTATCGTGTACGAAATGAAATGGCATCCAAATCCAACGATAGTCGTTCCATTTTGGATGTTTTGAAAATTGATAGAATAAACTTTTCAAATTGCGGTTTCCGAATCTGAATCGTTTTTTCAAGTAGATTTGTGATCATAAATTCTCCCTACCATTTTGATGTACGACGAAGAATCACCCACACGTCGTATCTTGCTTTCTTACGATCAGCATCACTATGGCTAACCAAACGGAGTCCATCATTATGAAGATAGATGGACGAGTTGAATTCTTTTTCATACGTACGAATTTCGGCATTGTATTCTTTCTTATAATCATAGAACGAACCCAATGCAACTTGTAATTTATACGCCTGATCCATCTCCAACATTCCGCCCATCTGGACAATATCCCAATCCATTGACGTAATTGCCGTAGATAGTGTTATTGTTGATAGCTGGAATTTGTTTGCTGTAATCTCACCTTTGAATCGCCATCCACATAATTTTCCTCCAAGATGCGTAGGCTCTTTTTCATGCCAAACTTCCGGGTTGCAATTAATTCCAGTCTGACCATTCATCATCTGCTCACGGACAACCATTGCAATTTTATTGATGATTTCATCATTTAATTTTGGACTTCCATTGTTGTCTTCCACAAAATACTGACGAAGAAGTTGATCAATTCCAGTCGTACCAATATTGGATAATGTATCAATCTTTTCTGTAATGGTTGGATGGATGGATAATGTACCATCTCCACTCAAATGGAAATTTGCCGGGTTCAATGATTGGATATGAAGTAGATTGGTCAAGTCTCCGGGAGGAACAACATCACCGAACAATTGATCCACTTCCGTTAATGTTGATGAAAGTTTCTCTATATTCAACCGGATGTTTTTATTTGGATCAATGATGAAATAATCGGTATCGAATGTATAATTGAGGATGCTATTGATATCAAGCGTCTTAATGGCATCTTTGATTGCCGTTTTCACATCTGGGACATCTTTTAATACTTCCTCAATATTCACACCAATGGTTCCATTTGGATCCATGAGTTTAAAATGTTTTGTGTATAAAACATCTCGAAACATCGTTGTGACAAGATCGAATGCAAGATGCCGTCGCTCAATGGATGCTTCTTGATATGCTCTGGATGGAATGGAATCCGAACGATAATGTCGTTCTTCAATTGCTTGCTCTTTGATTTCCTTTTCCGTGATTCGTTCCAAAAATGCCAATGGTTGAAGTCCCGTAATGCGAACTTCTTTGAATGTGGATGGGTCATGGTTTATCGTATATCCAATACATCCATTCATTGTACCTGGAGAAATTTGAATACTTTGAACGAATCGACTTTCAATTTCAGAACGAGGCATATATGAACGCGATAGAATATCCCGGACGGTATTGTCCATGAGTGTATTCCATTCGGTTTCATTTCCGAGCAGCTTTTCCAACTTTTCCTTCATGGCATCTTCAACAACCGTATTGGCTGAATATATTTTTGCCATGTCAAGAGTGATGGCACCATTCTTTACAATAAAATACCGCTGATCAAAATTTGGTAATGCACCAAATGATTCAATCTTCCATTTATATACATTGGGTGCAAGTTCAACAGCAATTGCGATTGAATTACCACCAGTCGCACTTCCGCGACGAATGATATATGCATGACTCTGATTGACTGCAGTTGGTATTGGTAAATCTTCTTCCCGCTCGACAACATAAATTGTTTCGATGTATCGATTGATATTCGGAACGGTTGATGCAATCGCATCTTTTACAGCATCAACATAATTTACGACAGCACGTGTTGTCGGATAGGTCGTATAATCTGCCGATGTTTTATTGATGGAAGTCGCCTTATTTGCAACATTCTCTTTTTTATCAAAAAGAATTTTGTGTGCAGATGGATCGACAAGATGTGCTTCAAAATTCGAATTGGTGTATTCGATTTTCTTTGCAATATCTTCTTTATACAGCTCATCCACATAATGCCACAACCGCGCTAAACTTTGACGAATATCTCTATGCACCGAAGGAGATTCACTCCACGAATGTTCCAATAATTTTTTATTGATAAAATCCGTAAGATCACCAGATGCGTTTATCTGTTGCACGGTTACATTATGTGGATTATTGGTATTAGATATATGCGCATGCACATCATCTAAGTTTACATTGAAATCGTAATGTTTCAATAGATCCATGATCGATTTCTTCTGTAATGGTGAAAGTGGTTTGTCCATATCAGATGTGTTATCCACTCTCCCAAGATTCAATGATGCGGATGTGATATGAACATCACCACGCATATTGTTTACGGACGTTACTGGAAATACAAGTTTACCAACGCCCATCTGTTTGATGTTCGTTCGCAATTCGTCTAGAATTTGACGCAATGTTTTATGCGTTGGATCATCGGAATCAATAACTTGGTCCAAATTTGTTCTTGGATAAATGATATCGACTTGGGACGATGTTCCAAGTTCTTCGTTCTTGACTGAGAAGATATCACGTTCCAATACGGAATTTACTTTCCGATTTATCACGATAACAAACCTCCTATCGAATTGGAGTATACTATATTTTGTACCTTAAGAATCCGTTCCGATAACATTATGTTTCATAAACAGAATATGGGAGGGTTGATACCCTCCCATATTATTTAGATTTCAATATCTTCAATTTCTTCGGAATGTTCCGGGAATTGCCCAATTGTATCCATATCAACTTTCTCATTGATAAAATCTTCTTCATTCATTCCTTGTCGAACAATGTTGAGAATTCGCATGGACATCGTCGTTGCTACTTCCATCATCTGATTGCATTCGTATTTGTTATCCTCTGGCATATCATAATTCAAACATTCATGCATGTCTTCGGTAAATGATTCCAATTTCATAAATGCTTGCTTCAGAATACCATACGGAATATCCTTCTCATCTTCCATGGATAGTTACCTCCTTTGAAAAATAAATGGGAGGGAGATTGTTCCCTCCCATATTTTTACTTTGACATATTGGAGTATAGATTCTTCTTAATCTCTTCCAGTTCCTGTGTAACATTTGAAAGTTTATCAAGAACTTCTGCATGGTTATCCGTACCGGAATTGTCATTCGAATCTCCGGCATCCGGAATGTCATCATCGTTGATGATTTCATCATCTGTCGATGAATCATCTGAACTGGAATCGTCATCAATATCCATGTCAGAAACATCATCAGTGAATGAAGTATCCTCGGAAGATGAGGTATTATCATCAGCAGGTGTATCGTCATCGATATTCATGTCATCAATGTTATCCTCATTGACTTCATCCTTGACCTGCTTTGTCACCGTATTGTCTTCCTTGGAATCATCTTTCTTCTCATCAGACGAATCGTCTTTCTTTTCGTCCGATGATTCTTCCTTATTATCATCGGACTGTTCGTCCTTCTGGTCGGATGATGTATCCTCATCCCCGAAGACAATTTCTTCTGTAAAAATATCTCCAGTTGATACGGATTCAACAACCTGTCGATCATCTACTTCGATATCTTCTACATCAACATCATCATCCGGATGACTATCAACCTCAATATCTTCAACGCTATCAGAAGAATCATCATCTGACTCATCCGGAACATCATGCACTGCATCTGGTGCACTATCCGGTGGTGTTGGGATGGTATCTGTGATTGTATTCGATGCAAGATTTACTTCCACATTCATGAGATCAATATCATCGTCATTTAGATCAAATGATTCTGGTTCCTTGGCATCTTCAACTTCATCAACAATGACATCGGTGACTGAGTCATCCGTGTTATCAGATGCATCATCTGTTGTAATCAGATCGTCAATCGTGTCTTGATTTGCTTCAAAAATTAAACTCGCAGTCTCCTGCTCTTGTTTGCGTTCAAGAATTAGTTTTTTGATTTTATTCAGCATATTTCATTCACCCCTTGTGTGTCTGATTATACTCTTTCAGAATTGCTTCTGCCTTTGCCTGCATCACCGTAATCGAATCATTGACATAGTCAATCTGATTGTAATCAGAAATCATATACTTTGGGATATGTCCGATCGACTCTTTAATTTCTTCGATGATGTTATTTCTATCTTTCATAATAGATAACCTCTCTTTCTCATGTTCCAAGTCCGGCTAAATCCGGTTTTCGTGTTCGTAATCCCGGAAGTGTGCGGATTGTAATTGTTCCATAATCCGTATACAAAACTTGCTCACCAATGTGATAGGTATATACACACAGAACATCACCATCCGCAGTTGCAATATGATTTGGTTTTAATCCTTGCAGATAATGTTCTGGGAATTTAAATTTGTATTCGGAAAGACGATATACCTCGAGAGAAATACTCATTTTTCCTAGGGATAGTTCATCATACAATTTTCCATCTTTTAACCATGATGAAAATTTTGTTGTTTGAATCGTATCCGGAACCTTTTCGACAACCTTTATCTGCACCATCGAATGGAAACATTTTGCCGAATGGATTGGATTCTTGGATGCAATCGATAGCATTTGTGTTCCTGTCATTTTATTGACTTGAAATGAAATTCCTGTGGATTGAAATGATGATTTTTTTGCCATCATATCTGCGATGGAAGATTCATTTGGATCAAGATAACGAGATTGAAATTGTTTTACATTTTTTAGAAACGATTCCGATACCGTTGGACGATTTGTTGTTGCTGTAAACGATACACCTATCGGAGAATAGGCATATGGATTATTTTTATATCCATTGGCTTTTAATGATGCAGGTACATTCGATTGTGGAACTGTCGGTTTGTATATATCTCCAAGCACCCAAGAAGAAAGATTATTTCCATTGGACTTGGTATGCAATTGCGTTTCATAGAACGGTTTCTGTGTTTGAGAAGTGGTAAATACAACCATGTGATTCACCTACCTCAGTAGACCAATTCGTTGTTGTAGATCAGTTTTTTTGCAATCGTTACTGTGGTGCTAGCATCTTGAAATTTAATTTCTTCAGAACCTTCACCGTTTGTATTCGTTTGTCCTCGTACCGTTTTTTCTCCAGAAGATATAAAAACAGCATTTCCTTCCAGAGTTAACTCATACATTGCAGGAACTGCATCTTTGTAAAAATTAATCGATCTCAGTAAAACCTTTTTAACTACGGGAGCTCCACCTGTTGGCATTTCAATATATGGATCATTGAGTCGATTTTCATATCTCACAGTGAGCTCTACCGGTAATTCTTTGCTATAGATTTGAATGGAGTTGTCATTGATATTTGAGAGATATATTCGTTTGAATTGATCATATCCCATATCATGCCAATCTTTTCCGATGTACACATCTTTCCACCGGAGCTTTCCTTCATCCGAAACCGTATAGAATCGAATTCCCGTTTCACCCAATTGTTGGATAAACGTGTTGTCATCAATCTTATCAAGTTGTCCCAATATGATGGATGGTGCAGCATCGTTTAGTTCTTTATACCAATAATAGTCCGTTAATGTGATATCAAGAGGGTCGGTGTCAGGTTTGTTTTGTTTCCATACAGCAATCCAACGCCACGTTGAATCATAGTTCCGAGTGAGATATGAATACGATGGCCATATCGCCATAACGAGATAATTGCCAATGTTCCAAAATTTAAATTGTTCTCCGGGAATAGTTGTTGCGATTCGAATAAAATTCTGTCGGAGCTGTAACTCATTGTAATTTTGAACCGTTGTATTATCTTTGTATTTAAACTTAAGGAATTCAAATACATTTTTCACTCGAGTATTATCCGTATGGAGATTTACTTCATCAACTTTTGTAAGTTTTGATTCATCAAATTTATATAAACGCAACCATTGCTCTGCAGTTTGCGATCCATTGGAGTCATATATGATCGCGGTATTATTTTGATTCATATTTGTAAAATGTACGATAGGGTAGTCTGTTGATGACCTCCCGACTATGTTATCTTGATACCAGACCTGTTTTACTTCCCCATTTGCATACGATAATACAAGCTCGCGCCCAAGCCGAAACATCATTCCATGAACATATAGGAGTCGATTGACTTTATCATGTCTGACAATCTGAGCTGTATCGGGTACACTTGTGCCAACAGTAAATGATACTTTTACCGTAGCATTTACCTTATGGAATGAAACAGCTTTTACAACCCGATTCCCATTGTTATTGGAAGAATCATTTATAACGAAAGCATACAAATAATCATCGTCCTGCGCAATTGCCATAGATCGAAATACATACGGTAGTTCCGTTGATGCTGTGACAAATCGTTTCACTTCCTTTGTCACCGTATTAATTCTTAGCACAGAATCACCGCACCACACCCATTCGATGGTCGGGTCGGTAGAATCAATCCACATTGCAGTCGCCTTTGAAACTCCATTCGTATCAAAAAACCCATCTACTGAATATCCAAACTGATATCCATACGTTGACTCTGGAAGTTTCTGGTTGCGGAATCGTGTACCTAGGCTCGTGCGTTTATCGTCCGTCGGGTTTTTGTTCCAACCAACATCAATTCGTTCATTTGATACTTTTGCAAGTGTCCTTTTATCATAGAGATATCCATCGAGAATCAAATGTTTTGGCGTCTCAATTGCTTTACATGTCACGTAATCGAGACGAGGATTTGCTTTTGGAAAAATCATTCAATTCCACTCCTCTCTATTCACTCACCAATTCGACTTTGATGTAATTTTCTGCGGCTCCATATACCGTGATTGGAACAGTAAGATCTTCCGACGTTGACGTCTCAACGATTTTCGTTGTTCCATTATCATCGAATTTGATGGCACCAACAGCAACAAGTCGAACTTTAATCGATACACGATTATGATTTTGATCATATACTGAAATTTTATAATTGTTGGATGATGTTGTATTTGGATCTGCCAATACAACATCATCTTTTTCAAAACGATCTTCCACTGTATAGATTTTGGAATTCAATTCATAATATGATTCCGTTTCACAGTGTAATTCATTTGTATTGTAATTAACCCACCAAATAGTTCCATTGATCAATCCCATCGAACAAAGATTCGGTGTTGGAATATCACGCGTCTGAACCAAATTATTATTCTCAAGATCGACACGGAATTCATGAATCGCTTGATCTGCAACATGAAGAAGGAATTTATTTCCGCTATGCGGGATAATATATTCCATATAAAGCTGTGTCATCATACCAGCATTCAATACTTTAATCTTTTTTGGATCCGTTTCGTCAATCTCGCAAATATACCAGCGGGTCATTCTTGTTGGAGGGAATGATGTAAATTTTACCAATCCACGCACACAAGTCATGAAGGTAATAAATTTCGTTTCAGAAAGTTTATATGATATAAATGCCTGGCTCTTCCTAGGATAAGGAATATTATAGGGGGCCGCACTAATATCTCTATAGTGATCGAAGTTTCGCAAAGGGGTAGGAATTTTATCATCCCAAACAATTGTATTTTCTCTTGCAGGATAAGAATCATATGTTCTGTCGTCTGGATTAAATTTAACACATCCCCATTTTATCGGGTTATTCACTATTATATCTACACAATTTAATCCGTAATGGAACCCATTTTTCATTGGGGCTGTATAAGTATAATATGGAATGTCAGTCCAGCTCCAATTATGATGTGCAAAATCCTGCTTACTCCCATTTCGCAATGTCGTTGCTGTTGCCGGATAATTTACTTTATTAGATATATCTTGATGAATTACAGCTCCGCCCGAATTTGTCATCGCAATCGTATGATCGTCTCTATATATGACAGTTGCTCTATATGTTGCAGGTTTAAACAGAGTATGATCACTACCGCTAAACATTGGGACTGTTTTGACGTAACTCAATGTATTCTTGTCAAATATTAATGTATACATCCTGTATTGATCCATATTCGGATGCGTAAACGATGAACCCGTTAGCGGTGTCATACCGATAATACCAATATGAATATCATTTACAAAATATATTCTAGGAATCACCATCGAAATATCAACATTTGCAACAATATTCCCATTCCGATCCAATTTTGTTAGTTGTGCAATTTTTGGTTCACTACCAGCATATTCACGTTGTATTCGATTGATGATATAATTTTCATCCGGGTTCGATGGATTTGACCATGCAAATCCCATCCATTCAGAATTGGTGGACCCGTTACTAACGTCAATGAGTCGATCATCATCATAAATTGTATGATAATATGTACCTCCGGCATCAGTAAACGTCGTATGATATGCATCAAGTTTCGATTGGATATACATATAATCATTACAGATGATTGAATTCGCGCATGGGGCAGGAAGTTCAACTGGATTCGAATTAATTAATTTCATATTCGAATCCAATACTTTCCCATCAATAATATATTTATCACGAAATCGTGCCAATCGAACAATAGCCCCTTCGTGTCGCTTTAATGCACTGAGTACAGCCATAATGCATTTCCTCCTTTAATTAAAAGACAATACATCAATCATTACTTTAACATTTCCTTGTAGGGAAATGCTTACATAAAATTCTCGTTCCGGAATTGTAAGATGGTAGGATCCTTTGATTGCTTCAATCAATTCTCCACCATTTCGTCCAATAAATTTAATCTTAGCATCCGATGCCATATTAAGATTTGTGATATCCAATGTTGCCGAGATTGCATTATTGATATGGATGGAGAAATCATAAACGAATTCATATTCAGTTGGAGATTGAATCACCTTTTCAAAATGGGCATTGGTTGGGACATATGGATTTGATAAAATAAATCCAGTCCCATTTGCATTTACAGTCAATACCTGCCCAATACGACGTTTCAAATCATCAACCGAAACATCCGATAATTGGACCAATTTATTGATTTGATTACGAACGGAAATCGTACCGTTCGAATCAATCGCAATCGTATCACCGTCCGGCTTTACATGACCAATCGTTCCGGTGGTTGCCGGTCGATTGGGATTTTTTACGGACAATACACCCTTTTCACCAACAATCAGCGTTTCATTATCAGGACGAACAATTCCCGCTCTTGCCAACGTGGCATACAGTAGCCGATCTTCTGGAAATGCACCATTCACCCTTGCATTGATGTCGGATAACTCCTGCATAATTTTTGGAGAAATTCGAATCTCTCCACTCGGATCAAGAACAATTGTATCCGTATCTCCGCGATATTCTTTGGTAGATAATACATCGCCGGTCATTCGCAATGTATTATTATCAATCTTGATTACACCACGATTGTTTCCAGATGCAGTTCGAACGGTAACTTTTCCATCCGGCGTTTTTTCCATGGTATCTGGATCAAAAATCAAATCCTGATTCACAATACTCTGATCAAGCAATCGAATTTTTTGTCCATGGATATTGATGTCCGAACGATTTGATTGAATCGCACTCTGTATCTGAGCTAGGATTGATTCAACCTTTGCGGAGCTATATGTACGTCGCATCCGAGGACGTGTATCATCAATAATGTCGACCGTAGTTCCAGAACCACCGCCTCCACCATTAACTTCCGTAATCAGATTAATGAAATGGAGTCCATCCACATCTTTGATCAAAAGTCCAGATGGAGATGGTTTTACATCATCAACCTTAATTTTTTTCTCCAACACAGCAATCGAATTCATCGGAAGAATATCTAAATTTTCCTGATCGATGACAATGTTTCCAGAATTATCGGTTTTTGTATTAAAAATCTTTTTTGATGCTGCAGCACCTTGTCCGAAATAATATGCACCAGATTCTCCATAATTGTGTAACGCAGGAAGTATATCTCCATCATTATCTACATCGAGAACGGAAATCTTATGTTCTGTATAAATGGTAAGAATATTTGTACCACCAATGGCATCTTTCCGAATGTATTCATCCAGCATTGGCTTTCGTACAACATCCGGTGGAATTGTTGCGGATAAATTTTTTACCGCATCGTCAATTGCTTTGTTGGTTTCTGTTTTGGTATAGGCATCCGCCTTTTTCATGTAGTCTTTCAACCGTTCTTCTTTTACATAAGAAGAGAGATCGATATTTCCATCAACAGCCTTCACGACTACATCATCTACATACCGTCGTGTTGCATATTCAGATAGGTCACCCGTTTTCACATACCCTTGTAGAACATCATTCAACTTTGTTGAAGAAATGTAATTCCCAAGTTCGGATTTCAATGTATATTCGGATAGCTTGGTCGTAAGATCATTATTCTTGACATATCGAAGATCCAATTGATCGTATCCACCAATGGCAGGATGAATGGTAGTATTATTAATATGCTCCAGGAATTTCTCCATGGGCGTCATATCATTCCACTTAGCTCGTTCTGCATTTGATGTATGAATCGATTCATTCGTAATATGTGATTGAAGTGTTTCACGTGCAGAATTCCAATGATTGCGATCCGTATCACTAACATGGACATTATGATCTGTAATATGGTCTTCCAGTTTTCTACGAAGGGATTCATCAAGGAAGCGAATGGTTGACATCACACGATCAAATTCAGCACGTGTCGCATTTGAAATCGGTTTATCCATATCGGATGTATTGTCAACATTCCCGAGTCCAACTTTAACTAGGAAATCCTTTTCTCGATTTAACAAATTTCTCGGATAAATCAATAACAGATCATCGACATACATACCCATTGCATAATTGATGCGATTGTCTTCTTTGGTTGTCGTCAGACGACCATCATTTCCAAGATATAAGATGCTCTTGTTATCCAACCGCGGAAGCTTCACAGATGCAACGCCATGTGATAATACTTCGAGTTCTGTATCTGATATTTTTTGAATCACAACCAACAATGGTGATTCAATCTGTATCGCACTCTGTGTTGCCAATGAATATTTATGATTTCGATCCACCGTAATGACATCACTAACGTTGATTTTGTTACCAAAATCAGCATCGACATTGATGATTGTTCTTGAACTGGATGAGACATGATCTAATGTATAACGCCGATATTCGATGCGTAAATGTTCAAGGAATCTCCGTAAATCCTCGTATGTGATTTGAGAATGTTCACGATTGAGCATATTCTTATCTTCACCCCTATCAAATGGTGTTGTTTCATTAATAGAATGTGAAAGGGCAATAAAAAAGAAGAGGGGAGAAATCCCCATCTTCTTTTGTGTGTATCGATATACCAACTCATTTATTTTTTATAGAAATAAAAAAATAAAGAGAGGGGGATGGTCCCCCTCTCTTTATTTTCAACAGTTGCAGTATGATTCCGGATGATCAGATATCATCAACTGTGTGAGTATTTTGGAAACAGTAGGGGCATCATCATCCTTGAAGCACCGTCTACCCAACAATGATAGTTTCTCATCGTTCAGATTCCCAGATGCAATCATATGTGCAATATCATAATTCCATATCTCAGTAGTAAACAATCCGTTGTTTACCGTATATACTTTGATATAGAATGTTGGATATTTCACGACGACACAATCGCCAATACAGCCGATTGGTTCGATGGATGATGCATTGGGAAATCTAGAATTCCATAATAACTCAATATCTGAAGTGAAGTCAAAGGAAGACATCACTTCACAACGTTGCCATTGAGGTCCTTCTTAACCTTCATCTGGAGGTTCTTCGGCACCGGGCTCTTTGCACGAATCTGTACAGAATCCTTGTACGTAACTTCATACGAGCCGGTAACCTGACCAGTCTTCATGTCGCGGATCTGACCTGTCTTGACCTTACCAGGATTATCAGCAAGATAAATTCCGCCAACAACATTCTCCTGTGCAGGAAGATCAAACTTCTTACCAGTCTTGATCTGCTCCATGACGATATGGGGAATGACCTCTGCGAGATTCTTTGTCGAAATCTCAATGGTGTCAAGGACGCCAGCTTCAGCCTTCTGCGGATACTTTGCAGTATCGAGTGTCTTCTTCAGATCTGCCACGATTGCGCCATGAATAGAAAGCTCATTCTTCGAGCCATCCTTATTCACTGACCCAACCTTATAGCTGGGGTCGTTGACGAGACTGTGCACAAGATCAGCAAAGCCACTCTTACTGAATACACCACGTCCCGTTACCATCTTACCTGCATTCTTACCGAGCAGGTCCTTCATTGTCTTAGCCATTTTTTATTCCTCCTTTTAATATATTAAAATGAATTTAGGATATGGCTTCATCCTATTGTATTGAAAATATATAAGTATCTCAATGCCTTATGATTCCCATACATTTTCACATTGCATATTTTGTTGTCGGAAAAATAAATAAAATAAGAAGGGGAATAATCCCCTTCCTATTTCATTTACTGTAATACGTGTAAATTATACAACCTGCATGTTGACCGTCTTCGTCAACGTAATATCATTATCCAGCTTCCGCTTGTCCTTCAGAACCATTGTAACGGTAACTGGAACTGTGCTACCTGAAGTACCAGGAGCTCCATCAAAGGTGATATTAAGTGTGTATGTAGTAGGATCGTATACGGTTGTGTTTGTAATACTTGTAGGTACCGTCGTGGTTATACTTGAAATATCCCAATCAGTATAGACAATTTGACTATTTGCAGAATTTTCAATATTCATTTTTGTAACCGCAGCGAATTTTGAACTTTGCACTCTGGCGATCTTAATATCAGATTCTGTGAAATTCAACTGTTGCGGTATGATCCGATTTGGATCATGGAATTCAATTTTAACGACCTGAATTGGTTGGAAGTCACTCTTTACGCCATCCAGCTTTACTGGATATTTTACAGAGAGTTCTCGTCCGAGAACAAGATATCCATACCCAGGTGTTGTTGCAGAAATGTAAGATGTTGTCGCACCATCGGTAAGTTTGATCGTACGAAGCCCTTCATCGTTCTGAATCGGGAAGATTCGATAGAGCGCTTTGGCATCAAGTGCTGGCTCATACTCAACAAGAGTATTGACATCATACTGCTTATTGATTTCCAACTTCGTAATTGGTGTCTTTCGCTGATATTTTGTAATATCCGCAAGAGCTGGGCCAACCTGAATATCGAATCGTTTACTCTTCAGCACGATTTCATTTCCGCCACGGGAAATAACAGCATCGATTGTGAAGATGACTTTATTTCCGGTTGGGTTCAACGTCGCCGGATCAATCTTCCACGTACCATCACCATTGTCGATGATATTTGTAATATTCGTTCCATCGGGAATGAGTCGAATGGATGAATAGTTTGCATCCGTTGGGTAGATCACAGGTTTGATGATGTTTACGTTACCAACACGGAAAACTTCATTGTCTGCAAGATGTTCTTCTGCATATGTCTGGAGTACTTCAATGTCGATGTTATCAATCTGCGTATTGTTGACCGTGAATTCAATTGGAATTGCAAAACTCTTATCCGAGTAAATACCATTCTTATCATGAATTCGAATTTGAATGTTGAGTGGTGTTGTCGCCACCGGTGTATCTGTAATGGCCAGTTTAATTTCATTCCGATCATAATCGAATGTTACTGTTCCGATATTCGGTGTCAGCGTAACCGTAACATCATATTGTGTTAGATCCGTCGCATCACCTGTAATTACAATCGGAATGGATACATTCGATGTCGTAATCTTTGATACCGAAGATGAAATGTTGACAACCGATGGAGTTGACTTACGAACCTCAACCGTGAAATCCTTTGTAAAGTCATCGCCGATTGCCTTACCATCCTTGATACGAACACGAACTTTGATATTTCCTGGGGTATCACAAATAATCGTATTGTTCACAATACGACCAGTTCCAGAGACAATCTCATACGTCGTTGATGTATTCGTTGCATTGGATGGAGAAACCGTACGACCTAACGTTCCAGGAATTCCCGTGTAAAGATAGGTAAGATCAAATGCTACATCGGTAACTTTGACAAACGGTGCCGTGATATCAAGCTCAAAGTCCTGCGTGTATTTGTATTCATTTGCACCAGTAATGGTTGCACGAATAACAACCTTCCCGGAACCTTCAACCTTCAACTTGTTCGTATCTGTGATCGAAACAATGTTTGTATTTGCGTTTACAACACTCCAAACAATTTCCTGATACGTTGCATTTGTCGGAGAAATCACAGGATTGAGTGTAATCGTTGTTCCCGATTCAATGGATGTTGGAATACCACTGATGGAGGAAACATGAACCATTTCGGCAACATTCAGCAAGAAGGAATCTTCAACGCTATCAATGCTGACCTTAATTGTGGTATTTCCTGCAACAGATCCAATGACAATCAGACCATTGTCCAGAACATCTGCAATCGCTGGTTTGCTTGATGTATATCGAACTGTCGAATTTGCATCCGGCGGCGTTACGACAACATTCAGCTGATATGTCGACGATGCAAGGAGTGGTTTCGTTGGCTTATTCTGAATGACAACAGACGCCGCTTTCTTCACACAAACCACGGTTGACATTCCAGAATCAGCAGATGTATGATTTGGATCATTCTTGACGGAAACACGGCAGAAATATTTGTATATTCCTTTTTCGAGATTTGCAGGAATATCGAATGTTGCAGAGTTTGCTCCTGCAACTGGAGTATCATTCGCTGTATCATGGAGGTACCACTGATATTCCAGAATATCATCATTGGATTTTGCAACCACATTGAGTTTCTCTGTAATATTTCCAAAATCAACCGAAACATTCGTCACAGGATGTTTCGTAAATACAATTCCAGAGGATACTACTTTGATGCTCTTGGTTGTCACATAATCCTGATTTGCACTAAGACCATACTTGATGAGTGCTTTCAGCTGGATCGTACCAGACATTCCACTGACCAACGTATTGTCCGTAATAGCCACATTGGTTCCATCCGCATCTGCAATTGACCAAACAATCGTTCGATAGGATGCATTTGTTGGGAGAGCATAGCATGTATTCAGATTGAACGGCTCACCCGTCTTGATGGAGGTTGGCACATTTGCAATGGATGTTACTGCCGTATGGTCCACACTTACGCTGATCGGACTAATCCGAATATATGCATCGCGACTGCGCATCACAAGGATACACGGTGAGTTGGATGGATATTCAGAGGTGAGTGTGAATCGAATGGTTGCACCATATTTCGTCTGCGCAAGAATCGTTGGATCCTTTACAGGAATAATAGAACCGTCGCCAAATGCAAGAGCCCAGTGGGATAGATCATTCGAAATTGAAAGCTCGGTACCAATCAGCTTCGTTGAATTGTATTTGATGGAAATGAGTGCACGAGTTACTGCACCATAGCTGTCGGTAGTTCCATCATATTCATCTGTGGTATATCCATCGAATGGAGTGAAATAGGTATCGCCGATATAATCTTTCGGGAACTCCAATGCTTCTGAGGAGTTCGAAGATTTGTTATACAGTCTCCAATTTGCTCCATCATATACAAAAAGATGATCACTGATGTTATCGGTATCATATGCAACCAGAGGCTGATTCTGATATACCATCGGCTTTAGTCCAGTTCCCTGGACATCAATCTTCGGATTATTGACCGTCAATGTATTCTTAAACCGAACACTGATCAATGTTCCTGTCTGTAGAATGAGTGGGTAATCGGGAACCGAAGGATGAACAACCGTTGCAACTTTATTTGGATCATCCCCACCCGTATCGCAGATACAGCAAACCGCTGGAAGAATATTCTTGCGAACCCATTCCGTTGTTGCGATACGCTGATCGTTCGAATTATTCGGAGGATTATCTGCCTTTGCTTCACCCGTTAGATGTGGAGAGTTCAGTGGAGCTCTCGTAATATCCGTCGGATGGCGATGGTCTGCACGCGCATAACGACCATCATCTGTTCCCTGCCACACAACACCATCCATGAGAGGATCGACTTCCGATGCACGCGCATGACCAAATAGATCAGCAGTTGCTTGTCCGTATGTTGAACCGGATGGAGATGTATGAACACGGGGTGCTTTCACGAGATCGAGATAACGACCCATGTTTGCAGAAAGCGCAGCAGCAGGATCAAGAGAATCAAGAGAATCAATCACACGCGTCAGTTCAATATCATTGATCAGAGCAATGACATCCTTTGTATCTGCCTTTGTCTGATTCAGAATACGGCCCTGGTTTGCCGAAAGTGGACGATCCGATTCATATGAAATCAGATTGTTGACGACCTGATTCTTGACATATTCTGTCGTCGCAACTTTTGTACTACGATCACTGATCGCCTGTGTTGTCGTTGTCGGAGATTCCCGTAGGTTGATGGATGGAGCAAGTTCAAATTCACCGATGGTTCCGGGAAGAAGATCTGCGCGAATCACCTTGTCATCGCTCACCGTCAACTGAATGTGTTCGGATGTTGATCCATTGTAGACTCGAATCATTGACGAAATATTGATCCGGTTCTTCGTTCCATCCGGAAGTGGGATGACCAATTCAGATGTTGCAGAATCAAATGTGATGCTTCCAAAAATATTCGTAATTGGAAGAACAAGTTCAACCTTATTTCCATCACGTCGTGTGAAAATAATTGCTGACTTGAGCGGATCCCACTCTGCAGAAGAAATATACTTACTGCCATCCAGACCATCATTCAGCTGATTGATCTGCGTAACAATACGATCCAGTGCAAGCTGTGTCTGTGCAGAAATCGGTTTATCTACGTCTGCGGTATTATTGACACGATCAAGACCAATCTGCGCAGCAGTCACATTGTGTGGATTGTTGAAATCGGTAATATGGCTGTTGTATGTAACCGTTGAGACAGAACCAATCTGATCTGCCGTAATTCTATGAGGGTTATTGAAATCATTGATGTGATTGAATAGGTCTGTGCGAGTTTGCTGTGAACCAGTAGGACCATCTACCTTACCCTGAAGCTCAATGATGGTATTATCATACCGACGGAATTCTTTTGTTACACCCGCCTGAGTCACATAGCCATCTTCGTTTTCACCAAGGCCTGTATAGACTTTAGGAGCACCCTCAATATCAGCATATCGAACAATACCCTTTGGCAGGAATTTACCGGAGGTAACATAATCCGTGAAGATATCTTCCGGATTCTTCCATGTCGTGTCGTAATTGGTATCTGACTGCTTTACGAGGAATTCTCCCGTTACACCGCCAGCGGGAACACCTTCACCATCTTTACCATCGACATAGTCGACACCTTTGATTGGCGTATATCCATCCGCACCTTTGATGATCTTCGGTGTTGGTGGTGTTGTTTCTTTTGAAAGAACCCAGGTCAACTCACACTTATCATCAAGCTTTGGATACCAGATGTTTCCATGAAGATTATCTTCATCTGCGGTTGCATCTGCAAATACCTGGATGAAACGTCCCTGCATCCATACATACATAGAAGTCGATGGGAATACAATGAACATATCACCAGCCTTCATGGTTGCAGATCCAACTTCCAACCAGTTGAGACCAGGAGCCTTCCGGTAAATAACGACATCCGCAGTTTCATTTACTTTATAATCCGTCGCTGGACGAACCGCAAAATACGTTGCTGTGGCATCAAGTACATCTGGGAGAGCTTGCGTAAAGGAAAGCACATAGTTCGGGTTCCAATTCGTTGCATCATATGGACGAACGGTTGCAACCCCAGTGCGATCATCATATGCAATATTTACATAATTGAAGAATGTTTCACGAAGTGCTTTGAATGATGCATCGATTTCTTCTCTGGTGTAAGTACCGGTCTGATGTGCTGTAACATTGTGCGGATTGTTGAAATTGTTGACGTGATCTTCAACCACGCCAACATCTGCTTTCGCATTCCATGCACGACGTTCTGCATCGCTAACATGCATTCGTGTATTGGAAATATGAGAATTGAATGTTGCGGCAGAAATATTCGAATTCCATTTTGCACGCTCAACATCGGTAACGTGAATGGAACGAGACTGAATATGATTGAAGAGATCCGATACGTTTGCCTTCAGATCAAGCTGTTCTCCAACAGCACGTTCCGTCGGAATCTTACTATGGGAACGATTGACCGGATTCTTATCAATGGAACGAACAACATCAAGGCTACCAATATCTCCCTGCACGCCACTCCATGTCATAATGCGTCCAGGTTTCCCGGCTTCAATCAGCGGTTGCTTGGAACGCAGAAGATTATAAATGGCCTCCAGCTCATCCGACAATGTTGCAGAATTTTCATCCATTGTCTTCTTTACTGCATCATATACAGTAATTGGATATGTGAATTCATAATCAACATTCGGCAGGGCCATATCATGTCCATCCATGAATACTCTGGATTGGACAATGCGTTTATTTTTTAATTCACCCATAGGAATTAATCTTCCTTTCTTATTATGATAATTGGCTAGAATTAAATCAAGGTTCCTTATACTTACTTAGTTCAAGCTTCCGCTTCTCTTCCAATGCCTTAATTCGAACCTTTTCACGAATGTTCAACGGAACTTCCATCAGATTCATCTGTCCCTTAGCTACAACGCGGGCATAAAAATTGATCAATGCTCTTTCTTGCCTCATACGTAAAAACTCCCTTACTATAAGTAATATCTTATAGATTTGGTGAAGGTAATCTAAAACGATATTTTAGATTCTCTGATCGCTAAATGCAACAAAATATGGAAGGGTGGCTCCACCCTTCCAATTTATTTTTAAAACATTTGATCTGAGACGATAAATTTTGTATCGTCAGCAATAAATACTCCTTCATTTTCAATATTCATCTGAAGTATTTTTATCACTTTATAATATCTCATGCTTATCATGTCTTGATTTTTAGAACTTACCTCAAACATATTTTTGAAGAAATCAATTTTATTTTTTCGTCGAATGATTTCTTTGCAATTGTTACCAGATTGATATGCATTAAATATTTTCTGATAACAATCATCCATTTCATTGATCGTCAGCTTACTGAACGTACTAATGCGTTCATTTACGATACGGAAATCAATATTTCTTCCAATAGAATCTTCTAATTGATTCAGTAGACGGTAGACGTGTACATCATCTTCGATTCGTTTTACAAAGACAAAATCATGTGATTGATAAATATCAATCGTCTGATGTTCCATAGATCTTGCATATTCCATCATTTGATCCATCCTTTATAAACTACTAGACAACGCTGAATAAATATTTTATTGATTTGATGAAAGTTCTTATGGTATTTGCAATAAATAGGAGGGAAATATTTCCCTCCTATTTTTATTTTGCATTCTTATTATATTTCTTAATAGCAGATTCAATCTTATTGGCATCAGACATGATGTAGTTTACGATTTTACCAGTAAAGGAAATTGATTTCCCAATCGTAGATAGTGTACGATTGATCAGCGCAACATCACCTTCACTCAATTTATCCATTTCATGGTTTGCGGACGTTCGATCAATTTTTGATTTCAAATCACGATGGATTGCGTTGAAGATTTGATTGTATGATTTCATTCGCATACAAATTTCATTGAGTCCATCGTAATACGTAACTTCACCATTCTTCGTTTTAATTACTGCCGATGGTCCAAAGTATGCTTCTCTGGTTACTTCATCACTAAACTTTACCTGGGTTGGTGTAAATTTAACTGCAGCAATTTTATTCCATTCACTATTGGATTTCTTCGCTAATACAATATCCGAATCTTTAAAAATGGGAAGGCGACGACGAAATCCAGTTTTCCATGCATCACCCTGGGTCAACTTTTCCAGATATTGCATATATAGATCAAATGACGGAATGACACGATCCATCATCGTTTGCACATCATGATATGTGATATACAATTCCATATCCCCGGTAATTGTATTTTTGATGTGCCGTGGAATGGATGACAATCCACGCGCAATTGCATTCAAATGTTGCGGAATATTATTGATGAATCGTGCAATGGCACCCAATAGTTTATTCATGAGACGAATGAGTTTCATGACAAGATCCCATGCAAGTTTTAATACAGATGCACCAAGGTCCGTCAGTCGATTATAAACACTTGCGGTATCTTTCATTGTCTTTCTGGTATTTTTGAATGGTGCGTTTATGTTACCAATATTCTTTACTTTTCCAACAAGAGAATTGTTATTCACTTCGACTGCTTCCAATACAAACATATCGTATGGAAGTAGTACGGCATCTGCATATTGGATTCCTTCCATAAAAGCAGTCTGTTCCGGCTGCGTTAATTGATCAAAATCCAAATCCAAAATCGAGTCCATAATATCCATTATGATTCACCTCGTAATTCACATAAAACAACAACTTCATCACGCATCGACGACAGTGCAATGATGGAACGATCTGCATCCGGATGACTGTCTGGGAAGCGTTTCATTTCATCCGACAATGCTTGGTTCTTCATATGCATTTGTCCAATTTCAAATTCTTCAAATTTACGTAATCCATCTTCCGGTAGGATATCCATCATACTATAATTCCAGTAAGACGATGCCGCTTTTTCTGGCGTACAAACATCTTTAGGAATCTCACAATAGATGATCTTCTTAATCATGCATTTCCTCCTAATATGTAATTGTATCGTATGCAGACAAAATCATTTTTCCATCATACGATACTTCTTTGTAGATGCGATACTGATCATAGGGTGTACGAGTGCGGAATACTTGAACATTGAATGGTTTTGCAACCGTATCAACGGTTACCTTTTCAATTTGATGATATAACCGACCTGTACTTCCATACATACTATCATTTCGTTTTAAATCACGGGCAACCCCAATCAATGCAACAGGGTAGTATGATTTCGATCGTTTGGAAACAGGATGGATCATTCGATCTTTTTCATCCAACTGCGTAAACGATTGTAGTGCAGTGCTTCCATCGTTTGCTGGCATCAAGAAATCTTTTGTCGCGAATACACGATTCCATCCATATTGATAAAACCGATATCCTTCATACCCATAATGGATGAGTGGTTCAATATTTAAATTTTTAACACGGGCAGAAATCCAAATTCGTTTTTTATCATTGTATGGGAAATAAAATACTTGATCATTTGCTATTTTTGTGGATGCAGATAATCCAACATCAATCCATTCATCATCATTTGTTACTGCATACATGTGTCCTTCATATAGCATTTTCCCAGAAATATTTCCAAATCGTTCATATCGGAAAATAATTCCTTTTGGATCAAGAGAAGCCATTTGATTATTACTGCTTGCGCCAATTTCATACGGAATTGATTCATTGGTTTGTAATAGTGGATGATCCGGATGTTTCAATCGATCATTCCGGAAATATACAAATTGGAATTCTTTAATTTCATCCGCATGAAGATATCCATCATGAACTGATGAACTTATTTTGGTATGGCCATCAACTTCTTTGGTTGGGGAGATGGATGCAATGTCATCCCATTGTCGATCCTGGTTCATTACATGGGCAGACCAAACGGAAACCCATTCGCCTTTATCATTTTTATATTTGATATTCATATCGATATTAACTCCGATCAATAACGGTTATAACAAAAGTTCCAGAATCGAATCAAATAGAAAGAGGGATTCCTCCCTCTTTCTATCATTAATCAGCAATTCGAAACCAAATATCTCCAGGTTTTGCATCCATCGGCTCTTCTGCAGATACAATAATATTATGTACCTTACGATCGGACCGATTGGTTGCTGTATCTGGAGCAACAACAATTTTATGATATTCATCATCTGGTTTCATTTTTGAACCAGAGACAGATTGATCCTGAATATTATCTCCTGTAATGGTATTCAAATCAATCTTTGCTCCTGTAATTGTTTGATCAAAAATATTATTATTTTGAACGGCGCCATCGGCAAGTTTATCAGATGTGATTGCATTGGTAGCAATATTCTCCGTATGAACACCATCAATCTCAATCATCGCAGAGTTGATTTGCACATATGCAGCATCCTCACCAGCAGCAGTAACCGCAAGAACGCGATTATCGACATTGGAGGAAAATAGTTTATTCCCTCGAATGGATCGATGTCCTCCAATGCCTGTTGCTGCATCACGAAGCTGTTGCGCAAATTCATCACTGAATGTGAGTGTCTTAGTTCCCGTAAGTTTGAAATATTGATTGTCGACCGCCAGTGCATTATTCACATCCGGCAATGCAGATGCATTCCACATTGCTCGTACTTTATCATCGATGATGGAATCGAATACATTGGTCTTCAATGATACAACACTTGCAATCTCATCAAACTGTGATGGATTGAAGTGATACACATTTGCCGGTGTATAATTTTCCAATGCTTTTGCGATGGCATTCTTTACATACTTCAGATTGGCAATTCGCATCAGATTGGTGGTATCATCTGCTGGCGTATTATCGAGGGTTGATAATCCACGCAGTTGAATGTCGCGCTGCAATGATTTTGATTCAATGCTCTGATCTCGAATATAATCAGACGTAATCTTCAAATATTGTGGATCGCGGTCTGAGCTATATACACCAAGTACCATATGGTTGCTGGTTGCGCGGAATAGTTTGCTTCCATCCACACTACTCGGTTCCAGCATATCTTTATTGATCTTTACATAATTTGCTGGAAGATTTTGATCCGTTACTGCCAATACGCGATTTGGGTGCAATGATGGGAATAATTCTGTCCCAGTGATTGTCCCTTCGACAATATGCTCTCCCCGAATTTGTCGTAACTTGAAATGTTCGGTCGAAAGTGTCAGTGGTTTGATATGCTCTTCCTGTACACTATGTTTCTGTAGATTGTTCGAAGCTACCGCACCATCGGAAATCATCTCCGAATTAATCGTTCCATAATAGGGTGGAGTATTTGATTCGGTAACGAGAAGGACTTTATTCCGTGAACTTGTCGTAAACAATGTTCGTCCATCAATCTGATGATCATCAATCATACGATTTTTGATCTTCGTCCACCGTGGTGCAAGATTCCCTCGCTCAATAGCAACCACCTGGTATCCAGAATCATTATCCTCTGGCTTTTTAATCTTATCCAATGTAATTGATTCGTCCTGCAATTCTTCACCAGTGATCAACCGTGGAGGAATCATCTTTCGTGTTAATTTTGTATAGACCGGATGGCTATGGATATCCAATGTTCCCAACAGCATATCCGCTTCCGTTGATTTGAATAGTTTTGTAGAATCAATTGCAGATTCTTTGATGTGTCTCGTTGCAATGGCGTCGGAGCGAATATGTTTATCATCGATCGCCAGATCCTTGATGTTACGCACATCGACAATATTATCATCGAGATGTTCTGACCGAATGGCTTTATCTTCAATACACTCATGATTGATCTTTGCCCATGCAGGAGGCTGTGCAGGATCAATGGATACCAGCACGCGATTTTGAACATCTGCAGGTTTTAATTTGTTTGGTGTAATTGTTTTTTCATCAAAATGATCATTCGATAATTTATAAGAACGAAGTGCATTGAATAAGAATTCTTTGTTGATGATTGCTTTATCCACAACATCCTGATTTGGTGTTGTTATCGTCGGAATTCCATTCAATTGTACATCATCTGCGATGGCACTTCCATCTACAATTTTATCTTTGAGATGATTCCTCTGTATTGACGATTGTGAAATATGATTGGTTCTGATTACTTGATCACCAATATGATTTGGCTGTATGGATCCATCTTGTATGGTACGAGAAGATACTGATGCAATCGCAAGATTATTTTCTCGAACAGCATCGTTATCGATCATTTCAGAATTGACTTTCGCATACTGTGGCGTAGACCCAACTGTTGTGACCGCAAGAACTCGATTTGCATTCGAGGATGATACAATTTTATTGAGTGTAATGGATGCATTTGAAATATGACGCGCAGCGATGGAATCTGGTGCAATTTTAACTCCACTCACTGCACCGTCTTTGAGATGATTTGTATATACCGAACCATAGGCTAGTTTATGTTCATTGATGGAATGATCGTCCACTTCCGATTGAATCGTATAGAGAGATTTTGTTGCATTGGCAACCAATTTTGTTTTGATTGTCGTCGTATCTGCCGCGTTAATATCAGTATGAAGTTCTGAAAGATTGATGGTTCGTTCTGTCTTTCCAGATAGGTCATTGGTAACAAGAGTATGACTATTTGCATTATAAGTAATGGATGAAATTAATGCATTCAATGGGATGGTTACTGTTTTCGTCTCCAATGCAGATTTTAACGTCAATAGACCCTTTTCCATATCATACGATACATCCGTAAATCCTGGCTTTGCATTATTCAGGTTATGGATGACATCACTGATATTATCCAGTGCAGCTTGCACTTCCGTAGAGATTGGTTTTTCTAGATCCGTTGTATTATTGACACGATCCAATCCAAGCTGTGCTGCTGTTACATGGTGAGGATTTTCTACATTTTCCACATGGGTTCGGAATTCTTCCGTGGAGACAGCACCGATTCCAGATGGGGTAATGACGGGAGGAATATCATTCTTAATATGATCAATCAGAATTTTCTTGATTTCTTCTGTACTCGTTGTATGTTTTACATCAACTTCATTGAGATCGGAGGAAACTTTCTTGAAATTTTCCGTGATCACATTTTGCGTAATGAAACCATCGGTATTATCTCCAAGCGAACGATATGCCATTGGAACACCGATGATATCTTCCCAATGAATATTTTTTGCATCCTTGGGATTTCCATTGGGATCCAATAGTCCAATGCGATGGAGGTAATCGCCGACCGCTTTCTCTGTCGGAATCCGATCATGAGACTGTCTATCTCGATTCCATTCCATTGTCGTCGTATATTTAATGGAACCAACTTCACCCGATATCCCGCCATAGGTCATCAAATAATTTGCTGGCTTTCCAGGAATTCTTCGTTGGGTACCAATCAATTTTTCTTTGATGCTTTCGATATCTTCTGCCAATGTACTGGCATCATTATCCCATGATGATCTTACCGCATCATAGGTTGTAATCGGATATGTTAATTCATAATTTGCTTCTGGGGGCGGTTTTAGTTTATCGCTGATATATGTGCGGGATTGTACAATCCGTTTGTTTACAACACCCATTGAAATTTCAACTCCTTACACATTGTCTATGATTAAATATCGGGTTCGAGGGAATGAAAATATGGAGGAGGGATTGTCCCTCCTCCAATATATTACATAAATTTGAAATTCCAATCTTGATCCAAATGGAAATTATCTCTCCATGTATTGAGTAGTTCCTGTCGTGCATCCTTTGCACCACTATACTCCTCAATCTTCATATTGATATTTCCAAATGCGGTTGGCAATTGATCATAATACTTCAATGTATTATAAAGATACACTTGAAGATCCAATTCTGCCAATTGCATGAAACTATCCACACATGATTGTGGAATGGTTTCTCCATTCTCTTCATGCTCACATGCGGCAACGAATGTTAATACCGTACGCGGAAATCCAAACAATTGGATTTTGTCTTCTCCAAGATATTCAAAGGTTGGCTCTGCACGCATTTCACCGGCAAGCATCATCATTTCTTGTGACGTGATCACACCTTGTACAGATTGATTGATTCCGAATGCAGGAGCGATATCACCAAACGTTCCACGTTCTGTGGTATATGGAAATCTCACATCAATCATCCACATTACCGGTGTCACACACAACATACGAGGAAGTTTATAAACATGCTTACGACGATCAACAACTTCCAGATGTGCTACATTCGCATCCAATTCTCGTTCCCATGGAACAAATTGAGAATAGATCGGAATTGTCATCGTTGTCAATATTTCACGAATGATATTTTCTGGATGAGCAGGCTCTCCCGTAACATCATCGCGCAATGGGAGTGTAATATTATTCAGCCCATACATCATTTTGAGCTGACTTACAACCCGTGATAAATTCATAGGATCATCCCCAATCTTTCATTATATGAGAGGGACTTTCATCCCTCTCATGTAATATATTACACAAATACAACCTTTTCATCGGCGGATGATTTTTCACCAAACAATTTCTTGTCGGTATGATATCCTGAACATGCTATGGTGTGATCGACCATCTCATAGAAATTCTTGGAGAGTTTTTCATTATAACATTCCCAAAGATCATCCAATATACCAACATAAGATGGTGCAATGGAATGTTCCATCAATACAGACTTTGCAAGATCAAGATCCTTCTCAACGCCGGTCATATTTTCCAAATATGATGTAATGATGGATGGCATATCCATATATTTTACATCAACTTTCTCTGAAAAAGAATGCTCGGTTGCATCATTGAATTTATTCTGTACCTTTTCAACTGTAAAGTTTTCAGGAACACCATGCTTTGATAGATTGGTGCAATATTCTTTCAAGAATGAACGAAACTCGTTGAATGATTCATTGATATTGATTCCTTTAAAGGATAATCCATTCAGCTGCACGCCACGCTCGGATGCAAAATTATTCACATAATGCATCATTTCTGCATCGTATTTTTCCATGAACGATTGTACGTTTTCCGTCTTCATATATGCCGCTCCTTTAATAGTGAATGATCTTTTCCAATGGGCTTATCGGTTCATCAATCCCATCGACGCTATTATTTATGCCGTTCGATATTGCACGACCCATATCCTCAAAGATGATGCCGGAATAGGTGGATAGTTCCATAACAACGTCTCGCACATTTCCAGTTTTATATGCATAGGGAGAAACATCGTCCTTCGACCCATAGAGTTGTCCAAAACGCTGCTTCTTATTGTTGGGACTTCGATAAATTTCTGCCAAAATCAATTCCATAATCTTCGATGGGGTCTGTAATGTAAATCCGGCGATTTCAAGATTTTTCCACCAAATGGAAATTAAATCGTCATATGAAATTGCGGATGGTAGTTTTCCACCAAGAATCAAATTTACAAACTTCGATGCAATCGCAATGCCACGTACAATGGATTGTTCCATTACATACGAATCTTTGACGTATTCCAATGCATATACATTCATGTGGGAACCATTGATTTCAATTTCGTCTTCTCGCATCGTATATACATATAGTTTGATCGTTGCCGGTACCGTGAATAGTCGATAATCGCCATCATTCGTTTTTGCATAAATGATTCCAATGGTTTCGACATATTCACCCATATTCGTGGCATAACGATTCTTTTCAAAATAACTCATTGGAATATAAAATTCCATATCTTCCGCTGCATATAGTTTTGCATTTTTCGCATACAATCCCATTGCACAATCTCCTTTCACATCATACCAAAAAAGGATGGTGAAATATCCGTTAAATCATCGTCTTGTTGATGTTTGTAATTGGAGTATACGTCATCATGGACAAAGGATAATCGTTCGACCATATCCTTGGTCTTCTGTTCCATTTCAATGATTCCTTCAATTGCCAACTCTTCAAAAGATACATGATCGGTGCTCATGAATGCACCCATCTGTGGCGTTAATTCAATTTCTTCCGCATCTTCGATGGTACCAAGAATGGGGTGAACTTTATTGGAGATTCCGAATAGTTCTAGATTGTCTCCAGTATAGAAGAGATACATCGCAATGAGGTAGGACATAACACTGTCGTCATGCGCTCCTTTATCTGCTTCAATTTTACCCGTTGAGGTACGAACCAGCTTACATACATCATCCACCAGATATTCCGTATCAAGAATATCAATAAACTCATTGACATGGCGGAAGAGGATTTGGAACATCATATCACGCACTTTTTTCGTCGTGTATACACCATACTTTTTATATTGATCAGATGCGACACGCATCTGATATTCTTCTGGGGATTCCTCTGCCATGCGATCAATCTGATTCGTTTTCTCGGACCAATATAAATTCTCACGAATGGATGATTCGAGTAACATTTGAACAATAGCGATACCCATGCTATTCCGTTCCGGATAAATTACACCACGTGGGATATAGTCACCGATGAGTTTAATTAACAATCGAACGATATCCGTCGTTGAAATATACGGATTTTTAAACTCTGCAGCAATGCGAAGATTTTTCGGATTGACGATTGTAATTGCAGTATTATCTGCACCAGTACCAGATGGGTCGATTCCAATGATGTATGGAATGGATGGATCGAATGGAATCGTCTCCATCCCAACCTTACAATTTCCACCGTGCTCATATAATTTAAATCGCCATTTATGATTGATCAATAGATCATTGTCCGATTTCTTCATATGAGAAATGAGATACTCAATATCTTCTGGAGAGAGTGGAGAATCCGTCGAACCACGAACACGTTGTAGTAGAATTTCGCGACGTACCGTCGTTTTATCACCGATACGCGCATACTGATCCATGACCCATTGATATGTTTTCCGTACTTGATAATATTGGTATTCGATATAGAAAACATCAATGACTTCGCGTCGTTGGTCTTTATTCTTATCTTGATGATATTCACCCTTATATGCAGATTTATACTCTGTAATCTCCATATCCGTCATATCATAAATTTTTTCCGTCCAAGGAATCATGGATTGAATGATAGGATATGATGTCCGACCTTCTCTGGTATCCAAGTTGCCTGGGGTCGATGAAAAGATACGGCACGTTGGAAGCCCTGCAGTCAATGCATTTTCATGTGCAGTTGTGAATGCAGGAGATGAGTTTTGTAAAATAATATCGAAGAATGGCGTATGTTCAATCTCATCAAAATACATAAATGCGGATGAGGCACCACGAGCCATACCTTCTGCATGTGATATGCTTGATGCTTTTGGATGAATTGTGATTTTATTCTTACGCAGATTATTATTCAGAATCTGTGTCGATTGTCTGGTCTTTTTCGCCTTCCCATCAATATCCATATAGCGTTTAAATTGCATCCATTCAGGCAATAAATCAATATTATCCTTCACGGTTGCAAGGTTTTTAATGGTATTTTCAGAACCTTTGCCAAAGAAATGCATATCGAGGTTTTTCGAAAATTGAAAAGTCCATGTGATTGGCGTAGCAAGAATACCGGTCGTCTTCCACGTCTGACGTGGTTCTGTTAAACAGGAATCCTGATTGCGTAAGACGCACCAAATCTGTGCAGTAAGTCCACGATGCAATCCGAAGGGTAATATACCAGCATCCGTACGAATGCGAGCAATGTTACGTGCATAGAACCATAGATTTTTCGATGCTTCTCTCAATAGTACCTGAATTTCCTGCTGTGTAATATTCGGTTTATATGGGTCAATATATGCTGCGTTGGGATTAAAAATTTCCAACATGAAATAATAATTCTTAATTCCCAATGCTTTCAATTCCATTGCCGTTTGTAAAAACGTATTTGCGCGATTCGCAATCCCACATCCGAAATCATAATATCGACCATTGATTTCTTTAATATCAACAACTTGCAAAATTTCACCTTCTTGCTATCTGGTAAAAAAGCGAATATTATATAGAGGGGTTTTAAGCCCCTCTATATAATATGTGTTATAGAGTTTTATATGTTGTCCAATATACTTAGGCGGCTCTGTTCGTTCTTTCTCTCATATTGCATGTCGTGCGACAGTCCCTACGTATATTAAGGCCGTATATAAAAAAGCATCGGAAGATTTATGTTACGTGACAAACAATAGTCGGCGACGAATATATGGGACATTGGCTTTTGGGGACCGATACGAGCATAGGAGGTAATACTCGTTTCGGTAAGATCGTTGCTAAGTGAGACGGGCTTAGCAATAAACACAAACACAATTTCAGTTATTTGTGGAAAGGCGACTATTATTTCATAAATCCCCGATACTTTTTAATATAATAGTATATATGATATTATTCTTTTTATTCATACAGGAAAGGATATTTCATCATGGATATAAATAATCATAGAAATGCATCAAGTCGATCCAAATGGAAAGAAAATAATCTTTTCTATGGAAAATTAAAAAAGGAAGAAAACGGAAAAGAGTTGTTGGAAGAGGCATTCATTATTCCATCAAAACAGGAATATCCACACCACGTCATTCGAGGAAATACATTGGTACTATCTGTCGATGGTGTGAAAAAAGTATACAATCAATTGAAAGAAAAAGGATTGTATCATGGGAAAGCAAAACAACATATTGATCGTCATTTAAAGGAGCTGGGAATCAAAATGAATTCATCACGAAAAATGGAAGAAAATTTCCAATTCATTGAAAAGAGTATACAGAAGTTTCAGCTTTTAGAAATTGATAATAGTAAAGAATCTGCGGTTCGAGGAAAATGGAAGAACCCGGGTGCTTCTTTTTACAATCGATTGCTGAATGCAGGTTGGGTTCCAGAAGGTAACAGTCCAGATATGAATGAATGTATACTCGCGCACCAGTATTTGAAAGAAGCATACTTAATTGCCCCGATCAAGAAAATTAAATATGGTCCATATGGGACGACTCCATTTAGTCGTTCTGGTTGTAAATACCCACATCATACAATCAAAGGAAATAAACTGGTCGTTCATATTGATGGATTACAGGCAGCATATAGTCGAGCAAGACAAATGGGAGAATTCAAAGGAGAAGTAAAAGCTCATCTGGAAAAGCATTATAAGGAATTGGGACTATATGAAGATTCCATGATGGTAGAATCTACGAATATGGTATTTGAATCCGAAGAAGAGTCTTCCGAAAATTATCATAAGAAGGAAGAATCTTATCCAAAAAAGATTGATCGTCAAGAATCTGATAAAAATGGTGTGAAACGGAAGAATCTATATATCGCATTCATTGAATACTGTAAGAAACTAAATCCGAAAAATACATTTAGTAGTTTATTCGACAAAGATGTTTTCAAAGAGCAGTACGCATTCATTCCATATGAGATGCGGTATTTCTATCGATTGGCAAATCCAATGAGCTGCGTTATACCTGCAATTCAGTTTGAATCGGTATCATTCTTTGAAGATAGCGGAATACTACAGGCATTGGATCAGATCAAAAAGAATAATCAATCGGAAGATAATGATGATACAAATTCGGATGAAATACATGATGATATCGATGAAACGATTGAAGATGATTTCGTTGAAAATGAAATGATGATGTTCTTCTCCATCAATGACCTTCCAAAGATCAATGAGAAGAATGATACAAACGAATATGTCATCTTCGCCGGATCTCCCAAAGAATATTATGTTTTCCGAAATAAGGATAAAAAAATTTACAAATCAAATGATGATAAAATTACCGAGCCAATTGCAAATTCATTTGATTTATTTATTCAAAAAATTGTTGGAAAAGAATACTTATAAAAAAAATAAAGGAGGGGAATGATCCCCCCCCCTTTATTTAAATCTCTATCAATAACGAAATTACTTCTTCTCAGTCTCTGCACTTGCATCCGCAGCAATCTTATCACCGAGCGACTTAAGAAGCCCCTGGATCACTGCAAGTGACGTGAAGATCTTAAGATCCCGATTTGCAAGAGCAGTGAACAGGGTCAGTGAGTCTCCCGTGATGAGATGACCGCCGAGCTCTGCAACCGTGGTCTCTGAATCATTGAGCTGAGCAACCAGGTCGCCGAGCTCTTTTGTAGCACTTTCCAGATCACTGATATCGTATGTACGATACGCTTTCTGCTTCGCGACAATGCCTTCTTCGGTAAGCTCCTTATTATCACGAATGAGACCAATCATATAGGGGAGTGCTTTCAGCTGCGTAACCGCTCCAGACTTTGCAGGACCGTGCGCAATAGTAACACTTGGAGCAACAAGCTCTTTCTGTCCTGTCAGGAAATATGCAAGCTGGATGGCTGCCATCATATCCACCTTGGATGCGTCCTTACCAGCAAGCGCAGTCGCAAGCTTACGGGTTCCACGATCGCCAAGATTCGTGAAGGAATCATCTGTTACATGGGAGATTCCCTTATACTGAGCAACGATCTTTTGGAGCACAGACGCTACTTCAGACTGCAGCTTCCACTCGCCCTTCAGAAGAGCTTCCTTCTGCGCATCAGACAGAGCAGCTGTCTTCATCACACCAAATACACGAAGAACCTTGTTGATGATCTTGATGATCGCATTCCAAACCTTCTTCGCAGTTGCTTTAATCGCATTCCAAATCTTCTTATGGAGTGCCTCTTCCTTTGCAGATGCCTTCTCCTTCGCTGCATCGAGAGCCGTATCATCAGCCTCAGTGAACACACTTGCATTGGTGAATGCTTTATGCTCCTGGCATTCGATCCATGCATTCAGAACATTCAGTTCGCAGCTCTCCTTGTAGATGTTAAATGCCTCTTCGCTGTGTGCAAAGTTGTCGTTCTCCAGAATGAGTTCTTTAATTGTCATAATTGATTTCTTCCTTTCTCGAGAAAAAGAGAGAATTTATCTCTCCCAAAGATTTCCTATAGGATATACGGAATTAATTCTTTTTTGGAAATCCCACTATTGGGATATTCCTTGTTTATATACTGATAGAGTTTATCAGCAATGGATAATGATCTATCTAAAATGAAATCATATTCAATATCTACTTCCTCATGGAGGTCTAGATCATCCACAGTCGTTTCTTGGAAGGATAATGAAATGTCTTTCTCGTTCAATAAAACATTCTGCAAATTCGATTTAAATGCATCTGAAATGTTTGGTGGTAGTTGCATCTTAATACGAATTTTTCCTGTTTTATTTCCATTAAATAAATCACTATTTTCAGATTTGATTGAGTGAATGTAGGATAGTAATTTTTCTTGAGATTCATATACATCACTCGTGATAGGAACCTCATACGTATTATATACATACGTTCTATTATTCGGTATGAATTGGAACGTATCATCCTGTAATATTACGTATCCTTTTGTTTCCTCCTCCCCAAATGAAGTGCGGAATAATGATCCCGCATAATGGACATTCTTCATTGATGTGGGTTTATGCTGATGTCCAAATACGCATTGTTTGCATAATTTGGATAATTCATCCGAATGCCACCGATATACAAATTTTTCATTGGATTTGATCGATGCATCGAATTTTAATGCAGGCATTCCCTCAACAATAATGCCATGTCCAAAAATGTATTGATATTTTTTGGACAATAGCTTTCCATAATGAGACTCTTTATTCTCAATGTATTCTTCGGGAAGATATAATACAGGGCAATCATCGAATAACATTTCTTCGGATGCAGTATAAATGACTTTGAAATCCAATTTTTTATCATTGAGAAAATATTGAAACAGTCCATATTGATTTGCATCATGCGATTCTGTTCCATAGACACAACGAAGTTTTGTATTCGTTCGTTTACAACACCGCACCAACGTTTCCATTACATTGATAGCCAATTTTGTAAACGGCTCATTGATTCGTAAACTTCGATGAAAATAATCTCCCAATAGAATAACCGCATCTGTTTTATTTTGTACGATTTCTTTATAAAAGATATCCTTTAACACATCATATACATATTCAGTATCTTTGATGGTTCCGATATGAATATCTGCAATGCATAAAATTCTCATGGAATATTCCTTTACCGCGGACGCCCAATAATTGCAAGAAGTAAGAAAACGCCAACCGTTATACATGCAATGCAGGTTATAACATTCATGCCATCCACCAATTGAGCAAACATATCGCATTCCTCCTAATATCACAGTTATCAATAGAATATATTATTCTATTGATCTCAGTATTTCAATAAAAAATAAAGAGGGTTTCAAACCCTCTTTATTCATTTTTATTCCAAATCAAAAATTTGTTCAATCAATTCATTTACATATACGGGAGAAGTGATAATGATCAGTCGATACGTTCGATGGTAATTTGGAAGAGGAATATGAATCATTCGTTTTTTCCAATCAATGCTATACAATTCATCTTGTAGAATTTTTCCATTCTCCCGGAATTGAATTGTAATAAATGTATCCATCGGAATATTTCGTTCCAAATGATAATCAATACATGCGCGCAAAGATTCATTCAATACATTATCAAATGATATCGATTTATCTCCGGGCATTAATTTGAAAATTGGAAACGATAGTATACTCCATCCAACCGGAACAATGAAATCGTCCAAATTGATGACATCGGTAAAGATTGGAACAATTGCTTGTCCGTCAACGGGGGCAATATGAATGTTCTTTTTAATTTCAGGCGAATTCATCATAAAGTATCCAATCGTGTTAAATTCGCATCGCACGGTAAAAGATACATTAAAATTGCGACGAATTTGTCCATCCTTCATCCCTTGATCATATGCAACATCGGTAAGTAGTGAATCGATATCTGCAATGTAGTACATGAAGAATTCGTTAGAATTGGATCCACCTTTGAGTTTGTATGTAATCGGATGATGAAAAATTTTATTCATATAAGATAGGAAGTCATGAACATCATCATCCGTATACGGAATATGTGCATAATGTGATATCAATGAACAGAAGTCTTCGGGGATATACAACTCGAGTGGAGCTCGGATAAATTGATTATGTCCCACTGGCAACATGTTGTGAATATAGGATACAAAGTTGATTTGTTCGGAGTATGTATGGAAGCTACATACAACATCGACATACATCACTGCCCGGTTATAATGCCCATGGATGTAAAGTTTCTTATCTTTATCTCCCGCAAGTGGAATTAAATCTCCATCGCCCCACATCCCAGTTGTATAATTCCGTTTACTATTGATCTGGGTATGTCCAAGAAAACGATTCTCATCTTGACCAAATACAATGCGAGGAATCAATACCATAATCGGCACTTCCTGTTTATGTAATTGATTTGGTAAATGTGTAATCTGTCGCGGTGATAATGTCGTCGATGTTGTTACCGTCTTAAACATATCTTTCGGAAATGAAGATAGTAGAAACTGTTCGACGACGGACATCACATTCCCATAGGTATGCGATGCCGATGTATTACATGCACAAAATGTATTCTTTATATGGTTTCCATAGGCTGCATCAGGAACAGCTTCATAAGCGTAATAAGTTTTACCTACATCTTGATTTGCAGCATTCGGAGTATCGATTGGGTTACGTCGAATCAATGCGATCTTCTCCTTTCAATTTCATTCAGCATATATCAATTAAAAAGTTGGTGGAAATCATGTGTACTGTATATCCATTATTTGTCATTCGTGGACTCGACAATTGGATTTGTAATGAGTTGGCGGAATACAACCTTGGGATCCAATACGTAAACGATGTTCATACGGTAAATAAAATTGAACCAGTTGACATCATTTTCATTTATGCACCAATCATTGATGATGAAGAAGAATTTTTACAAATGAAATATATTCATTTATACAATGATAAAAAAATTGTATTGGTTGCTCCCAATGAAAAATACGATGAAATTTATACAAAATTAAATCTATTCGGGATTATTCATTTTAAACCAGGTTCCGACATCAAGTTTCTTGTATGTAATATGAAAACATACATCGATTATATTTACAACATGAAACTTGTCCGAGAAAATAGAATTCGCATATACGAAAATATTCAAAATAAAAAAGAAACAGAAGAAACGAGTGTAAGACGTGCGTTAAGTAGTCTGACTCATACACTTGTGAAGAATAGCAAAGAGTATGCCGCGAAGGAATCGCAGATACTACAATATGTGAAATTGTTCATTGATGCAATTATCATGAAATCGTCCAACTATAAGATGGAACTGTTAAAGAAGGACACCAGAGTTTTGAAAGAGTCTGCCGTGTATTATGATATCGGAATGATCTTTATTAAAAACTCGATCTTGAATAAGTTAACCTCGCTGAGTGAAATTGAATACAAAGACGTGCAACATCATGTCATCATCGGAGATAGTATTTTAGAAAATCTGATTGATAAATATCCAGGAAATGAATTTTTACAAACAGCGCGCCATTTCATCCGACATCATCATGAGTGGTGGAATGGAACCGGATATCCGGATAAGTTATCAAAAGAAAATATCCCAATCGAAGGTCGCATCATGGCAATCATTGATGCGTTCGATGCAATGAAAGATGGTCAAGAATACAAAAATAAAATGACAGACGATGAAATTTTCCAAGAAATCAAAGATAAGGCAGGAACCCAGTTTGATCCGGAACTTGCAGATATCTTTATTTCCATCAAAAACAAAATACTCGACGTAAAATAATAGAAGGAGGGAACCCCTCCTTCTATTTTACTTCCTATTTTACTTCTATTTGAAAAATGAACGCACACGATCACACATTGTATCGAATGTAAATGAAATGAGTACAACCGTTAGTAGTATTCCAGAACTAATCCGTTCAGGAATCGAAATTTTACTTTCATCATACATGGCAAATTTCCTTTCTGCGAATAAAAATATAGAAGGGGATGTTCCCCTTCTATATCGTTGATGGTGATTTAAGCACCGAGCATCTTACGAATCAGTGGGTCATCAATCATTTCATTGTTTTCCGGATATACCCGAACAACAAACTCGGCATCGTCACCATGAAGATGTGTGGTACTGTCAATTCGAACAACGCCATTGATCTTGCCAGAATTCGGATCTTCCAGCATATCCTTAATGACCTTAATCGTTTCAATGTTGACCATAATACGATTGCTTGTTTCCGTCTTCGTCTTGAATCGACGCGGAAGTGCAAATGCCAGCATGGTACGGATTTCATCTTCACTCATACCAAAACGATCTGCAACCACAGACTTCTTATATGAGCTAAGAACCGATCTCCACTCATCCGGCTTGAGCATATACTTCTGGATCATCTTATACAGAGGATCCTTACTCATGTTGACGACATCGCTGCCAATGCTTTCAAATGATGTGTAGAAGTCATCCGCCTTTCCACTCTTCTCCATATCATTGAAAAGAAGGTGGAGATACGAGTACGTGTTTGTCTTTGATTTGAAAAATGCTGGAATGACCAGTGCATTTGCATCTGGACGATATGCCTGTGCCTTCTTCTGCAGATACGTTACGATCTGCTTGGTGTTGAGCTTATACTCATGAATTGTTGCTGTTGGAGAAATCCGTGCACGTACTTCTGGTGCATCCGGCGTATAATCCACCTGAATACCAAACTCTTCACCACAACCCGGGCATTTTACTGTCGACTGTTCCATTGGTAATAACCTCCTATTAGTCCTATGCATTGCTTGGAACTTTATAGAATAATGTAACGATTACTAATAAAATATATAACCTTCTTCGTGTTTATATATTTTGACGATAATGAAATGATTTATCTCGCAATAAAAATATATTATTTTCCGGAAGGAGTTTTGGAAATGAAATCAGAAAAGAAGAAATTCACGCCGAGCGAAGAAAAGAAAATTCAAAAGGCTGTGAATGATTATAAAAAGAAAGTGCGTGACAAAGAGATCGAATACGAAATCAAACGACGCATTCAGGAGTTGGATCTTCCAGCTGTATAAAATAGAAGGGGATTTATTCCCCTTTATTTTTATCAATTCGATAACAAGAAAAGAATAATGAATATATTAGGAGGAAATGATATGAAATCGTCTCGCAATATTCTTTGGATTTCTCGTCACCCGATGACCGAAGCACAGCAAGATGCGCTCATGGGGAAGCACACGAAACAGATTTGGTTTCGACAGGTCCATCAGGCGGTTGAGAATGTCGACGATCTAGAGGATGATGTTGCAATGGCAGATGTCATCTGCGTTGTCCTGCCGCCTCGACTCATGACCGAGTTCATGGCGAAATATAAGAATTGGGGGAAACCAATTCTTCGTGCCATCTCGAAACGTCGTGAGCTGGATGGTACTGCAACATTTGAATTTATTAAGTGGCAGCGTGTCCTCGACTTTGTTGAGATCGTAGAGGACTGGGATCCAGAGTTTGATACATGATGATCTGTTATGATGATAAAGAGGAGGGTATGAACCCTCCTCTTATTTTTTACATTTCCTTGAGAAGAGATGCGCCGATGGAACGAACACTATCATCGTCGCCGTTTAGTGCGAGCGTATTCAGATACTTTGTTGCAAGATCTCTTGCTTCAGAAGCTTCTGCATTCTGAATATCAATCTTTGCATTACGACGCTCTTCGGATGCACGGATATAGGTGTTGTATGCTTTCGTATTCTTTGCCTTCGCGAGTAACATGGAGCAGAGAGATATTAGCTGGGCAACCTTGGTTGGGTCATCAAGACGGAATACATTTTTCTCCATTACCGCAGTCGATTCCTGAACCGGCTGTTCTGCATCTTGCATTCGCATCACAGGGAGGAAGAATCTATTTAGCAGATTAAATAATTCTTCCTCATCCCAATTCGATTCTCTTTCCGTAACATCATCTTCTGATGTTTCTTCTGACGGCTGCGCATCATCAACTTCGATGTCATCCACATCATCATCAGTCTCTTCATGATCCTCCGGATCTTCCTCTGGAGCATCAATATCCATATCTTCAATATCTTCAAACTTTTCGTCGTCCATCATAATTCTCCTTTTCTAGACCCAATAAATTATTCTTTGGTTGCATCATCAATCTCTTCGTTATCAATTCGAATTTCAGATGCTTTATCTGCCAATATTTTTCGATTGGATTCGATTGTTACTTTTGAGATGATTTCATCCAATTCATCAAAGTCGAGCTGAGGTAGATACTTCTTTGCTAACTCACGTTTCAGAATGATCTGCTTCGGCGTTGGGTCTCCATTCTCATTTTCAAGATCATTCTTATTATAGAATAGGGAAGCAGTTAATTCATACATCGTATTGAAGTTATTGATCATATCTACATTGATATTCAACTCTTGCTGATTTGCCGGATTAAATTTGTATCGGAATGTTTGGATGATAGAATCATCGATATCCGTACAGTATTTCATGATCCGCTGATAAAGTTTTGTCATACCACGATTGAAATCGATCTTATACGCAGATACAGTGGAAAGATATCGAGCATTTGCCATTTCCAATGTTTTTGCAAAATCAACTTCATCAATGGCATTGATTACCAACAACTGTGGAACACCCGTACCAGTAATTGCTTGACGTCGCTGATGCTCCAAATATTCTGTATCAAATGGACGGTTGACTGCTTCAATGGTATCCGTTTCAATTGCCTTAACGTCACCACGGCCTGCAGGCAATACCATTTCACTGATACCGCCAACCTTATTCAATACACCCTGATATGAATATACATCGTCAACGGTAATTCGACGTGCTTCATATTTACGAATGGTCCGCTGGATTGCTCGTGCATAATCCTTATTTAACCCGGAAGAACGTAGATAATGAACACGCGTTGTTGTATTATTCAACGTATACAGAAGATTGAACATGTTTAGCATCAGATAGTTTCGTGCTGGGAATAGACACGGTTCCAATACACCATGACCTTTTCCTTGATCATCTTCATTGATGACAAACCGAACAACTTCATCTTCTGGGATATAAATGAAGGAAAGCTTGCCTTCTGCAAATTTATGCGCAAGAATCACCTGTGCAATTTCATTCTTCAGGTTGATATTCTTTTCCAGCATATTACGATCAAATGATTTTAGAATCATTCCCGCAAGTTGGTCTACGACATTTTTATTGCGGGTATAATTCTGGAATGAAAGGTCAACAATACCATTCGGCTGCGTTGGATTAACAGCAAGATCCATGGTTGTTGTTACGTAATAATATCCGATGATCGTTGAATCCATCCGAATCGGAATCATTCGCATCGGATCCAGGTATTTGATATGACAACCTTTGAGGTCTTTATATGCTTTATAATCGACGGTATCATCATCAATGGAACCGAATACGGATGCGGCCAATTTATTTCCACCATATGCCTCATAGTCTTCCGTAAATATTTGCTCATTCGACCGTTGACTTCGAATTTCTTTTTCAAGCATTGCGCGAGCACCATCAGCACCCAACTCTGCAATCAGCAGAGATGAGTTTGAAACATTGATATGTTCGAGTAGATACCGAATCTCGTCTTTGTTAATTTCGGATGGCTTTTCATCATTCGTTGATTTCATTTCCACCTTCACGGTTTCAGTGAAGATCTTTACATTATCATCATTATACAATGATACGGATTCTGTGATTGGGGTTGTTCGATTTTTCTTTTGATGTCGATACTGTGCATATTTTGAATCAGCAATGGCTTCAATCTGAGCAAATAGCTTTGCATATGGACTTACAAGTACACAAATTTCACCTGCAACCAATCCTTTTGGAATAATGGTATTTTTTGTACGCTGTTGTAGATCGAACCGTTCTTCCAATTCCTTTACTTGTGCGATGTATTTTTCAATATCATCGCTTGCATTCGTAAATGCTAATGTGCGACTAACTTCACCAGTTGCAATGTTACATTCAATGATTGCATCACGAATGATATAGATAACATCCCTCATTTCAGGCATCTGCATACAGATGTTATGCATATCACGACGAAGTAACAACTCCGCTTGATTGAAGGATGACATATCGATATATTCATTCTTCAGACTATTGAGCGTTGACTTGATGGTATCTTTATCCGCTTGATTGTCCAGATCCATATCTTGAAATTTCTTAATGAATCCATAATCGTCGAAGATCTGTGAATTAAATTGTCCCAGTGCATCGTCCAACGATTTATCAAATTTCGAGGAAACTTCATCAAGATCATCGGTCACAGAATTTCCGACATCATTGGAAATATTTCCCAATAGTTTTGACATCAGATCTTTCATCACATTTGCCATAGGAAACGTTCCTTCCTTATTTAAGTAACTTTATGTAATCGGTTTCCATAGACGAATAAATGAAGAGAGGGGGTATCCCTCTCTTCCATTAAAATATTTTTTCCCGATTGAAGAATATTTTGATCAACGAAGATAATTGCGTCGGCTCATAAATTTTAATGATTTCCTGATTAAATTCGGTGATGTTTCGCATTTTATTCAGCCGAAGCAATCCCAACCAAATTTCAGTCGTTCCATATACCATCTGACTTACCGTCTTTGGTTTATAAAAATATTCTGGTAATACGATGTATTGCACTGTAATCTGAGATAAGGGTCCCGCATAACGTGTGAAAAAATCATCATACGGAATGCGATTGATTGTCGATAACTCTTCTGAATCAACCGTCAATAGTGTACGATAAAACTTATTCAGATTAATGTTGTTGCTTAAATTGTTGGAAATAAAATCGGTCATATGTGTTGTTGTACTCATCACAACACCTCATATCATCGCATACGATATCCCGCAGGGAATTCGATAAAATTCGGATCAACGGGATCGACATCGCGGAACCAATTCATTGCAAATTCAATGGTATACGTTTTGAGATCGACGTTATATGCCGCTTCAAGAAATTCTTCCAAATGTGATTGATCCGGGATGAGATAAAGATTGTCATTGATTTGTACATACATGACGACACGATCGTCATCTGTAATGATATGCTTTACTGCAAGGATTTCTTGATCGGGCGATTCCTTCCGAACCAGATATGCAGTCGTCTCAGGAATGGGACCCATTTTTACATCAGCAGTATGTTGTCGCATTAACATAATAAACGCTTGTTGTTTCATTACGAATCTCCTTCCACCGGTATCCATTCAACATATGGATACACTTTCGGTAGCAACATTTCTTTGTTGCATTTCGTACATACGTGGGTATAGAGTGGTCCATTATCTTTCTGTCTCTCAGGAGCAAATTTCACTTCACCCTCATTGCAGAATTCACAAATATAACGAACCCCTTCTGGTTTGATTTGAAACCGTTCTTCGTTCATGATTTCCTCCTATTGAACACTTCCACCGCTCGTTCGTACACCACTCTTCGAACGACTATTATCCTGACGATTTCCATCCGTTGCACCCTGTTCAAAAGAATCCCATGCGATGGAGGATCGTTTCCCATTATATTTATCATCGTATCCACGCTGTGTGAAATCGTGATTGATCATCAATGTGCATTTCGCTTCTACTGCATACGATACGACAACACTGAGTAGATTCATCAATACAAGTTTTTGACTTTGCCATTGTAGAATTGCCAATTGATCGGTATATGTTTTAATATCTTCCAATTTATTCATGAGATTCTTAATCTCTTGGAATGGACTCCCATATGTGTTATTGAATGTATTTGCATCCGTATACATATCTTGAGAGATGGAATCCATGCGACCAGAATCTTCTTTTAATTGATCTCGCATCAGCAATAATTCAGATACGAATTGCATCGACACTTCTTCATGTTCTTGTTCATAGACGATACCACTCTGTGTGTGAGGATGATCTGGATTCATATCATCCGAATAATCCTGTGGATATGTTAATTGATCTGATACATGTCCAGTCATCCCAGTACCACCTGTTGGACTATGTCCCGTATACCAATGATCATGACTATGGGCTCCGGTCGGATGTCCGTGGGGACCACCATTGATAACGACATGGACATTATGTGAATGCGGAATTGTCTCCATTCGATACATGGATTTTGTACCAAGTTCTGCTAATTTATCTGCTGCCAAATCTTTGATTTTGCAAACAGTCAACAGAACGCGTTCAACGTCTGTTCCATACATTGCATCATCTCCTCAATAAAAATGGGAGGAGAATTCTCCTCCCATTCTTTTATCGTGCATAAATACGATAGCGCATGTTAATGACGTCACCCTTTTCCAACAGAATTGGAGTACGGGTATAATGTGTCACGAGCTGAAGTCCAGAAGCATCCTGTTGCTCAGAATCATACCACCCATGCACGAGTCCAAATTCACTGATGCGCGGAAGTGCATTCATCTGCGTGAAATACCCGCGGCAATCCGATTCTGCAATGGAAAGATTCATCTCAACAAAGGATTCGATCGGAGTCGTGGATGTTGATGTAAATACGGTATCGTCCACCGTTTTTAAATCTTCATCATTATCCGATGCCCAGTAGTGAACAATATGGGGCTGCGGATTTTCAAATCCCTTGAGATAATATGAAGTAACCTCATCTTTACCACTGGAACTGCTATAGGTTTTTGTCTTCCCAAAATACTTTGTTTTCTCGATGCTCCACCCATCGTTTGACATGCGGAATGGAATTGGATGGTATAATGAACGCCGTTTATAATCTGGAACAATAACTGTGACGTTATCTTCCCCCGTTGCACCATCACCAACCATGAAGCCACAAATATAATCCAATGCGGGGATATTTACGCCAGAACGGATTCCATGTGTTCCTCCACTGGTTGCTTCGCTATCATAATACGGGTGTTTGTAATTGGCACGAGATACCCCAATCTTCATCTGGGGAGCTTCGTCATTCAGATCACCAACGCGAAGTGTTGTGTTGGTATCCACTCCAATGTTGAACATTTTACCGAATACCCACTGATATCCACCAATGAGGAATGTATTTGTTTTACGATCAAGAATTTTTCGAAATCTCGTATAATAAGAAGGACGTCCATATGGGTCAACGTATTCAACCTGATATGGATCTTCTCCGATCGTAAGTTCACCGATCAATCCGCCATGAAATCCAAGGCGATCATTCATCATATTATGATTCATATCCATAATTGTAAATTCCTTTCGTAATCGCGTGTTAGAATATTACAAGGAGGTTTTTGTTGTGTCCATTAAAAAACGACGAACGTATAGTGCATCGATGAGTTCCTATGCAGCTTCACAATCGTCGATCAATAAATATGAAGTAAATAAACTCGGAAAGAAAATTGAATCTGCTCCAAAAAAGCCACCATCGAATCTTGTCGAATTGAATGAAGAGAAAAATAATACGATAACATCAACGTTATTTCATGATACCCAGGCCGGAATTACCAATGGAATTCTTGGCGATTGTACAGGAGTATTTCGTGAAGGGGATAATAACATCGTTGGATCGATTACAGATCATCAGAATGATGGGATATCAAAGATACTTAATATCATCAAGGGTGGAAGTGATCCCGGAAAAGATCCAAAAAATAAAAATAAAACAAAAGACGAGTTGAAAAAGGATCGCGAAAAAGTAATTGCAGCATTACGATCCGAGGGTGAAAAAATCATTCAATCAACTGTATCGAATGCAACCCATAAGGTGGAAGAATTAACAACCCAACTGGAAGGAAATCTGAAAACAACCCTAAACAAAGGGTTGCAATCGGTCATGGGTTCTGTAACAAATCAACTCGGCAAAGGGTTCTTAGGAGGAATCCTCGGCGGATATATTTCGGAATTGTTGAAAAATTGCGTCGAGGATATCAATGGTCGTTTGGAATTGGGACTGAAAGAATTGAATCTTCCAGTTGCAAATTTATTGGTATCCCGTGGAGATCGTCTATCCACGATATTATCCCGGGCTGGGTTGGATCTGAATCAGCCAAAGACTGATGTTGGATCCATCGGGAATGTCGGAGTAATGATCAGCAAGCAGGTGGCCAAAACAAGTTGTTGGGGGAATGTTGGTGCAGCACCAAAGTTAACCTCCACGGAACAGGATCCGTACATGTATGGGAATTATAAAATGGAAGAGAAAGACCCTAAGCCAACCATCAATTCTCAAATCGGAACAACGTTAAATGGATTTGATCGTAAGATCCAAAATAAAACAAACATTCTTGGAACGTTACAAAACAAAGAAGATATGGAAACCAGCCGTTCCAATAGTAGTAAGAATTTGAAACTACTCAATGAAAATTTAAAGAATTTCTTGGATCATCAATTGGAAGAATTGAATGAAAAGTGGGAGAAGTAGGTGACGTATAAATGAACATTGGGAATCTATTGAAAACGGATATGCGTAACATCCTGTCCGTAACCCCCTTTAAAAATTCTTCCAAATTCGGGAAGTTTGGTAATAAGTTAGCAAAGAAATCAACCGAGAAGATTGCACAAAAAGCAAACGATGCAATTCAAAAGAAACTCCAGAAGGTGCAAGGAATCATCGGAGATATTGATAAGAAATTGGCTGGTGCAACATTTGGGATTCTCGGTACCGGAAATCGTTCATTAAGCTCCATTGTATCCAATTCAAAAATTGGTGGAATGTTGCAAGATTTAAAACTCCTCACAATGAATGACGACAACAATCGCAATATGAATGGCGATGTTATGTATCGTGCGAAGTATCAAGTCCCAACACTCATTATGATGATGGGAAGTGAGCAAATCTCATTTAATGTATCCAATATCCAATCTATTGAATACATGAATAATTATGATTTCAATATCATGCCCGTGATTAAACTCACATTGCGGTTGGATATTCGTCAACGGATGTGGATTTTACGGAACAAGAAAAATATTCAAGTAAAATTCCAACTCGATCGTGTTGGCGTTGACATGGAAAATGAACGCATTGTATCCAATCCAGCATCCTTATGGAATCAGGTGTTTAATTTATATTTATCTGATTCAGATGATAGTGTGGATACGGATGGTTTGGAATCACGATTGGATGAAAATGATGGAAGTTCCATGGGTGCAGAAGGGATTGGGAATGCACAAAAATTCGAAGAAAATTATTATGAATCCCAACACATTGTCGATGTATATTTATTGGACAAACAATTGATGGATGCATCTCGTTATTCATTCAATGCGGTATATAGTGAAGCCACGATACAACAGATGGTCGCACATATGCTCACACAGAGTGGCCATAAAAAAGTATTGATGAGTAAGATGCAGAATGATGAAATCTATAAAGAAGTATTGTTGCCCGTAAATCCAGTATTCCGAAATTTATTATTTTTGGACCAATATTATGGAATGTATGAATCGGGTGCCGTCATCTATTATGATAATGACACGTTATACATTTTGGATAGTGGAAACGTTTCCAATGCAAAATCCAGTGGAGAAATTACCGACATCACGATTATGGTGAAGGGTGATACGGAATCCATTCCTGGACACGCAATGGTTATGAAATCATCCAACGACTCCTATTACATATCAACACGAGCATCGGATGTGAAATTTGGAAATTCAAACGATATCGCAATGGCTGGTATGGGGGCAACATCCCAAATCATTGTGCAGGATACAAGTGATATTGAGAAACAGCCAGATACGACAACATCTGCAGTCAATGGTGAAAAAGATGGAGACACGGGTGCATTAACAACGTTCATCAAAGATAATCATAAATACATTGCATCCATCATTGAAACGCGAAAGGGAGAAAAAGCATCTTCTGTTCATCTCACATTGTCTGATGTCGATATTGGAATTTTCAAACCAAACCACGTCGTACAGTTTGTATTCACTGATGAGAAAATGCAAACAAAATATGCTGGAAATCAATATCGCATCGTGTATGCATATCATTATATTAAACTTTCTGGTGATATATATATGGATGCAGGAACGCATGTCATCCTTCGAAAATTATCACCGGTGACGACATCATCAAACACAACCACATCACAAGAAAAACCAAAGAATTGGAAAGAAGACCAAACCACCTTTGGTTCCATTGGCAATGTCGTTGATATTTTCAGTGGAAAAGGCGGATGTTTTGGCAATGGTGGTCCGAATTCAATTACCAGTAAGATTGTTTCAGAAACACTTGAAAGAATCAATAAAAATGGAAAACATTCCAATGTTGCAGGCGTGTTAGGAAAAGTTGCAGAGTCCGTGATGAGTGGAAAGGATCCATTGGCATCATTGAAAAATGTCGGAATGGAATATCTCAAATCTGGTCTACAAACGTATGTCGTGAATTACCAGAAGCGCGGAAACGATAAGAAGAAAGCGCGAGAAATGCAGGAGCAAGAAAAACAGCAAATGAACAATCTCCTCAAAGAAAATATTGACGATAAAATATCTGAATACAAAAAACGTGCAACTGAGAAAAAGCCATAAAAAATAGAGAGGGGAACATTCCCCTCTCTATTTTATCAATGTCAGTTTTTTCATGCGAGGAAATAATGCCTTCATCCCAGCACAGAATTCCTCTTCTTTATGAGCATCTTTGATTTCTTTGATGCGATAAAAACATGCGTTGCAAAAATTAAACGATGGGCATACAAAGCATCGTGGGAAAATGGATGGATAATCTTTTCGGATTTCATCTTCCGGATACTCGTGAAGTTCATACGTTTTTTCATTTCGTAACACGTGTGTCATATGTGTATCATTCAATACGCAACAAGGATGTATTTTACCATCCGGAGATACGGATCTTGTATTCGTATAACAATTTCTACTATACGGACATCCGGAGTCAACATCTTTTGCCATCGAATAAATATCGCGTGCGGCAACATCATATTCTAATTTATGATGCTCCATGGACCATAGGTACCAATGGAATATTTCAGAGAATAATAAAAACTCAGAAGATTCTCCTGCTTGTAGTACTGGGTTAATTCGTACCGTCGTTTTTAATTGTTCTGCCAATTCAACCATATGAGGATATTCGTGCAACAATTCTTTCGTAAGTGTGGAAATGAATGGAATGTATGTCTGATGAGGTAGATAAGAAAGAACGTGATGATATACTTCAATAAATTCACGTTCTGTATACAATTCTCCATTCCCTTTAATTCTTCCGGTCGATTGAAAGGATGTCGTGATGCGGATGCGTGGATTCTGAAATACATCTTTCCACTTTTCCGGATGTATATGGAAGTCCCATAAATTCGATGTCATTGCAATCTTCGTATTGCGATTTGCATGATTGGTATCGATGTAATCTAGCATTTGTAGATATAATGATGGCGGTGCACATAATGGGTCACCACCAACAACGGAAATACCATCCACATCATAGGTTTCCATCAATCGTTTGAAATCATCAAATGTGATATGAGGATTTGCTTCTTTCGATAAACAAGACGCGGAACAATAATCACATTTGAAATTACAAAGACTCGTTATTTTTAAAATCAGAAACATTGAAATGTCTCCTATATGACAATATTGACAAATTTTTCTGCTCTCGTAATTGCAGTATAGAGCAAACTTCGTTGGAGATCATCATCGTACTCTGTTGGTTCCAATAATAATAGAACTTTGTCCCAAGTATGATAACGGGCACGATCTGGCGTCAATGCATACGCATATTCCGTTTCCAAAATATCGTCCGGGATAATTTGTTTTGATACGCCATCGATATGATTCAACGTATATCGGTCCAATGAAATATCATCAAATGGTTCTACATATTCATCCAATTTGAACTCAATGGGAACCCATCTTGTGATCTGTGCATGTTTATTTACTTTGGAAACATATCCAACGACGTTTTTATGAAGGTATACTTTAACCCGGGATTCTTCCGAATTTTCCAACACATGATCATACATGCTTTTGGTAACAATCAATCGTTCTCCAACCTTTGTTACGGTATCTTTGCACGATAATACTTTTTCACGATACATCTGATTGATCATCGTTCTCGTATCATCATTTAATGCAATGATCATATTGGATGATTTCATGTTGTATAAATTCAACTTACTTTTTCCGATGATATTAACACCATCGTAGTTTCCCAACTTCAATGGAACATTCATCAATAGTTGATGTGCAAAATGAACAATGGGATGATTGATATACCAAGGATGAACCTGTTTCAATACGATATTCGGTTCATGGTAAAATGTATATGGTTTATCTCCCGGAATTAATTTGCTATCCTGTAATAAGATGATCGGCAATCCATAGGAACTCAGATGTCGAATCTGCTTCTTCGTCAACAATGTAGAATCAAATACAACGATCAATTTATACTTCGGATCGATCTTTTTATTTTTATATTTTACCCATTCATACTTCGGTTGAATATCTTTTTTTGTAATGGCTTCCAATGTATCAACATCAAAGGATTTTCGATAATCATACAAAAATCCGTCAATGTAATACGCATGCATTTTTGCATAAGCCAACCGCAATACCTGTTTTTGATTATAAGAAAGATAACAGATCTCTCGTTGATCCAATCCAATCTTTCCCAGAAAGAATTGTAATAAATCCCATACCCCGCAACCGATACGACTATCGATGGTGATGATTTGATGGTTGTATTTTCTCCACCACGATTCTAGGGCGGAAAGTCCCATATATTGGTCTAATGTGCAATTCATGTACCGCCACCCCCATCATGTGGTGAACTGCCTTAATAACTAAAAAACATTAAAAATGGAGTAAGATGAATCATGAGAAAATACATCAATTATCCAATGATTCCAATCATTTTAATGGGAATCACACTGATCATTTTGATCCGCCATGTCGATACATTAAATGCCGAAACATTTCGAGCTCCGGTACACATCGATCGATCCGTTGCACATATGACAACAGTTTATAACAGCGACATCGACATGGAATCCAATTACTATTACACAAGTATCGAATCGTTTGATTCGGAGGTAAACCAACTTTCGGAAGTCATTTTATCGTCGGATGACAATCCACATTTAAATGCAGCAGGATTGATTAAATCATCACCTGAAATCAATAAAGCAATTCGAGCATACAACGAAGGCTTTATTGAAATCGATGGTGAGAAATTTCAAAAATACATCTACTACCGATGGATAATAGATAATTCTGGCGGAAAGCGATTGCTTGTCGTCACAAACAATTCTTATGAGTTGAACGAAATTTTTCTGATTAAGGTTCTATGCTATATCATTCTACTCCTCATGTTCATTTCTATTGTTATCATGCAATTAGAACTTCGGAATCGAAACATAAGGGAATACAAATTCAATCTAAGTCAGCTCATATCATTAATCCGACGCTGAGTATTATATATAGTATAGAGAGGGAGAGAACGACATTGGATGAAAATCTATCAACTGTCATAGTTGCAGCTATGACTGGCATCTTTTCAATCATTACCCTCTTAATTCGTAAGAAAGATAATGGTGTCATCGATAAGATTGATCAGCAGCAATCTTTTTTCGAACGAGAGAAAAAGTTGAAGCAAGAGTTAGACATGAAGGAAAAAATCTTAAAGAAGATCTTTCAGGATTTAGATCTCCTTCTTGTCGATACAAACATCGAATTGATCAAACTCCACAACGAGGTCGATTCCGATGTCCTCCGTAAGTTGCAGACACAGCATATGGAGATTAAAAATAAGATCATCAATATCACGAATGAAATTGATGATATCACCAAGGAATATCAGATTGTTATTCTGATGACCGAGGAACTTCGTACTGAATATGAAAAAATGATGCACAACGGGAAATGAATAGAAGGAGGGATGATCCCTCCTTCTATTTGTTCAGTATAGATTAGTCTTCGAGCGCAGTTTCTTTTGGTGTTTCTTCTCCCGTCGGGGGATCATCAACGGTTTCCGTAGAACCCCACATGGCAAGAATTGCATCACGTGCATAGGATGGAAGATCAGAGCCTTCCTTCAGGTATGCACGATCCCGTGGGCAATTGAGGCGACGATCATAACGACCATTCCCAACATCGAGAACCTTTCCATCCTGCGTGATTGTGTCCTGATACTTAATCATGACATCATTCTGTGTGAGGCATTCGAGTACAATACGTGTATCCATTTGTCATTCATCCTTTCGTATGGTTGATTAATATTTAGGGTTCAAACAGATCGGCATCTTTATGATATTCCCGGAAGTCGGGATCATATCGGCTTGACTTTTTACAATCCTTTGGATCTTTTGCGGATTTGGAATTCTCCAACTGTGTAATTCGATTTTCAAACGAAGATACCTTCGTAAGAATGCTCTTCATATCTTCTCGCATCAGACGAAGCTCATCAAAGATTCCATTCATCTGTACGCGAAGAATATCATTTTGCTCATGGAGATATGCGATCTCGCGATCGTAACTATTCTGCTGAAGAATATTCCCTTTGATGCGATTGAGTACATCATCTTCCTTTGCAGGAACGACAAATCCAGATTGATCAAATTTGAATCGGAATTTCAAAACTGCATTGGAAACAATATCAAATACATCGGTCACTTCAAGAGAGTCGACAATAACCATGGACTGGATATTCGTATGATCATGAATGAATTCATCGTGGATAAAGAAATGTCCATCCTCACCCACATGATAGATTGGATTATTTAGTACTTCTCCACGACCAAGTGTCATATGTGCAATCGGATACCCAATGCTGATATCTGTGATACGAACCTTGATATTATGTGAGTCGCGTGAATATTCTTTGATCACAGAATCCATTCGTCCACGGAAGGATAGAATCAATTCACCATTGATCAGAGCATCGTTATCTTCCGTCTTATTATTGATTCCAATTTGGAATTGATTGAGGTAACAAGAATCGGAATACCGACGAAGTACCCTTCCATCTACATGTTCTGTCTGATATACGACTCGGACAATGGGGCGTGTAATCAGAACCGGGAATCGTTCATCTGCTTCAACCTTATCCAAAAACGTTTTCAGATGTTTACTATGAGGAATGCCATCACATTTATTGAATTTAATATCCACCAGATACATGTGAGGAGCATCCATTGTCTGTTCAATGGTAATCGATTTCTCATCTTTCTCTTTGGGTTCCATTGGAACTAGCTTTACTTGATCAAACAGAACATCGGTTAAGAATCGTTCATTATCAAGTTCAATAAACATGTTCTTCCCCATATGGATTTCCCCACGATGAGGACGACAATGTTGTCTTGAGATAATTCCCATAATAATTCTCCTTTATCGCATTCTCAAAATTTTACGAATGATGTAGATTACAATTGGCGTATATAAAAATGCATCAATTGTTCGGTTGGATTGGAATAATCCATCCCCAATATTCAATGATACATCTTTAATTGAAATGCTATGCGGGTGATTGATGTAATCAAAAATAAACTTCCGATACAAATCCGCCGGGGGTGTATTATTGATGACACAATCAACAAAGTCGGTATCGAAGAAACAATGTTCCTGATGATTGCACTGTGATTGCTGCATCGACACAGGCCAAATCATATCGATATCCATTTCATTCCATCGACCAAATGTTGAGGTTGGATATTTGCTGGTATCTGCCAAAATATAATGGAACTGTTGCATCATATTCCTTGGCACATCCAATTCAATCCATTTATAAATGGAATGGTTATATAGTGCAGGCAGTTGTGGTTCACGAACTTTTCCATGCAACATTACGGTAGCATTTGAATTGGGATCATTCATAATTGCATGCGTTGCCATGAATTCATTTCCACAAACATCAAACAATCGTCTTCCGGTCTGTGGATTATGGTATAGGAAACAATTATGCCGTGCATCATAAAACATTGCTTTATAGGATCGAATCATTTCTGATACAACTTTGCGAATTTGACGAACGAGGATGTAGTCATCCTGTTGGACGATTGGGTTTACTCCTGTACCCATGGATGATAAATCCATATCGTATTTCCCAACCACCTGATTTTCGATTTGTCGTAACGTTTCTTCACTGGTGCTCAATAAACGATATTTGATCTTATAAAGACCATTTTGTTTCATACTATCATATTGCACATCAATGACTTGAAAAACAGCAAACATCTTAATGTGATTGAGTATGAACATATCGTATTGGTGTGGAACAATGGTGGATGGCTGAATGGTACATTCACCTTCTGCCGTGATATCCTCTAACTGCTGGTCATCTGTATTATTTGGATTCGTTTGACCAAATTCATACAATGGAAAATTTTTAATATCATTGAATCGTAACGGAGAACGTTTTCCGAAAAGTTGATCAATATCCTTTAACCCTCGATCTGTCGTCGTACGATTCTCTGCGAGATTGAAATATCGAACCAGCACAGCTCCTGCAGATGTTAGGAAGCGTGTTGCAGATGCTAATCGTTTTTCATATTTGAATACATTGCTATCCATCATGGATTGTTCATCAAAGATAAGAGCCACTATAAATCACTTCCTTTCAAGAAATTATCTTTATGAGCGTACCCAATTAATACTGAGTTCCAGAGAATGATATATTATTTCTATATAGAAAGGGGAAATGATTACCATGAGCAAACTATTTGATGAAGTAAAAGAATTTGCAGCTCGGCTGAATCCGTCCAAAGGAAAGCGCAATAAAGCGCTTGAGGCGGAGCATAAGCGTAGGATTAAGGAGATTGAAAAGAAATTCAAGAAGGATAAACGTTGGAAAGATTTATGAAAGGAGATTTCAAGTGGACAAAGCAACGGAAGTAATTTATAACGAAGCGTTGTTGAAGTTCAAAACAATTTCAGAACGATTGGTTGAAATTGCCGATCTTATGCAGAGAGGGGAAATTATTATGGCAAAAGAAGAATTGGACCGACTCTATATCGAATCTGTGCATACAGAAACGAAGAAATGTGGAAGTAAGCTTGCGCGGATGATGGAACATGTCTTGAAATTGGCATATTGTGACGATTACAATGAGATCGTGCAGAATGGTCGTATATGGAAAAATGATGCAATCAAACAACGAGAGGATGTGCGCAATTTAGTACAATGGAAGAATAAACATCAGGAGACAAATATCATTAATAATATTATGGATCGATTGGGCGAGACATATGAGCGAGCCATTCGATATTATAATATTGCAATGAAAGACGACCATTCATTGATGTTGTATGAAGAGCGTATCCCATTGGTCTGTATTTGGAATTTGGAAGATCTTCTTGATAAAGAAATTGTTGATCTTGTTCAAATGCTTCCGAAACAAACGGGATATTATTCGAAATATGTAAAAGAACTGCTTCGTGAGCAGGAAAAGAAATTAACTGCAGCAAATGTACTCGGTTCATCTGATGATATTTGATAAAAAATAAAGAGGGGATTTCTCCCCTCCATTATTTTTTACGCAGCCGTAAAATACCCGGCACGATAAATTGCAGTCGTACAGTCTGCATAGAACGCAAACGTTTTACGAATGCGCTTGGCTACATCATACATGATGCTGGTGTCCGGGACATCTTTCTGACCGAGATATTCGCGGTTGGAAATATAATCCTCCACCATCTCAATATAGCCGTTCACTCGTGAAACTACCTCATTGAGATAGCGAACGATTTTTGTGGCTGCTCGTCCATCCCGCGCAATTGAATCGACTTCACTACAGGTGTGATTGATCCGGTTGGCGAAATCATTGAACGACCGAAGTACCGCCATGGGATTGTCGAACACATCTCCATTACACTGAATGATCGACCAATCATGCAACGTATCCAGTTGAATGATATCCGACGAACGATATAGCGTGATATCGTTTTCGTTGATGCCGATTTTAAATCCTTGCACATTCTCAATTTTCATTTTATTATCCCCCTTTAATAAAATCAACTACTTATTCCTCTCATATAAATAATATATAAATACATCCCGGATAGATCGGATATTATATATTATTTACATAGAAGGAAATTCTTATTGTATATCATTTGGTCTGTGTAGAGGAGGATGTAGAAATATGCATATTTTAAAGCTGAATGATAAAATGCGAGAAGGGTGCAAATGGCATGATACCCACATGCACCACATTACGTTGGTGAAGGATTATGCAACGCATATCAACAAGATGTTGGGAAATCCCGTTAATCGTCACAAGCTCGGATTTGCTGCGCTTGCGCATGATACATTGAAGGAGAATTATAATGAGAAGACACAGGTCATCGATGGTATCAATATCCCTGGTTCGATAAAAGAATATGTGTGCAGTCATATTGATATCATCACAAAATATGTTCCGGAAGAATACCTCTATACAGACCTTCAATTTCATGCAACGGGTGCAACCATCTTTCTGGAAAAGGAGATGGGAATTACAGATCCTGAGATTCTATACCCAGTATTGTTTCACTCATTACCAGTGATTGAAGTATATCAGAATCTTGATCCAAAGATTCAGACCATGATTGATATCATGGTGTTGTCGGATAAACTCTCATCCAATTGGCTTCGAATCAATAAGATGGATGAGGAAGTACGTTGTGATCTCGATCATATTGTATTTGGTCCAAATGGAAATGAGTTCAATTATGTGCTCGGCATTTACGCTGCACGATTGATTGGTGCTGGAAAAAAGCCAGATTATGTAAATGACATATGTACAATTCATTACTTCCATCGTCTTCATACACAGAATCCACTGGTGAATATGAAGATAAGAAGAAATGTTCTTGGGAAGAAGAGGAAGTTTGCACCACACATTCCCACATGCTATAAATGATATCAATTGGACGATAAAAAAGGAGGGGAATATTCCCCTCCTTTATTTTTTAGAAAAGGGTTATTACTTCTGCTTGCTATAAGCCTCAAATGCATCCAGTGCATCATTGAAGGACTTTCTCAGCTTTGCAAGATTTGCATTGTATGCATCCTCGGTTGGATTATCCTTCGTACCAGTCAGAGGAATGCTAACCTCTTCTGCAGATTCCTTCACGGACTTTCCCTTGAGTGGCTCACCAAGCTTCTTACGAGTTTCATCGTTACGAAGCTCATATGCATCAATCAGAGATCCATCCGGTGTCTGAATCATTGTTCCCTTCGGTACGGTATTGTCTTCCATACGGGCATACCAATCATTCGCACCCTCATTGAAATTGTCATCGACAGAAAGATCCATAACATCATCTGACACAGCAGATGATTCTGTCACCATACTATCGATGTCAATCTTAAAAATATCATCGTTCATAGTATTCTCCTTTTTGTAGATAAAAAGAAAGGAAGGGTAATAGATACCCTTCCATCTTTTCATACAAACACCTGATTCGATTACGGATTAAGCCCAAGGTGCTCCGATACCAGCAGCTGCAGGTGCCGTTCCGTAAACCGTCTCGCTGTTCTCAAGGACAAGACGTGCCTGAATACCCTGTACGCAGATATCCTTGAAGCGCGACGTTGCCGTGACGATGTTGTACGCACCGCCTGGAGCGTTCGTGCTCTGGTAAGCCGTCTGGTTCTGGCTTGTTAGCAGGTGAGAGGTGTACTTGAGATGGCGGAACGAGATGTGCTCATTCGTCGTTGGATAGCCATAGATGTGGAGAACAAGCTCACGCTTCGTGGTTGGCGTCCAAACATCCTTCGTGTATGCATCATACATGTTGGTTGCAACAACACGAACGTTTGCACCGAGATCCGTTGCAAAACCATAGGAGTTGTTCACCTGAATACCACCAACCGTGGAGCCCGTAACGGTCTTCCAGTTCGTGAACTCAGAGATGAGCTGCGTTGCCATCGGGTTACCAACGATAATGAAGCTGAGCCCATCAAGCTTGAGCGTATCCGTGATCTGATGGATAACAGAACGGAGGCGGAACTGAATTGACGAGCTCACATACTTGAAGGGGTCGCCGGCGAAGTGAGTGGGAGGCTGAATGTTGACGGAATAAACCGTAGCAAGCGACTCGAGCTTATAGATGTTGGGAGCAACACCATTGTACTTCGCAAACTCATCGTTGAGGAACTTGATGACCATAAGACCTTCGTTGGTCTCCTGGCACTTGACGATCTCATCAACCATGCGGTTGTAGTAGTTCAGATCGAGAAGAGCAGCAGCATCTTCGATTTCCTCGATGGAGAAAGGCATGTTCCAACGTGCACCATCTTCGATCGTGAAGCGGAGGATATCGCGCTTCTCGCGGACAGATGCATGGCGGAGGTTCTTCTCGTTGGAGAGGTAACCTTCGATATAGACACCATCAACCTGACCAGATGCTGACGAAATATCAACCGTACCAGCCTTGAAGTTGACCTTACCGGAAATGGTATCGGCAATTGCTGTGCCGTCTGGTGCAGTAAAGTCAAGATCACCGTTAACGAACGTGCCACCGGTTGAGAATTCGACTGTAATGCCGTTGCCAGGAATCGTGTAGCGCTTCGTGCCAACATTGATTGCATTGATCTTGAAAGCGAACGAGAGCTTGTCAACACCAGTCGTACCAGTCGTGAGATTCGTGATAACGTCATACTTATATACACGGCCATTGGTGAGAGGAACCTTCGTTGCGTTATTGATCTTAATGCCCTTCTGCGCTTCCCAGATCTTCTGCCACGTGCCATCGAAGAGGCAGCGAGGATATTCATATTCCTTGCCAGTCGCATCATCAACCATATAGGTCGTACGGATATGCTTTGCAATGTTCGGGGTCTTCGTTGCCTCAACCTCGATGATATCCTTGATGATAGAACGGAAGAACTGCTTAACGAGTACTGGGAACTCGAGCGTTGCAATGGGGAGGTAACCCGTCATTGATGCAGACTCAGTATAGGAACGAACCTTCGTATCCCAGAACTGTGAAACGTTCTCGATGACAGACTGAACGTGAGGATCGTTGGGGGATGCTGCCTTGAATGCTTCGAAGACAGGGCCCATGAGATTTTCCTTATAGCTTTCCATGAACTGACGATCAGAAAGCATGGGCTTGATATCCTTCATGATATCAATGCCGGTTGATTCCTTATAATGCTGCTGAAGTTCCTTGAAGTGGTCATCGAACGACTGAATCCCACTCTCAGTGAAACCACCGAATGTTGTCTTTGGCGTGGCTTCCATGCGCTTCTCAGCGGAAATGCCACTCTCAAAAAACCATCCAACGTTATTTGCCATAATAATTTCTCCTTTTTTTACGTAAAAAATTCGAGAGTTGTTTATATACCACCAAACTTACATATTTGTTATAAATGAGCCCTATTTTTCATTAGCTGCATAACGTTTGATTTCTTTATCAAATGTTTTCTGCAGGAGATTATAGAGGTTGATGCATTTGTTGAAGAACAAAAGATTTTTGCTATAATTCTCATTCATGAAATATTCAGACATATACTCCTCCACATTTTCATTGAGTTTTGTGAGCGATGTCAGAATCGAATCATTTTTGTCTGAAATGGTATCAATCAAATCCATATTCTTATTGAAGATTTTTAATTGATTCTTCAACGTCATATGGAGTTTAATAAATCTCTCGTAGAGGCGTTGATTCATGATGATGGAAATTTTGTCATCGAAGTCTAAATTCTCAACATCTCCATCATTTGGTCCATCCTCGTATCCGAATCCTCCATCATCATCGCCCATATCCATATCACCTGGATCCATATCAGGTGGAGGATCATCAGCCCCACCCATATCGGGAGGGGCATCATCCGATACAGGAGGTGCCATATCAGGAGGATCGTCCTCTGGGGCTTCAAAAAATACGCGTTCAAATAAACTCATATCATTCACCCCATCAAATCATATTCTTCATATCGCCGGTACCGCCAACACGAATGAGCTTCTTCGTTAACTCATTCTTTAGTCGCATCATCTGATACTTGGCCTTCTTATCTCCATTTGCATCTGCATCTTTGATCTTTTCTTCCAATACCTGAAGTTCGGTTTTCAATTCACCAATCATTTCATTTCGAATACGGAATTTATTATTCCGAGAATCAAGATGCTTTGCTGCAGCAAGGAAGATAAAGATTGGGTTGAGTAGAAGTCCTGCTTTGTAAATTGCACCATATTTGATTGCAGACTTGAATGCTTTGATGATAGAATTGGACTGATGAGGATCAGCCATCTGTTCTTTGATATCATTTTCATTCGAGTCACGCCACTTTTCAATTTGTCCATCAATAAAATTGAGAACATGTTTGAATGGTTTCGTAACTGCTCGTGCTGTTTGATGAACTTTTCCAGCACCCCGTTTTAGACTTCCGATGCCTTCGGAGACTTTCCGATCAATATCCATCATGGTATCACGAATTGGATTATCGGATTCCGGTTTACCATCATCTGCATCACCGACTTCTTCATGATATACATGAGCCGATTCTTCATGCTGATCGCCATAGTCATGGGAATGAACTCGTTTGTTCGTCGAATTATCATTCTTCTGGTTATGAGAATCAACGGTCTTCGTTACATTGTTGGAATCCGTATTATTGGTCGTATGATACTTCTTATCATGTGAATCATGACTTGTATGGGTGCTGTAATCATTGTGGGATTTACTGGAAGTATTGTTGGAGTTGGTATAGTTGTAATTGTAGTAGTAATAATTTGCACCGCTTGCCGGTTTATCTTTTTCTGCATTATCAGGAGATTCATCATCAATATCATCATACTGATATGGCTCTGGTTCTGTCTTCGATGGTTTCTTTTCTTTCGATGTATCATCGATATGATCACCGAAGATATCATCACCAACATCATTAGAATTATCCGTATCATCATCTTCCCCATAGGAAAGATCATGATTATTTTTCAGATATCCAGGGGCTTTCCCAGTTTTCTTATTTCGTGTATTGGATGATAATGCTTCTGTAAATGCGTTCTTGGTGGATTGCGATGTAATCATTTTTGAAACGATCTCATTATATATTTTTTTTGCAAAATTTAGTGATAATGGGCAGATCGCTATGAGTATCTCTAAATTGCATTGACCTGAAACAAAACACTTTGTGTCAATATAATCGGAATTATCAATCATTTCCTGATTCATTAGAATCATTCCATATTTTTGGAGGAGTTCATTATACTTTTCAGAAAGAAGTTCAAATATTGTTTTTGCAAGCAGCATAGATGCTGCCTCATTTTTAAATCCATATGTAGTTAGATAGTATTCTCTATCATCGTAGAATTGCTCTCTTGGGTTATCAAATTCCATTGGCCCATCGGTATATTCACGCAAATCCAATATATTGAAGATATCAATTCCTGGCGCACTTTGATTGCAGGAAACATCATATGTGATATCATGGCAATGCTTGATAGCTCGATTGAATTCTGATTCAGTATTCTTAAACGTATACGATTCTTTGATTGAAGAGAATCGAGGATCCGTTAATATAAGATCTTTCATCATTGTCGCAAGATCTTCAATAATATTACTCGTTATTGAATCAAGCGGATTTGGAAGATTCTCTTGATTGTAAGACACTTCATAGTTTTCCATAGATAATGCTTCCGTAAATTGCTTCGAAAGAATTGGTTTTGAGACACGAGTTCCAGGAAGCATTGGAATCACAGAATCTGCAACATCCTCCTCAATCATGAGAGGTTCGAGAGCCTTCTTTGTTCGATGGATGGATTCCATGATGAGTGTACGTTCCGATTCATTCTTTGCCCCACAGAGCTTATATTCCTGATAGATGATATAATCTTCCATATTACGAACATCGGATTCGGTCAATGGTGAAATCATCTGCATTCCCATAATGGTAGATTCTCGGAATGCTTGCTCATTCTTTTCCAACGATTGATTGACCTGATATTCCAGAGATTCTTTCGTAAAGACATCCAGAATTTCATTGTCTACATATGAAAAATCCTTTAGACTATCCTTAATCCACTGATTGTTCGATAGCTTCTTTTTCTTGTCCACCATCTGATCGTATACATTTTCAAGCAATGCTTTGTTTGCTTCTGTATACACGATCATATCGGCAATACAACCATTTCCATAGCGCTCAAATAATTTTGAAATGTTTACATTCTTATTGGAAAGCTTTGGAAAGTTTGTATAGTATGCTTCCAGATACCGATCATCCAAACAATCTTCAAAATAGATCGCCATATCCATACAGTTGGAATATTTATTTTCATACGCTTCCATGACGCTGATCATATCACTGTAGGTATCGGATAGCTTATTATCCTCATTCTTATTCTTCAGCTTCATGATCACATTCTTGATCTTTGAAATATAGGAAAGAGGAACCTTATGCTTCTCCAAAAAAGAAGAAAAGGTGTTTGCCCCATAGGAAGAAGAAATGATATATTCTAAATTCGAGATATAATCTTTCGGGGAATTGGATGCGATACGATCAACTGCTTCCATATAATTGCGGAGAGCTGGATTGCTCTTCGTATGGATGGCACCTCGTGCCTTTGCTTCTTGATAAAGCTTCCTAATATCTTCCATAAGTTTATTCAACCTCATTTCTAAAATCGCGGCCTAATTATAATTAGTGTGAAATACGGGGTGTTATAGAATTATGCAGAAAAAGACGAAGTCTTTGCAAAATGTTTCGGAGGTACAGCCCGATAAAGTTCGAGTGTTCTTTAAACGCTCCATTCTACAACGCATCTTGGATCTTCTCATCATGAAGCATGATGGATTCCGAACGGTGAAAGCAGTAAAGAATATATATCGACTCTTCTGTGCAATTGACGAAGATAAATATAAAAAAGATGCAGAGATGTTAGCAATGATCTGGTCCATCCGATATATTGCAAAACAATGGCTGGCCGGCGTTGTCACCATTGATCTCATCTTTGAGTTGGCAAAACGAGATCCTGAATTTGATGGCATCAAAGATAAAATTATATCAGAATCCATCAAATCAAATACACCCGTATCCGCACCGGAAGCAAAAATGTTGATGCAATTAATTGAAGAAAACCTCCAATTTGGATATATTGCTGCATACAAAGAAAATTATCTGGAATTATTGGACACAAATATCGATGTCAATAAGCCTGGAGAATTGAAAAAGTATACAGAGAATTTATTTAAAATATCTAAATCATTGGTTGATATTCAATACAACACAAATCTTGTTGCATCGGAATTAACATTTGATACGGGCGATGTATCATCGGTACGTGCTGCTGTCACAAAAACAGTGGATAGTCTATCAGGTTCTTCTTCCATATTAAAAACTGGAATTATTCGACTCAATACGCTATTATCGCCAGGATATATGAATGGGCGATTGTATGTATATGTTGGACCACCAGGTTCCTATAAGTCTGGTATTCTATTGACAAGCACACTTCACATTCGTGAATTCAATCCTGGGTATCAAGCAAAAACACCTGGTTTGAAACCCGTGGTATTATATGTAACCATGGAAAATACATTCACAGAAACCATTGAGCGTATGTGGGCAATGAATTTTGATGAACCCATCACCAACTATAATCCAGAAGAAGCATTTGATAAATTATCCGATATTCTTGGATTGGGAACTTCTGTGGAAGAAGAGAAAAAAGATGAAGGTTCTCTGGAGAAGATGCTGGATGCAAATGAAGAAAGCAATGATAAACCGAATATTGATATCATCATCAAATATTTCCCATATCGTGAAATATCCACAGATGGATTATATACCATTATTCAGGATTTAAGGGAAGATGGAAAAGAATGTGTTGCCCTCGTATTCGACTACATCAAACGCATTCGTCCAGCAGAGCAATCATCAGGAGACACAACAAAGATGGAATTGGCAAAAATCATCAATGAGTTGAAAGCATTGGCTGTCATTAATGACATTCCAGTGATTACTGCACACCAGGTCAATCGTAGTGGTGTTGCCGCAATGGATCAGGGTGTTCGTTTGGGGAAAGTTGATATCACAAAATTATCGGGACGTGAACATGTTGGGGATGCCTATGAAATTGTTGAGACAGCGGACTGGATGGCGATCATCAATACGGAAGTACAGCCTGGAACAAACCGCAGGTTCTTATGCATCAATGCAGTAAAGCGGAGACGTATTGATCAGGCGGAGTCGGAATTCAAAGAGTATACCTATATTGCACACCCATTCCGTCAGAATTCATTGCAGGTCATTCCAGATATGAGAACCGGAAAAGTGATGTCGCTTGGATCTCTCCAGACAGGATTGGACGTTGAAACCAAAACAAAGAATGCGGTGCAGCGCGAAGTCATTCCTGTTTCGGAGTTTGAGGAAGAAATATAAATAGGGGGAGTTGGTTATCATAGGACCTTACAACGGGTATCGATTTACAAGAGGGCAGCTTTGGTTGTGGCATGATCCCATCTGTGGAAACAAAAAGGAAAACATTCCAGTACCAAATGAATTTGAACGATGTGTCCGATACACACGGCAAGTTCTTGTGGTACAGAATATGTACACACTCAGTGATCGTAGTGTACTCGTCATCCCATTCAGCGGACATGAACATACGTCGCTGTATAATGTAAAATGTTCCACTGATGAGAATGATACGAGCTATGCTTTACCTCAATTGATGTTTCCCGCAGATAGTAATCAGTTGGTAAAGTATATTGGTGTCGCAAGTGATTCGATTATGCAAAGCATTGATCGGATCATCCAAAGAATGTTATTCTCTGTTGGAAAAGATGATTTCTCCGACGATGAAAACATCATCGTTCCATCTACAACAACATATCGTCCACAAGTTCCGCGATATGGGAAGAGTGATTATGCGAGAACAGATATAAATGCCGATCATATAACACAAGATCGATTCACTCGACCAAAGTATGAAAAGAAGACTGATAAGAAATATGATAAGAAATTCAGTCGAAAGAAAGCAAAGAAAGGAGGACGAAAAAACAGTTATAATCGGAGAGAATTTAAGTACCAGGATACCGATCCATATATGGAAGAAGACGTTCATGACATTCCAGATGTCGCATCTGCATTCGGTAGAATGTCGGATGAAGAAGCATTGGCGGAACATCAGGCAATTCTTCATCGCGTCAACCATACCAAATGGGATGACAAACGACGTGAGGAATTTGTACGATCTTGCCGTCGGGATGGGTTGGATGCAACTGCAATTGCATATAACATCAAACTCACGACAGCAGAAAAGTATTTTCGTTCATGGGAAGTCAAGCTCGGTATTTAATAAAAAAGAGAAAGGGGATTGCTCCCCTTTCTTTTTTATAACTAACTTAGAACATTCTTTGCATTGGCTACGGCACCTTCAACCATGCTGTAGATAATCGTGTCACGCTTCTCGATACCACCGATCAGCTGAATGACAGACGAAGATGCATCATCATATGCAGGAGGAAGCGCCTTGATTACGAGATCCACAACACGTCTCTGAAGGTCTGCTGCTTCCTCATCGGAAAGGGTTCCATTCGGAGATTCTTTCTTGAGACGCGTTGCAACAACCATTGTTGTATATACGGCAGATTGTACAAGCGTACCAATTTCTTCAAGAATTGCATTTCGTGTTGTAATCTCACTGTTGGTAATCTGAATATCATTTTTTGCAACAATGCTATTTGTTAGCTTTGCAATGTAATGTTTCACAACAAGTAGAATGGATGAACCAATACACACAATAATTGGAAGAACAATATTGTCCATAAGGGCATCTTTAATCATATCCATACCATTTCACCTCTCTTTCTATAAAAAATAAAGGAGGACTTTCACTCCTTTATTCCTTGGTATAAATATTTAACGACGGATGAGCGAATCATAGTGATATGCATACTTAATGCGCTGTGAAATCATCGGCGCACCAGCACGCTCATATGTCGCTTGGAACACACGAGTTGCCACCTCTACATCTTTCAGATTTTTGAATTGCTCATATCCGCCATGGAGAGGTTCTACTCCCATTGCCGAAAGATTACCTGGTGACACTTTTCCTTTGAGGCGAAGATCCATATCACGACTCTGCATCTCACGAATCATGTATGCGATCTGTGCATAATGATCGTGGTAATGATATCCATGATTATTACACCATGTATGGAAGTTGTTCAGGCGGCCTCCTTCAAGCTGAAATAATCCCTTGCTTCCAGCATCAGCAGATGGATTCATTCGACTCTCCTGATAGATATTCCCCATGATTGCAACGGTCACCTCATGGGTAAATTCTTTACGGAGTTCACTGTATACATCTGCTTCAATCTCATCGAGACTTGCAAGGACTTCGCCAATACTCTTATGAGAAGAATCCTGTGCTGCTTTCGTTTCTTCCTCGGCGACAGATACTTCCGTGTGATGTGGAATCGGTTGAACATCTTTATGTATGTCCTCGGCGGAAATGTGCGGTACCGCATCCGATGTAAACCAATAGAAATAGATTGCCATGAATACGATAAAGAGTAGCATTTCGACGCGGTGTAGAGAACGCTTCTTCCCATTGATGGTCACTGCGTTATTCCATAAATCGAACTTCATTGATCAAACCTCCTTTTTTATTTCGCGATAATCTCCGAAAAGATTCTCGTGAAATATGCATGAGAGGCACCCCATGCAATACCAAATACAATCGGTGCTGCAAGAATAAAGCACCAATCAGCAACATCGAGATCGTTAAAGACGTTGAATTTCATCATCTTTCCCTCCTCATAATTCGCTGAAATCACATCACAATATAAAAATATATATATATTCTCATCAGAGATACAATTTTCGTATGGGAGTGAAATTTATTATGGCAAAGAAAAGCGAGAAGGATAAAGCAGTCGAATTATTTCATTCAGTCATCCATCGGATGGGTGCGACAAAATTATATGAATATAATCGAATGTGGTTGATTCAATTGGAAGAATATCGTTGTTTGGTAATTCCAGATGAGGCATTATATAATGAACTGATGGCGTCAGATGAATTCAAAGAAAAAATAAAACCATGTAGTATTGAGAATAGCCGAATATTCTCCTACACGGATAAGCAAAACTGGGTTTCCATTGATATGTCCGAAGAGCATTTCAAAGGAAAAGAATTCAATATAACCATCGATGGGTTCAGTTATGATATCCCATTAAATAGAGATCTGATGATGGTAAAATTACGGAAAGCAGAATTCTCCAATATATCATATCAGGTATATAAAGAAAAACATCTCGTTCTTGGGATCAAGAAACGATTTGATTCTGCCTATGGATTTGATATGATTCGACTATTCCAAGTTGTATAATATAAAAATATAGAGAGGGAAATCCCTCTCTATATCTTTTGTAGTTAAATCATGATGAGGAACACGATCGATGCAATAATAATGGAGGTTCCCACATCAAGGAGCCAATGTGCCCGAACGATCATACGACTGAGTGCTGTGATAAGTCCGAGTGTAATACCGGCAATTCCAACCCATGGTTGACCAAATGCAAATAGTGTCCAGAAAAGACCACCAGAAATTGCACTCATTGTATGACCTGATGGAAATGAATCTCCACGGTTCACTGACCATTCCAATTTTGGAAACGGATTTGCTTCCGAATCTGTCTGTGATGGGCGAGGTGCATTGAATGCCCATTTCAATAATATCTGAATAACGGTACAAATGAGATAGTAGATGATAAATTCTCGTAGCATTGGGATATTGCCATCGATGATGCAATATAGTACAACAACGATTGGCGTAAGGAATTGGATATGATCTCCAATCTTCCGAATATCGTCTTTCATATTCGAAGGAATGTTCCAAAGGATGCGATATAGAATTGCTGGTAAATTCTTTATGAGTGATTTGAGATTCAATGTAGTAGCGATAAGAGCTAACTTCTTAGCAATATCATTCATATTTCCACCAATCATAGAACCCAGAAGTTTCTTCGCTACATTCAGCTTTACTTCATCAATCCTCTTACGAGCATCAGAATTCAAGTCATCGATTTTATCTTTTGCTTTATCTTCGATATCACGAAGTTTATTCTTTGCATCGTCTCGCGCATCGAAGATGCGATCTTCCACGCGGCTCTTTGTATTTTCGAATGAAGCTTTTCCAGAATCCTTCAGGGTATCGATTTTATCATCGATCTTGTTCTTCACTCCATCGACTTTCTTCTCTAGTTTGCTTTTCTCGGATGCAAATACATCCTTGAGACGTTTGTCTAGGTCTAGTCCCATAATGAAACAACTCCTTATAAAAATTATAGAATAGAAACGGCGGTATATATCAAAAATGGATATTAAAGTATATAACACACACATCACTCTGTCCCCATACTATCGGACTGATGATGAGAGTGACAACTCATTACCCATCATTGAAGAAATGTATACTGCGATTGGTGCGTTTGATCAACAACCATTTCCGTGCGGATATATGATTGAACAAAATGTTTTATATGTGCCTCGTGGAACCCCCATCTCAAAATTAGAACAGTTGACCGGCACCAAAGCGATATACATAAACGATAGTGATCCATCGGAAGAGATATTCAAGAAAGCAGAACCTCTCTTCGAACCTCGGAATCATCTCCAAGAAGAATCCATTAAATTCCTAACTGATTCCGGAAATCATCAATTATCTCTCAATCTCGGAACTGGCCATGGCAAATCATTCTGTGTCGCAGCAGCGATTACACGACTCAACAAGAAAGCAATTATCATTCTACCAAATAATAGCCTAAAATATCAGTGGATGAAAGATACATTTATTGGGATGTTTACCTATCAAAAATCCCAGTTGATGGATATTGCTGGATCGCAAATAATTAATGATATTATGAATGATGCAATCGAAATGCGTGACATTTATTTTGTGACACACGCAACATTGCGGAATTACATAAATACTCATGGAGGATATGCTCTTGGCCAATTCTTTAAAAAGTTAAAGGTTGAGATTAAAGTATATGATGAATCCCATATGGAGTTTGCAAATATTATCAGTATCGATCATTATACCAATACCAATCGCACATGGTATTTGACGGCAACGTTCGATCGTTCTGACAAAACAGAATCCGTATGTTTCAAACGCGCATTTGCAAATGTGGAAGATTTTGGTGGGATTGAAAGTCATCGCATGACAACAAAACATGTTCTGTATCATGTCGTCAACATTAACACGAGACCATCTCGGAAGGAAATGGGTAAACTGTTGGGTTTCGGTGGATACGCCCAACCGCTCAACACTAATATTCCAATGGCTAATGGTGGGGTTAAACAATTATCTGATATTAGTATTGGAGACATGATATTAGGATCTGATGGAAGACCTACAAAAGTTATAGAAATATTTGAAAGGCCGAATGAGGATACATTTGAAGTTATATTCTCGGATGGGCGGGCAACAAAAACGTCATATGAACATTTATGGATGGTATATCAGAGTGGTTCATTCTACCGAAAAAGAGATAAATATTATATAAAATCTACGGGTGAGATGCTAAAGGATTTTAAATCTAAATATTGGAAATCTTCAAAAAAAGGATATGAGTATTCATATAAATATGCCGTTCCCCTTGTTCCGGCAATTGACTATCCAAAAAAACCGATTAATCTAGACCCATATACTCTAGGGTTATTTATAGGAAATGGAGCATTAACTGAGAAGTATCTTTCTATATCTACATTAGAAATCGGAATAATAGATTTCATCAAAAACAAATATGGATACAAAGTCGAATTCAGTAAATATGTTAAAGGGCGCGCATATGATTGTAAATTTAGAGATCCTGCAACGAATCATTATATAAAAACAAAAGATTTCTTTAAAGAGGTCCCTGACATAATAGGAAAACTATCTATAGATAAAATGATTCCTGAAGATTATTTATATAGCGACTTCGAAGATAGAATTTCTTTATTAGCAGGATTAATGGACACGGATGGCGGTATTTCTATTATTAAAACAAAAAATGGGTATTCTAAAGATATTAGATATACCACCTCGTCCCCTGCATTAGCCGATAATATAATACAATTGTGCAGATCATTGGGGTTTGGGGCATATATAAGATTTGATAAGCGCTATCACCGATATACCACTGGATATCATGCAATTATAAATATTCATATGGATAATGAATTTGCTCCATTAATATTTAGGCATAACGCTACTAGGAGGGAAAAGGCATACATCGTTGCCAAATACAGTTCATCTATATCTCATAGATTTTCATCAATTATAGATATAAAAGATTTATCATATAAAACGGATATGAGGTGTTTAATGGTTGATGCTGAAGATCATCTATATTTAACAAATGACTATATTGTTACACATAATACGTCAGCAAAGTATGGAAAGTATGCATTCTTTTCGGATCCGAAACAAACATGCTATCGTGTGGTCGAACTATTGTATGGTAAAATCAAGGACATTGAAGGGAAAACCTTAATATTTACACCATTGATTGAATCGTGCGATATGGTTGCAGAAAAATTGAAAAAGAAATTCCCTGATAAACGAATTGCTGTATATCATTCAAAATCAGATGCAGATGATAAGAAACATGCATTTGAGAAAGATGTCATTGTGACCACATTGAAATCTTGCGGTGTCGGTAAAGATATTAAAGACCTCCGTGCAGTAATATGCACAGAGCCATATGCATCAAAAAATATTGCAGCACAGGCAATTGGTCGATTACGCAATCGCCCAGATAAAAAGGATACATTATATTTCGATATTGTTGATATTGGTATCCCTGCAGAAAATTGGTGGCTGCGTGCACGCATGAGAGTAATTTCTACCCTTGCGAAGGAAGTCATTTATCTCAACATGGATGAATAAAAAATAAAGGAGGGTATCAACCCTCCTATTTTTTATTCAATATCAGCGTCTAAAATATCATCTGGATAATGATTCAATAAATATTGCCGATAGTACCCGGTTTCTGACGGCAACATTTCAACCAACGTAATTATCTTTTCATCAAGAAGATCCTCTATTTTCCACGGACATTCTTCTGGGATGAAGTCTTTATTATGTCGCAATGATGCATTCCTACGAATCGAATTATTATATCGGCGAACCCCATACGCATAACTGAGTTGCAAATCATTATTGATACCAATAATGATATTTGTTTCCTGTTTCTTTTGATTCCATCGAAGATTTTCGATGATTTTATCTCGCTGTTTAT